GGCTACCCATAACTGTATAACCATCATATCCTGGATAATCTCTGTGATGTAAACTTAAATCATTTGTATTTGCGGCTGTATCGTTGTTATGCACAATACACATCATTACATGCTCTTTGCCATTGTACATATGTGGTTCTTCTATTACTAAGAGTAACCACTTTTTTACCTTGTAAACATTACCTATTTCTACGGGCATGACGTTCCTCCAATTTACTTAGAATTAAAAATGTTATTAAGATCGCCAGCGTATAACCCACCATAATGGCGAACAATAAAAATTCGTCTTGAGGTATTGCATCATAGAAGCACATTCCTGTTATTGTAGGTATTGCTCCAAAAAATGCAATGCCTGCCGCGATATTCAATAGTGCAAAGAATATGTTATTCTTCATTATTAACTCCCATAACAAACCCTATAATTGCAGCAACTACGACTGCTGCACATATAAGTAAGTGTGATAGCATATTTAATTCTGTTTCGCCGGTATGCGCATTTGCTTGATAATACCATTCCGGAATAATTCTCATTGGCACTATAACGCCTATCATTGTTATAAGTAGTGCAATTCCTATTGCAACTATTAGCGAGCCGACTGCTTCTATTGATATCACGTAGTTCCCGTCTTCTTTTCTAACTAAATTCTTTAGCATTTTATCTCCGTATTATTGTTTTTAAAAGTAAAAAGGCAGCCAATATGACTGCCTTATCTATGAGAAAAATCTCTATCTTATTCGCCAATAACTACTTCGTTCAAGAAGCGAACGTTCTGCATCTTATCGGCGTAAACTCCGATATGAATGCACTCTTGTCCGTCTATTTTCCTGCGATCAATTCCGCAGAAATTCTTGTTTGCGCGAATAACTGATTCCAACTCAGTCTCCATGCAAGCGAAGTTGTAAACTCGACGATTTTCTTCCTTGTCGGTCCATAACACGTCGGCGATAACGGTATCACTCAACTTAACGAGTCTACCTTTTTCGCCGTGACGAGATCTGAACACCGTGAACTGCTTTTTTGTGTTTGCCATGACGGCCTCCTGTCATTTTGTTATAGTGAAAATTTATGATTATCATACAAGTGTTTGATGTAGTAATATTCGTCATCATCTATCTTATATGTCTCTTCTCTGTCTCCCAAATCAATGGTAACAGTATTTTTGTGCGGATTTACTATTACGTTAACTACTCTTTTATTGTTGCCAGTAAAGTAATCCATATCATATACGAGTCCTACCATTTCCTCGTATGTAGCACTAAACCTTAACGTTTTCATCGTGTCTCCTATATTAAGTTTAATCCTTTTAGTTCGGCGATTTCATTTATGTCGTTAGTCAAGTATATGTCTTCTGCAACTAAATTCCTGTAATCATAAAACATTCCATAGTCGTCGTCGTTAAACTTCCCGGTATTTGCACCGGCGACTACGGTTTCATCGTATGGTGCTCTGTAAGCTTTGAAGTGCAAGTTTATGACTTGCTGTATGTGCTCGTCGCTTACTCTGCAAACCGGTCTGGTCCAATCCACTTCGTCTTCGGTAATATTTCTGGCGATGTTACACATAATCATTGCAGGAATTCCCATGTAATCGTTTCCTTTTCCGAATACTAAATCGTTGTGTGTGGCTAATCCAACTTCAAATGACACCGGCAATACTAATGCTGCTGTGCCAAATTCATCTGTTTCGAAATTACATAATGCAAACACGTATGTCTGCGCAATTTCGTCGTTAGCATCTTTTAATTTTAAAATTTCTCCAGCAATTAATTCTCTTTTCATGGCTATTTCTCCCTTGTTTTGTTTATTTATTTTTATTGTTTATTACCACGGTATTGCTTTATCTCGTAGCGGAGATATCTGTTCGAGATATTCTGCTACTATTCTTTGTCTTGTTTCTTCGCCCGCCAATTCATGTTGACATTCATCAGGCATGCTTAACCATTTCTTTATATCATCTTCGGTTAGTGATAATAAATATCCGGTTAAGTCTATTGCTCTAAGAACGCAACTGGTTTCGCGGATGATCTGATGATCTTTCCCTATCTTGTATTTTTTGCCGCTAATAACAAAGTCGCCTACTCCGGCAAAATTTACTGTGCAGACTCTTATCAGATCATCATTGATGATTTTCTCTATTATTATAATAAAATCGTCGGCAGTATGCCATAGTTGACCTACTTTCTTTTGAGGTTTCGGCGATACTAAATTTTTAATAAATGGATGTAATTTCATTATTTCTCCTCTATTTTTTTAAGTGTTTGTTGAAGTTGCTTTACAAACTCAGCATACAGTACTTCTGCCGCCTCTTCTTCTGTGGCATAGTTTCCAAATCCGTATGTTTTGTCACCAATTGCGAAGTTGCATTCCCAACCCGCTTCGAGGTCGCCCTCATATTGGCTTTCGATATATTCAATTGTGCCTATACATATATCGCCGCTATATACGTCATGTGATATGTTTTCATTGTCATTTAGGTACGCTTTACTAAGTGTTAACTGTTTCATTTTATTTCTCCTTGTTATTATTAGTTTGAACGGTTTCCAGACGGATTTCACGTCCTCTGACCTTAGCACTAATAAATCTAAGCGGGAGCCGAAGTTATTTCGCTAACCTGGACTCCCATTAATATTTATGTACTTATACCTTGAAGAGTACCTCTTCTCGATATATTTGTTTGCATGCACGTTCAGCTGCTGACACGGACGAGTATTCGCCCTCACGTCCTTCAATGGTGTAATATTCTTCTATCTCGTCCCACATATCTTTACGAGTATGTCTATTTATTGCATACTCTTTAACTGTCGAAACAGTATTATTCTTTAGTGCAATCTCTTCTCTATCTTCGGAATAGCAACTACTCATAGATATGCGCTCTTCCGAGCAGCTGTAAACGCGTATAAATCCGCGTTTTAAGCTGTACTCTAAATAAAAATGGCCAATCCCAAATACCCATTCAGCCGGAATTGTTTCTTCGTCTTCCCACGGATCGAAGTTCTTTCCATCGATTCCTTGAGCTAAAATAGTTACAGAACCGTTTTTATTTTGGATCCACACGATGTCAGCCGTTTCGCATGTTCCTTCCATCTTGCTGATGATTCCAAAACTGCCGTTAACCGTTATTTCGAGTAGTTCTGCTCTTCTTTCGTTTAATTCGTGCAAACTTAAATTTTTCATAACTTTCTCCTATTGATTATTGTTAGAGCCTCTAGAGAGATTCGAACTCCCATACACCGCGTACGGTGATCTTTTCCAGTTAAATGATAGAGGCTGTTTTTATTAAAACAATGTTCCGTCCATAGAGCCTTCGTTTGCAAGGCGTTCTATGCGGAAATATTCTTCGTCTGTTAACGGATAAACCTCTTGTTCCCAGTAAGGGTAACCTATCGTAATTGTGTTGCTCTTTAACGATGCGATGCACTTGCACATATATTCTTGTGTGCTAAAAGGAATAGAACTGATTTCACTGCACAACCATGAATATGATGCGTCAAAGTGTATATCCTTCATAACTACCTCTTAAAATTTATGCATCATAAATGATTTCGGTTTCTTGCTTGCGAATATAAACATCTCGGTATTCGCGTCGTTCAAGGATGCAAATTCTTTGCGAAATTCGTTGGTGCTCATCAAATCCCACGTTCCTGCTTCGCGTACTTCTACGTGGTCTGTGATATTTGACTGCACTTCAAACATCCCCCATTTTTCAGAATTTTTCTCGCGCCCGATAATCTTAACTACCTTGTTTTTCTCGTGTGCAAGGTATACCACAGTATCGATAATGCTCATTTCACTGAGCTTTTCAGCTAATTTCTTAAACTTCATTTTTATGCCTCCGTTTGTTTTGTTTTCATTCTGTATCCTGGTAATATCTTGACATATTCATGTATGGAATCAATATCGGAGCAAAGCATCAGCTCCTGAACAAATTCCTCTGCTTTGTCTAACTCCTTAAACCACTGTGTCCCGTATTCGTGGAACACTATCCATCCTTCTTCTACATTTTTATTTTTGCGTGTTTTAGCCATGATATTACTCCTCTTTTAATTTTATGATTAGCTTGAGCGGATTTCAGCGTGGTTTCAACGCAATTCTCCCTAGCGCTAATACAAGTGTGGCTGCCTTAATAGGAGTCAGCAGCCACTAGTAACAATTAAATAAAGGGCGCAGTTTATAGTCATGCCCGGGACTTAAAGTTTAAAAATCTATAGTGTCATCCTCGTCGTCATCGAATTCGTTGCCGAATATATCGCTCTCGGTGACTTCCCCTGCCGGCATCTGTGTTGGTAATTCTTTGTATTCCCACCATTCAGAGCCGTCATATTCTGCTCTTTCCAACCACCAGCCTTCGCCGGCTACTACGATATCTAAGTAAACTTCTGTTTCGCCGTATCCGGCTTCGTACTCTCTGTCAGCCACTTTTGCAAATTCTTCCCAACTGCAAGAGAATTTTTGCGTATTAACGAATTTTACATCTGCTACGGTTTTACCGTTTGCAGCCAATCTTTGAATTGTCTCTTTTAATAAATTTTGTGTAGCCATTGTGTTTCTCCTTTTTAAATTTATGATTAGTTTGAGCGGTATTCTGCCGGCATTCTCGGCTATAAGACCCTAGCACTAATATAGAATCGCTGCAAGTCTACCACAGACACCGCCCCGGTTAGGGACGGTACGGGAGTCGAACTCGTTTGCAGCTTAAAACTGTTAACCGTGTCTCTTATACCAGTTTGCCAGCTCAATCATGGCATCTGGGCGAAGAGGCATGTCGCATGCAATCATTCCTCCGCGAACATATGAAGCATAGAAGTTTGCTGTTCTCTGACGAGGTTCATTTTCAGCCTCATATGTTATCGTTAAGCAATACGACCCGTAATCTTCCTTTAGGTCGCACTTGATTGGAATATTGTGCATATCGAAGCGATACTCTGCTTCGTCTCTAAGAATTTGAAATAACTTTTTCTCGGCTTCAGACAAATCTTTGTGCGGCATATCACGCCTCCTATTTAATATATTGTTTTCTTATTTCATTAATAACTTTTTCCATATCGGCACTATCAAATTCAACTCCACGAGGTGTGCCGGCAATATTTCTGTGTCCACCAGCAGCTGGTCCGAATACAGCCTTCATTATTTCCGCAGCGTTCAATCCTTCTATGTCTTCAGCAAATGACAAGGTAATTGATTTATGACGTGTATTATATGCCACTACAATTAATCCGCTTCCATATAAATGGTTCACGAACTGATCCGAGTGACGCATGGTGAAGCCTATCTCGCCGATATTATCTTCAACACAGAGACTATCTGTGTCTAATTTTGCTTCGGCTGCGGCTAATTCTCTTCCGGCTTTAATCATTTCCTCGTCTCCGGCTAAGATTTTAGCCAATGCTTCTAACGAGGCTATTATCTCGTCGGTAACGTCGTGAATCATCGAGTTGTCTCTGCGTGGACCACGGTTGGCTTGCGACCATGCCCACCAAGCGTACATGCGGGCTACGTTTTTTGGATTTGCATCGGAACTCTGCATCATACGGTGCGGACCATTTATATCCACATAGGCCGCTAATTCCCAAAAGAATTCGTAATACACGGTCGAATGTCCGAGAATGCGGGCGATACCACCAAGTGTGTCAAGATCGATGTGAGAAACAAGAACAGTAGCTTCCGGCATAACCGGTATATTTTTGTCCGAGCAAGGTGCTGGGTTCGCAGAGCGAGACCCGTGATGAGCTGCGGTATATAGCGAACCTTCTACACAATAGTCGCCGTATTCGGCTTCTACTGTGATGTCTGCGTTAATATTTTTTGCAAGGTCCAAAGTTGGTGCTAATAGTACTTTCATAACTTACTCCTTTTAAAAATCGTTGAATGACTTGAGCGGTTTCCAGACGGATTTCACGTCCTATGACCCTAGCATCATTAAAAATACCAGAGGTATACTATATCGCGGTATACCAGCGCGCAAACTTTATTTTTGAACTAACCAACGAGGCCACTCCTCCTCGTCAGTAGTTTCGGCTTAAAACATGAACCTCACTTACGTGAACGCTCTCGGCTTAATCACCTATTTATACTCGCCGAGACGAGTGGGAGCCGAAGTTATTTCGTTAACCTTAGCTCCCTTTTTGGCTTCTTTTTTTATATCGACGGCAGCCAATACCGTCTTTCCGTTTCTTACCACGGCAACTAATTGCCCGCCGTGATAATAACGGTTTTCCAAATCTTCAACTTTTTGTTTCATCTTTCCTCCGTTGATTTGAGCACATTTCGGCCGGGATTCTCGGCTATACTGTCTAGCATCAACGTACAGCAAAAGGATAAACCACCTCCAAAGTAGGAGTACCGATTTAACGGCAGAGGAGGTGGTTGTCCTCAAAAATGTTTATTTATGCATCTGCCTCCTGTCCATAACAGAAGTAGTTCTTCCAGTCAAGTTTGGAAAAATCAATTTTTTTCTCCGACTTTTCATAGTAGTAACGAAAATCGCGGCCTTGACCGCTATTTTTGTGTAGTAACATGCTGCCGTCAGGCAATATGAAATCAGAATGTGAAAAATCATCTCTTCTTACAAGCGTCCCATTCGGGACTTCAATTGTTGCCATTCCTTTGCACGTTGTAATACTGTACATCTTTTGCGGTAGCGTTTTTTGTAATTCCCAGGTTGCTTTTACTTTTTCTCCTTGGAAGTTTTTTATTTCATAAGCCACCATATGAGTTAATTGTATCTCTCCGTAACCGCGCACACTTATTGCGTACGGGTCATAGTGTCCGTAGGCACCGGACAATTCAATGTTCCAGTGATTTGCGCTTATGATTTCATTGAATCTGCGGCCGCTAAACGTACCGAGACTTATGTCCCAGCACGCCATTTCAATTAAAAAATCATTTATGTTTTCGGGGGTTTGTTCTTTGTAAATGAAAAAATGCGCATTCGTATTTCGCTCAGCACATTTATTGCGCCATATACGATATGCTTCTGCGATTGGCGTTTGTGTTTCTACAAACTCAGCCTCGGCGTCCTTATTCAAGATGTAGTTGTTTGTGTAGGTCGTAAAATAATATAAATTTCTTTCGATTTTTTGACCTTTAATCATTCCGTCATTGGCCCCTCCGCCCATTACGATTACTTCGCCTTCGGCTAATATTTTTTTCGGCGTTTTGCCGAAAACATACTGTTTTGCGTTCGCTGGTATTATTAGGTTCATAGCATTACTCCTTGTTGTTAATGATTAAATAAATAGCACCCATACAGGATAACGAATCCTACAACAGCTAAACTGTTATATGGGTGTATAACTCAATAATACTTTTTGAAAAATTGTGCGACACCATATATTTCGGTTGGATAAAACGGCAAAGGAGGTAATTCAATCTTACCGTCGCCATGCATTTTTATTGCTATTTCAATTTCTCTAGCAACAACATTGTTGTCGCTATCTAGCTCACTCCACCACACCATCATGGTGAATATATCGCAACCATCTTCTTCGGATGTCATGTCGAGAGTAGTCATGATATTGAAGCAATCCATTGATAATTGCGACTTTACCATGCGAACCATTATTTCAGCGATTTCTCGTTTTGCTTCCTTGTTTGTGATTGGCATTACTGCCTCCTTATGATTTAGTTATTAAAAAGTGCAAGTACGAGGCAACGAACCTCACAAGGACTTAATCCTTGTACTGCAATAAACCTCTATAGTGTGTCTAGGGCAAAATAATATGCCGCAGACATCTGTCCCTCGCAAGTACTAAGCAGTAGAGGCAACTGCCTAATACCTCACCTTTCCCCGCGTAGCGGCTTGCCAAGGAGGCGTAGCCGACGCGGAGCGAGGTACGAGCGGAGTGCGTAGCTGCGGAGCTGCACATTCTCCACTCAACTCTTCGCTCCTCACGTTTCCCCGCGTAGCGGCAGCTGAGCGAGGTACGAGCGAAGCGCGGAGCCCAAAATGGCGTAGCCACCCCGTAGGGGCGACTGGAAGGAGTTTTGGGCGGAGCAACTGTGAAAGGTTCTCTATTACATACTTCCTTTAATATTATAAAATAATCTTTACGGCAAGTAAAGGAAGCAATAAAACTTGCCGCAAGATTTCGTGACCCAGTTGTGTGTCTTAGGCTGCGGCTGGAGTTATACTGCCTGCTCCTTTGCCATTTCATCTACAACTGCATTCCACCCCGAATGAGCCGTTGTTTTCTTGAATGATACATTTGTTTGTTTCTGCATCCATCCCGCATATTTGCGAGTATATTCATTTTTTGCTTTCCAAGTGCCTTCCGCCCAGTTTTTAATACCTTCGTAATCATAGTGGATTACAACGGCATCGTAACCACTTTTTTTTGACCATGCTACCGCTTCCATGGCGGCTTTCAATTCGCCTCCCACTTGCCGCATGGAAATTAATTCAGAGTTCTCTATACAGCCGGACTTTGCTTCAATAATGTTACCAGAGCCTGCATCTACTGCCGCAAATGCCCAACCTATCTTTTGTCGGTCACGATACGATCCGTCTACGAAGACATGGATAGATCTAATAGGTCTCGATTGCGGTAGGGATATGTGCTCTTCTTCGGAATCAGGTTTTCTTTGTCCATAAAAAATGTTTCCGTCGGCAACAGCTTTTTCGCCGGATGCTGATAATGAAGTTACTTTTCTGGCACTTGTTCCATGCCAGTTTTTCATGGCATCCAAAGCGTCCTGCCATCGTCCTTCGATTACGGCGACGACTTTCATATTGTTATTGTAAAATATTTCATATGTAGGCATAATTGCCTCCTTAGTTATTAATGGATTGATTATTGTTTAAAAATAGATCCCAGTACCAACCAGCGTTGGCAAGAATAAGAAGTGTCACTTGACTTACTGGGATGGTTGATTTTTTATCCTCTAATACTTATATTAATATCAGAAGATTTAAATCTTATATGCAATTTTGGTAGTGTTAGTACCATCCTTACATTATATGATTTGTCTCTTAAAATCAACTTAAACGAGACAACTATCTTCGGCGTTACCCGGTTCATAAGGACTCCGTGAAGAATTATGAAAAGGCCGTCATCCTAACCCCTTGACGGCTTAAGGGTGTAGCTAAAGCCCATTTACACGGATTTGGGCGTTTGAGTATTTTGTTGAGGTTTATATGAAGAAAATTTTTATTGCTGTTGGCGCTGTTGCTCTTGGAATTGCAGGAATTGCAACAGGAGGCATTGGGATTGCAATCGCCGGTACAGCAATTGGAGTGTCGTCTGCAACGCTTGGTGTTACTGGAGCTGTTGTTGGTGGATTAACTGGCAACGCTATACATGATGCCGTTAAAAATCATTTAAAAAAGCCTTAAACTCTTTCCATCCAACATGATGATGGATGAAAAGAACAAAGCCGATTACACCATGAAACAAGCCCCATAATGGGCTTGTTTCGATTTGACCTACGGCTAAAATGAATAGTATTACGATTATGATATTAATAGTTTTCATTATTCAACCTCAATATCAAGACCTGAAATAACGGTCTTACCGTCTTTGCCAGTTAAAGTTGACACTTTGGTAATAGAGTATTTATTGCCAGAAATCAAACCTACTGATTTTCCAGCATTAACACTAAAAATGTCTCCTCCAACAACTCTTAGTTGAGTTTGGCTAATATATATTATTTCGTCACCAACATTAACAATAGGCTCATCGTTGACAATACAAGGATTGTCCTTAGATCTGAATATGCGAACTGTGTTTTCTCTTTTCTCAAACTCTAACTTATCGCCTGAACGTGTTTCAACGTATACGTTATTGATTTTGTTATTTGCAAATACGTCTACGACAACTTTGTCGATATCTTGTAGCACGTCGTGCCCTGCAAATACCATCGGGAAAAATATACTTTTTAATCTAACATCATCTACCATCAATGCTATGACTAATAGGTAAAACGCACCATACCCTATCTGCGACAATATATCTCTACCTGCGTAGTAGATCATTGCCTTTTTATATTCAATGTCTCCACCTACACCGTATATGAAATCTATTACTTGATTTTTTAATTTCATTATATCATCAGTGAACTTTCCACCAAGATCAACAAACAATCTTGCGGCTTTCATTCTAAAGGCATTGGCGGTTTGCGTTTCTATCTGCCCTAATTTTATTGATTTAGCTATTTTCACTAAATCTGCAATTTCGGGGGTCATCTTTTTAGTATTACATGTTTTCCATCCGTCATCTTTTGCTTTGCGTACCGCTATGTCTTCATGTTTTACGAATTTCCCACTATTTAAGAGTTGTGGGGCCGTCGATTTAATGAAAGATGTCAACGCTTTAAACGTTAAAGACGTATCGGTTGCATGCTTTTTGCTCTCGATATCCGCCTGTTCGCATTTATTTAGCCACGCTATCTGCTCAACTGATAAATCGATAGCTTTCGATAGTGTTTCAATTCTAACATCTATCTTCCCAACGGATGATCCGTAATGGGTGAATGCTTCAATTGCTTTTTCGTTTGAATACTTGCTTTTTAACATTTCTGTATATATAGTTTCGACACCTTTCAAAATAGCACTATATATCGCACTATCTTGTTCTGGGAATAACGGTAAATCTTTAACTGTAAATGCAATTATTTTATCGCCATCATAATCTCTTAATGCGACCAAATTCGCTTGATGAGACATTGATATTGTGTTCCCATTTAAGAATCCAACCACTTTTTTTGAGAACACAAAAGACGATTTATTCTGAGATAATAACGCTGGATAAACTGTAAGATTAATTCGATCACCTATTTTGATTCCTTTCTTTTTAGCGACATTTCTACTAATAAGAACTTCGTCAAATGCCAACCCGTTACTGGCTACGTTGTATAGATACATTCCATCTATTTTTGGACCTTTTGATAGCAATTCCTTGATTCTGTCGTTCAGTTCTTCTGTTGCTGATTTTTTATAATCCATCTTCTCGAATTGAATTGGTTTTATAGACTTCATCATTTTATAAATACCAAAATCAGGAAGGAACGATGTTGGATTATTTTTAGCTTCATTTTTTAATGCTTCAGCAGCTCGTTTTAATATGGCATGCAATTTTGATTTTACAGATTCTGGAGCTCTATTAATGAGCTGATACGATAACCTAGCGCTCCTTTCTCCGAGTTCGGCGTCTGTGCCAACAATACAAAAATTATCAATTGTAACCAACTGATCTTCTTTTATTTGTTTGCCAAACGTTTTGTTGTATTCGTTGACGTCGATGATGGCAGTTTCGTCTCCGAGCTTTTCTTCTAACTTTTTCGTAACTGGCGTTGATAACGTACCTTTTATGGCATATTCTCCGTTTTTGTAAGTTCTTGATTGATAAACAATTCCGCCTATTGAATTGCGTTCATTAAATTCATCTGCTATGCCATTTGCAATTATCGCGAAATGGCCATCAAACGTTTCGTCGAATGTTTTTGCCTTAAAAGTAATAGGCATTTTATCGCAAAAGATTCCTCCAGATAATTTTATCTTAGCGAGTTTCTGTGCTGCCGCAACTGTTACTGGAAGTTTAGTTTTTGTAAACAACAAGAGTCCATTATCTGGATTGCCGCCCAAGAAATTCCAGCTATCTCCAATATGACTCTGAACCTGCATTATAATCGTTTGATAATACACGCCCTCCTGTATTGCAACGTGCTCAACTTCTTTTTGATCATCACTGCTTAAATCCTCTAGTTGCCTGATTTTATTTAAAACCTCTTCGACGTTATCGCCGTCCTTAATCAATAAAACCAATTTGTCTTTACTTGTTATGTAAGAATCTCGTCTATACAGACTAAACGTGTTCAATAACTTTACTTTTCCATTAGACTCAATAAATATGTCTACTGGTATGTTTCGCATGTTGAAATCCATTAACGAGATAGCAATCCCTCTTGCTTTTCCGTCTTCATGATTTGTTATTGCGTTGATCAATTCTGCTACCCTGGTTTGTTGACCATCGTATTGTACTTCCCTCATTCCGTTTAATGCCGACAATACGTAAATTTTTCTTGATTTTCTATCAAGATTTTCAATTATTAACTCTCTGTCTCCAACTTGAATCCAGAGTTCTTTTTTGTTTATACCTATTTTGTCTTGCGAAAAAAGGGTGTTGACAAAATTGTTTACTTTGCTTATATTGCTATTGGTCTTTGACATAATTTTCTACTCCATTAAGATTATTATGTTTTTAGTTTTGCCCCATCAGAGTACGGCTAATACTCTCTGGGGTTTTTATTTAATTATTACTACTTGCATTATGTGGGGCGCAAGCCCCGCTATGCACTCTTTGTCTTTGTTAGCGTTGAAGAGTAGCATGTTAATATAAAACGCTGAATTCCCTCATAGAATAAACCATAGTCGCCGGAATCCTGGTATTCCTATGGTTGTAGTATGTAATTATAAAACAGATATTTTCGCGCGGCATTACCATCTAGCCATCTGGGCCAAGTTATCTGCGACACTACTAATATTACCTCTACTTAGACCATTGCTGGTATGCGCCTAGGATTTCGCACGCATTTATCTTGTAGTTTACCTAACTAATCTACCTAGCCTAACGCTAACGCACTATGCCTAAAGACTATTTATACTCGCATAGTCGAGTTTAAAAATAAAAACACGGGTTATACAGCCCACGTGTTATTCTGTAGTGAAGATTACATGAGGATTCCTTTCCTCATGCCTTCCTCAACCGAAGAAGGCAATGAGGTAGGAGTCTGATGACTCCAGGCAATTATAATTATTGGGGTAGCAAACCATGCCGCCACGTACATAAAGGGCACAACTGTATCTTCTGCCTTTCTCCAATCATGACGGAAAACTAGGTGTGCTATTGCCACACCCATGAATCCTATTGATGACATACTCCCGCCAACAAATATCATGGGAGTGTGCAGCGATATTGCCGCGTACAATGACCCTACGAAAAACATCGCTGATGCAAACACAAAAAATAAGAAATACCACAATTTGAGTCGCTCTATTAGCCAAATCAGTCCCCATAATGGTAGTACGGGGAACATAAGGACTAAAAATGCTGCCTCAAAGCCCTTCCAAAGGGCCGCTCCGAGCCCTATCAAGATCCATACAGATGCTATGCGAGCAAAATGTTGTTGTATGTATGTGGTGGCTGTTTCGGGCGTAGGCAGTAATAATCCTACAATGGCAACTGCGAATAATATTGCGCCTAATATTAAATTTGTTACGGTTTCGATTCTTGATGCTTTCATTTTGTTTCTCCTGCCCCACTTAAGGGGCTATTTGTTTGATTGTTATTTATTTATTTGTACTACTATAGAGACGCACTGTAGATCGAACTACTAGTACTCGACATCAGTACTGTGCATCTTCCCCCATTCTGGCTTTCTTTCCTTATGGCAGCCATATTGCCACTAGTACTAACGGCATATTCACATTAGCACCAACGCTTCACCTTTATTCAAGGCTCTGACCCTGCGTAGGGGATCACTCTCCTTACACATGCAAGGTATTATATATGTATTTCCTACTATCTAACAGCTATAGTACTCCATACTTAAATAACAGTACATCTTACAATGCATGTGCTATCAAGAGCTTCTTAATATTAAATAACTAAATATCCACTATTATATAGTCTATGTAAGCACCATATAAAGCATAGCTTCTATTTAAGTTCTCTAATACTAAGAGACCACTAATGAGGTAACAGTGACGATGCTCTGTCTTTCAAATCATTGTGGTAGGTATATTCTTAAGGGGAGGGGGGCTCGCAGCAACTTTCGTTACATTAAGACCACCCCAAAAGAGATACCTAGTCCAATGTGTCTGACGAGGCTAATGAAAAGTCTTAAGTCCAATGTGTCTGACGAGGCTAATGAAAAGTCTTAAGTCCAATGTGTCTGACGAGGCTAAATATTATTCCACCCCCCAAGTATCCCCCCATGCTATCCCCCAAGCTGCTTATCCTTATCCCCCTTACTCCCCCTCTATTTGGAGGGGTAGGGGGCTTCCTTTTATGCAAAAGAAAGAACCCTATTGACCCCTAGGGGGCTCGAACTATTTTTCCCTTTTCCCCCTCTCCACCTTAATTCCAATTTTTTAAAAAATAAAAATTTCCCCCCGCGCAAAGTATTCGGACATAAAGTCCCATTATATCGCGCCGAATTGCCTTTTTCAAACTCGTTGAAAAGTATTTTACTCACTTAACAACTACGCAAAAAGTATTTGTCAACTTTATTTGAGTATTTGTCAAATAAAATTGCCTGACTTTTATTATTTATTCTTCTATATTTTATAATAAATATTTTTTATTACTGTTCTTTATATGGTGATTTATTTAACTGTTTACGGTAATTTCAATGCATTAATTTTTCTCTTGATTTCCGTTTACAATTCGGGGTTTCCGTTAACAACTTTTTATTTGATATTTTATCGTTTAAAATGTATTTTAAGAGCCCTTTTTATATATTTTTTTAACTAACTAATTGTATTTATTGTTTTGGAGGTATTAATAATGTTCCACGAGGTGCTTAGCAACATTATGATTAAGAGGAACCTATCACAAAAACAGATTGCGGCATTGAGTGGTTTGACGGAGAGTTCTATTTCTAGGTTTTTATCAGGGGAGAGGTTACCGGGGTATCAAGCTATTATGAATATAGCTGATGGGCTTAATATAAGCCCTGGGTTGTTATTTAATTCCAGAATGGAGGCGCGCGGTTTTAATGAAAATATAAAACATGCCGCCGTTTTTAAGTATGGAATAATTGTCCCCGATGAATTCTCTGAACATTCGGGTTATTTGTCTTTTAGCTTTTATATAAGCGAAAATATTATCGATGGAGATGTTAAGGCGCTGTATATTGATGAAGATATAAACCATAGGTTTATATTTGTTAAAACTGGAAGTGTTGGATTAAAGATGGACAATGAGAAATTCAAGGATATTCATGCCGGAAATATGGTCGAAATATCAGGGGCAGAAAAAAGTGTTTTTATTCACGCTGGTACTACTTTCACTTATAATTTATTTTGCAGCAAATCAGATAAACTTACCCGTTTTAAAAATAGGTTTTTCGGGCAACTTCTTAAATAAAATATCATTCTGATATCCTATTATTTTACAGATTGGGCATCTTCTTAGGTGCTCAATTAGTTTTAAACCTACATCCTCGCTATCCAAAAATTCCTTTCCGCACGGCATAATTATATATACCTTCTCCTTATCATCAGACATGTTTTGACCCCTTTTATATTGATTGAACTAATCGCCACCCAAAAATTAAGGTTGTTAAAATAAACAAATAATTATCGATATGCAACCTAAGACAGAAGTTATACTAAAATTATTCTCCGAAATGAGGGGAACAATGTTTGAAGCTATGTGGGGATTATACATGAGAAACCTTAAAGAAGGGAAACGCCCGGAAGATTGTCCTTATGTTCTTATTGCGGAGAGAAATTTTTATAACTCTGACGAGTTTGAGAAGTTTAAAAATATTATAAAGGAGATTAGTAGTGAATTCGGATTATGATGTTTTTGATGATTTGATAAATCAGTCACTTGAAAAGCATGGATTGAAGCCAGGCGAAGAGGATAAATTAAAAGATAATTTGCCAAAAGTTGCTATGACCGACGAAAATGTTAAGTTAGTTAAACTTAATGGTTTAGCTTTAACAAATACCGGCGTACTAACAAAAACCTCATTCTTTGAGAACTTAAATGCCAATATGGATCAGTACAACCATATAACATTGACTCCTGAACAGGCTGATAGTTTGGCTATGGCTTATAGAAGAATGTCGACCGGCGTTACCGCCGCAACTCCTATTATATGTACTGCTGATAGATGTCCTTTTAAGAAAGATTGCTGGTTTTATGATAACGGGAAAGCCCCTATGGGCTTGCAATGTGCTATTGAGGTGAAGTTACTCAATGATCATATTATTAAGCTTATTGAAGAGTATAATGTTGATATGAATAATCATTCTGAACTTATGTTTATTCAGGAGCTTGCTGAAACTTATATTTTGGAAACAAGAGTAACAAAGGTATTGGCACGCCCCGAAAATGCTGAAATGTACGGTATTAGTTTTAAGTTTTCGCCTGACGGCGAAGCTGTTGAAGAACAGGTTATTCACTGGGCATTTGAACTCAAAGAAAGAATTAAGAATAGAAGACTTAAGATTATGGATGCCCTTATGGGTACTAGAAAATCTAAAGCTACTATTGTTAAAGATATCGTTACGCAAGCACCTACATATTATAATTTCGTTGAAAAGATTAAAAAAGAAGTAGAAATAGAACCACAATATAAGGTAGAATAATGAGTAGAGTTGAAGAATTAGAAGCTGAATTAGCCTTAGTGTCTGAATTACTTGAGAAGTACGAAGAACTTAAAAGAGTAAAACAGGAAATCGTCGCGAAAGAAGTTTTGATGCCTTTTCAGGAAGAAAGACATCCTTTAGAAGATATTCATCAATTATATATTCCGGATGAAAATGGTTTATCGGTTAATGACTATACACCATTTACTTCAAGTGCTTTGTTTCATTATTATCCATATTCTCCAAATGAAGTACCGTGTATATATACTAATACATTTTTACCCCCTATTAAATATGAGAAGAAAAAATGATAGGCAAGAATTCAATACCTAAAGAATTATTTCTTGATACTCCCGGCAGATATGATGAAGTTAGATTTCGTTATCATTTAATTGGAGTTTTAACAGTTTATTCTTTTAAGGATATACATTCCGGGCACGATAAATTATTTAAATCCTTTTTTGTCGGGCAAGACCATCAATCTATTGCCATAGAAATATTAAAGTATATAATTGACACCCTACCTGAAAATATAAATATCTTAAAAGACACAGAGCTAATTAAGCGCAAATTAATTCTAGCATTATACGAATCCGGATTCTTCGGATAATCACACCCCAAAGGAGGATTTGATTGGTAGGCATTCTTGAAATTCAGAGACTGTTAAACAAACAGTTATCTCCAAAATCACCTACACCCCAACCTATTGTATTTGACGTTGAAACCGGTGGTATATACGAAGGGCAAAATATCTATTCGTATTCCATGCGTAGTTTACGCGAACCTATTCGTGGAATACCTGATACTGCTATTAAATCTGTATATTTTGATTATAGAGATCCCGTTAAGAGAGAAAATTGGTCTTATTTCAGTAATAAGGCGTGGGATCAACTCCTTCTAGATAAACCCAACATAAGTTTTTCCACCGACAGCATTCAGACTACACTTAAAAGAGATATCGTATCTCATCTTAATCAGGGCGGTGTTCTTGTAGGACACAACCTTAGATTCGACTTAGCAGCCATTTCGCAAGAAATGGATCCCGCAGATCTTGCTTCGCTTAAAAAGACTTTTGGATTAAACGACACTGATTTATTTTCCAGAGTATCTAAAACAATTGAAGCCGAAAATATAATAAAGAACATTAGCGCCTTAGATAAGCAAGGTAAGAGATATAACTCTTACGGGAAAGCTTATACTAGGTATATTGAAGAGATTGCATCTAGAATGAAAGCCGGTCAGGCTACCATTATAGATACTCAGTTTATGCTACAAATGGCTTTCGGTGTTGCGGGCGAAGAAAAACTTATTGATTTCGGTAAAGGTGGTATAGATACTTTTAATGCTACCAAGTTAAGTTATTTTAATAAATTACTTACCGGAGAGTTTGGTAAACACGATGAGTCTGACGTTAGTGCGAATAAGGTTCTTTTTGATTACTTGACTGAATTTTGGCACAAATATGAATCTAAAACTCTTAAAGGTTCTCAAGAATTAGATATACTTTATAATGCTCAAAAGCTTCAAAGATATAATGCCGCGAATTCTTATCATAAATCAATTCAAGAATTAGTATTAAGTGGTTTTGAGCTGGATCAACAGACCGGCGAATATGTTTTTACTAATAAATTTATACGCGGTACCAAAAAAGTTCCGGGCGCAGGTACTGTTCCAAAAGGTGTCCCTGATTATGTTGACGGACTAAAGGAGACATTAGAACAGCATGGTAGTTTTAGACCAGACAGTATTGGTTCTAAGAAATATGGTTATACCCTATCAAAAGCACAAACTGACGCAACTAATTTATTAGATAAAATAAAATTAGAAATAGAGACTGCCGCTCAAAAAGGTACTGGCGAAAGTGCTAATGTTTATAAAAAATGGATGCAGTCTTTACTCGATGATTTTACCGATGAAAAAGTATTTAATGCAGCATCCAAGGAATTCAAAGATGTAAAGTATAATCCTTCCGCGCGTTATGAATTGAGCCATGCTTTTAATACTCCGGGCGGAAAAATGTTGCTTGGTCTTGCCGGCGTGGCAATGTTATCTACCGCCTACATAGCCTTAAGCGGCGGGCATGAATCCCCTCCCGAAATAAAACAATCAAGAATATCATCCAAAGATGACGACTACAACACCATAGAAGGATTACATCCTGGGTCCGGCGATAAATCCATGAACAGAATGATGCTTCAAGCTATAACGGATTTTGGTTCTGGTTGGGTTGGCGGATTGAGTAAGGCGTTTAAGAATATCGAACAAATAAAAGCCATAAATAGCCAGAATGACGAATTCATACAGTTACTCAATAAAAGCTTTGCTTCCGAATCTAAGCAAATTCATCATGGCGTCCATGAATTGTCGATAGAAGGCGTTAAGGTAAACATGTCCAATATCGCTCTTGGAAGAACAGATGAAGCAACAAAAGTCTTTGGTTCTGGTTGGCATGGTGACGGGCGCGAAGATTTTAGTCCATACAGAGGACAAAACGCCGATCTAAATCCTGCTTATAACAAATATAAAGATGAATATAAGTTTAACCTCTTTAGAGCTTCAAGAGTAGGTTTAAGTGAAGCTGAAATGTATCAAGAGATGACCGAAGAAAAAGGTCAGGGATCAGAATTTTCCGCCGCGTCAGCTTCTGCGGGTACCGCTTTGCACGGATATTTACAATCCTTAGCTGCGTCCAAAGGACTTGCTTACGGTCAAGAAGAGCTTGTCGTTAATAGAGAGCATGGTGTTACCGGGCACATAGATATTATAACCCAAGTGGGTATAGGCGATATCAAAACCGTTAACACAGGTATATTCAATACTATTAAAAAGACCGGCAAGCCCAAACCTATGCACTATGATCAGGTGCAATTCTACTTAGGTACTACAGGTACAAAGCAAGGTTATATTCAATATGTAAACCGTGACAACATACAGCAACAAAAGTTTTATACTTTTGATTTTGATCCTTACCATTACGAAAAGTTAATGGAAAAGGTTGAAAAGACAAGAAGCAGTGTAAAAGAAGCTCTTATGACGGGAGAGCTTATGTTGTGGAAAATGCCTAAAGCTGCGTCAATTGAATCTCTTGAAAACTATCAAAGAACAGATCACGATTCATTGGAAGAAGCAGCCAATAAAGTAGATTTTTATCGCGGGAAATTCCGTCAGGAAATGAAGTACTTACGTACAGTTTCCAGAGGTATGCCTAATGATCAACAGGCTAAAAACAGAATAAAAGAAGCTAATGATGAACGTAGAAAACAAAAAATAGAAAGTGCAATGGTTACTACACAGGGTATAATGCTTCAGGCGTTTAACAATAGAACCAGACACTATATAATGTAAAAAGACTTGATACTACAAATGTTTAAGCTAATGTTTGTAGTTGTTAAATAAATAATAAAAATTAAGAAATTTGAGGTTTATACATAATGGCAATTGAAGGAGCTATATTCAAACAGGGAGCTATCTGGAATCCTGTCGTAAGACGAGGAATCATGGGAGCGGTTGCAGGCGGTGCTATTGGTGCTGCTTATGGCTCAATAAGCGATAGCCCAAATGCAACAGGAACAGGAGCTATGCTCGGCGGTATTCTTGGTGGTTTGTCAGGTGTTGGGAAATTATCAAGAATGCAAGGCGCAGCAGAGCTTATCGGAGAAAAAGGGAATAGAATGTCTACCCTTACTAATCTTGCGAAAGAAAAAAGTGCCGGCGCAGCAAGATGGTTTGAAAAATCAGGCTTGGGCGCAAAAACAGATGATGTTGGTAATTTTACAGAAGGATTAGCGAAACAATTTTTTGGCAAACAAGAATGGTTTAATAATAATGCTTGGGCGCCAAGAGCCGCATTCGGCGTAGGTAAAGGAGCCGTTATAGGTGCAGGAGTAGGTGCTGCTTATGGTTTGGTTTCTGATAATGACTCTATGTTTGGAGGAATGGTTAAAGGAGCTATGCTCGGTGGTGTTATGGGCGGTATTCGTTATGGTGCTTCCGAAAAAGCTTATAATTTAAGGCAAGGAATTAAAAGTGGCGGCGGAGCTGGAGCGGTTGCTAGCAATACGCCAGTTAAGCAGGTTGGTAGAACCTATCGTCCTACCAAGATTAATTCTTCGCAAAAATTAGATGCTAAGCACGACGGTTTTATTCATGGATTAACTGCAAGACACGGAAAAGGTGTTGCGTCTAATACTGGAAAGGATGGTTTTTGGCGAAGATTTGTAAATAGAATTACAGGGAAAGGTCCCAAAAAAACTATTATGGAATCAAATAAGCCGTATAATGGTATTCATGGGATGAAGGCCGGAAGGCAAGAGAACGCAGTAAAATATGGTTTAGCCTCCGATCTATATAGACCAACAGGGAAAAGAACCCAGCAAACAGCAAATAAACTCAACAATAAAAAATCAGGTGTAATTGCGCAAAAAAACGCAGAAAACACTCAAAAGCAAATAGAAAATGCAAAAAAATATAAAAAGCAAGCGGTAAAAAATGAAAATAGAAGTAAAAAACGAGCTTGGAAACAATCGTTAAATCCCGATTTAGATAAAGGCTCTAAAAATAATTTTGACCTCATATATGGTAATGATACATATGCGGATGTATTTACTGGTCCTGAATTCAATAAATATATTTCAAATACATATGGAACTGAAATTCACAGTGATTTCGTTAATAGCAATTACGTACCATCATTTAAACCTGGAGCTAAGCGCGAAACAATTTTAAAAGAGCTCAAAAGATCATATGATAGATTTTATGAAGACACTCATACAAGGCGCACCTTGTCCCCGTCTAGACTTCCTGGTTACAAACCATTAAAACCAAATGGCGGCACCTATAACGGAAAGATAATTCCAGGGTCTCCTTCTGCATCTAATCATGTTCCTGGTTTGCCAAGTAATAGATTGCTACCAATAGCATAAAAAAGGAAACAATTAAATGGCAATAAACATAGCTTCACAGTCGGGCGTATCGAGTTTTAGAGCATATAGCAATATAACCAAGGGCATACAAAGTATGCTCCATGGAAACAATTTCTTCTCCAAGGCCATTAGGCCTTGGGCTGAAAACTTCGGTATGTACTCCCCTATTAGAATTGGTTCTCAAGGTAGACTTGGTTTTAGAGCCGGTGGAACAAGAGGACGATGGTATGGCCGCGTAGAAAAAAACTTTGGTACTGATTTTGCCAACGAGATGCTTGAATCGTCAAAACTTTTCAAAGGAAGTGGTGGCAAATTTAAACTTATGTCTGAAGTCGCAAGTGGTGTTACGGCAGAAGGTAGAACTGCTGCCGCAAAACAACTTTTTAAAACCACTAAACAAGGGCAAGCTCTTTACGAAGGGATAACCGCAGCAGGAAACAATAAGGCTGCTCGACAATCAGCCATAGAAGCTTATCAGAATGCCAAGCGCGGCTATGTTAAACAAATGGTAGGGAATAAAAAAATAGGTTTTACCAAAGTAGCTAAAACTCCTTTTGCTCTTAAAGGTCCGGTAGGGATGGCATTTGCCACTCTTGGTATGACTATGGAACTTGAAAGCGAAGGATTAAAAGGATTACTTACAGGTCCGGCCAGAGAACTAGGCGGCACCATAGGTGCCAGTATTGGTATGAATATAGGTGGTATGTTTGGACCCATAGGAAGTATGATAGGGGGTATTGCCGGCGGTATGCTTGGTTATCAGGCAATAGATATATTTACTTCTATGTCTGAAAAAGGAAGACAGTGGTCAACACCTGATATGGGGGGAAGATTCAGAGATTCAATCGGCGCGCAAACTATGCGTCAGCGCTCGTTAAATGCAATTCGTACAAGTCAATTCAATATCCGCAGTGAAATGGGTAACGAAGCCCTTCGTATAGCCACAGGCGGATTCTAACATAAAACTCACCGTTCTTTCACATTTCAGGATTCTTTATGAAACAATTTGTGTACATCCTAGACACAAACGTATTACTGCATGATACAAATGCCATATTTTCGTTTGGACAGCATGACATCGTCATCCCTATAACAGTATTAGAAGAGTTAGACAAACTCAAAAAAGGAAAAGATGGAGTAAGTGCAAAAGCAAGAGGTATGATTAGAACTATTGATCATCTAACTGAAGAAAATCAAAATTCATATCTTTTGGGCGAAAATAAAGGTAAGTTAATAATTGCCATAACAGAGGAGTTTTTAGAACAAGATAGAAATATGCTTAACGATAACGCAATAATAGATTGCGCTCGTTATTTTACCGAAACAGATAAAACCAAAACATATATATTGGTATCGAAAGATATTAACTTAAGAATTAAAGCCAAAAGTCTAGGTTTAAAAACACAGGATTACGATAAAAATGATATAGATACTTATGACTCCATATACACAGGGTACAGAACAATTCAGGTAGAAACATCTCAGTTTGAAGAATTATCTTCAAAGAAAAGACTATCTTCTTCAGTTGTAAGTTCACCTATCGCAAATGAATATTATATTATTAAATCTGATGGCAGAACATTGTATGCAAAATATGATGCGCGCGATAGAAATATTGTCTTGATCGAAGAGCAATCAGCTTCAGGCATTAATCCTAAAAATATCCAACAGATATTTTTGCTCGATGCTTTAATGGATAAAAACATTCCGCTTGTAAGCGTATCGGGAACAGCAGGAACGGGTAAAACTCTTTTAGCGATAGCTTCTGCAATAGCGAATAAACGTAATTACATACAGATTCACTTAGCCAAATCAATTGAGGTTGTAGGCAAAGAGTTGGGATTTTTGCCCGGAACTCTTGCTGAGAAGTTAGCTCCGTTTACTGATTCATACGTAGATGCTTTTGAGTTTATTTCAGGATGCAAGAAGTCAGAAAAAAGTGTTAATGTAATGAATAAGTTAGTTGAAGACGGAAAAGTCGTTTTCTCTGCAACACAGTTTATTCGCGGCAGATCTCTTCCAGGCAGATTATTTATTGTAGATGAAATCCAAAACCTAAGCATACACGAGATAAAAACTCTTGTTACAAGAATGGGTGAAGGCAGTAAAATAATACTTATGGGCGATATAGACCAAATAGATGCTCAGCACCTTGATATAAACAATAATGGCTTAACACACGTTATCAATAGAATGAAAGGCTCCCCTCTTTACGCTCACATAACTCTCACCAAAGGCGAACGCTCGCCATTAGCTTCAGAGGCTGCAAAACGCCTATAACTAAATGTCTGAAGTTAAGTACAACTCCAAAGATTATAAAAAGTGGCGTAACTTTGTGTTGCGCCGCGATCATTACAAATGTCAACTTTGCGGAAGCAAGGGAGCCCTCAACGTACATCATATCAAACGAAAAACCGACCACCCAGAATTAGCAATCGACAAGAAGAACGGTATTACCCTTTGCGTTGCCTGTCACCGCATAGTGACCGGACGCGAAAAAGTATTTGAGCTATTGTTTGAACAAATAGTTACGTCAACATTGACGCTTGATTATATAAGATTTTTCTTCGAAAAACTTACACTAAGATACAATAGACTAGTAAAGGAATTTATAAAGAAGAGACTATGGCTCAAAATACCGGAACAATTAATAAAACATCTAAAAAGAATACAGTTGCAGCACAGGCACAACCGAGTAGATTAGACTTAATTGCTAATCCATATCAATATTTTTACGATCGATATATCTCTCAAGATGAATTTGAGGTAAAAATCGAAAACTTTAATATCGACAAGATCGATGTTAAATCAATACAAGAACAAATAGATTTACAATTAGCAGAAGCAAAAAGAACTAAAAAGGACTGGCTTGCACAAGCCATGTCATCCGATCCCGCCTTCATGCTTAATCCCATAGAGGATTTCTATAAAAAGCTTATTCCGAAAGATATGCTGTCTCAGCTTACCGAAGATGAAATCATGGAAGTTATATCTATATATGATCCTGTTACTTGGGGTGAAAGATATTTGCTTCAAAATCACGGTGGATGGAAGCCAAGATGTTCAAAGACAGGCTTTCCGTATCAGGCGCAGCTCGCTAGATGCAGAAGTAAAAGAATTGTAGCCCGCGCAGGAAGACGTTTGGGAAAAAGTATGTCTTTGGCAGTAAGAGTTCTTCACAAAGCTTTTACGTTTGTACCAGATAAACGACCTAACTATAAAGTTGTAATCTTCACGCCTAATCAATCACAGATTGACGTTATCTTTAAGATGATGGAAATGCTTGTAGATAACAATCCCGCCCTAATGAGTATGGTTAAGGAAGGTCGTATTCCGATTCGCAAGAACCCAAACTATACTATAGAGTTAACAAACGGAGCTATTATTACAGGTTTCGTTTCAGGCTCTACTGCTGTCCGTGGTTCTGCGGCCGATATGCTTATCCTTGACGAGGCTTCTTTTCTTACCAAAGATGATACTGATGCCGTTCTTGCTCTTTTGACTGAACACGAAAATGTTGAGTTGTGGATTTCATCCACTCCGCAAGGATTAAAAGATTACTTCTATGATCGTGTTCACGATCCAAACTTTGTATCATTCTACTTCCCTTCCGACAAATATCATCCTAACTGGTCTAGCCAAATGGAGGATGAGTTCAAGAGTCAATTGTCAAGCGCCGGTTATGCTCATGAAGTTCTAGCTAATTTCAGTGCAGATGGACAAGGTGTATTTCAATCGCAATTCATACAAAATGCAATAGCAGATTACAAGTATAGCAATATGACTTATGATCCGAATATGAAATACTCTATAGGAGTTGACTGGAATGACTCTGAAAACGGTACTCAGATTTATGTTGTCGGTTTTAGTGTTGATGAAATGAGATACAAGATAGTAGATAGGCGTTCTGTGCATATAGAAGGATGGACTCAAACTACAGCTGTACGAGCAATACAGGAATTAAACAGAAAATGGCGCGCGTCTATTATTTATGTGGATGAGGGACATGGCGGAGCGCAGATAGAAATGCTTCATGAGCTTGGCGTAAAAGCATCTCCCGGTTCAGCCGATAAAAGATTAATGCATGTTAAAGGTGTAGGATTCGCCAGGGTTATCGAAACAAGAGATCCGTGGTCTCAATCCAACCAAATCATAAAACGCCAAACAAAAGCATTTATGGTTAATTCTGCCGTAAGAATCTTCGAGTCAGGATTAATCGATATTCCCAAAGAAGACGAAAAGCTTATACATCAACTCGAAGGTTACAAGTTAGATAGAGTTCAACCTAATGGCACGCCGGTATATGCAAAGGATGAAAAATATGGCGACCACTGTCTTGATGCCGTAATGATTGCATTGCTTGGGTTTGTTTTGGAATATAGTTCGCTCGGCAAAGGACTTCCATCTTCAAATATAAGGCCTGTTAATCTTAAAATAAATGAAAAATCTGATCCCGCAACTGAATATGCGAAAAAACTTCAAGCCGACAAAGATGCCGAACAAAAACAACTCGAGGATGCAAGAGCAACTAGTGATGTTCTCTTTGGACAAACATCACAATCGATAACATCGCGCCCTAAACCTCTTGGTGTAAGAACCATAGGAAGCAGAACGCGAAATCCAATCATTAGACGAAATAATTTCTAGGAATAAATACAATGAGTTTATCTTATTACATGCAAGAACCTGTGAACGGTACTTTTCACGAAATAGATTTAACCAAATTTAATTTTAATCTATATCTCAGTAGCGATATCACTAATTATTATCTGCTTTTAATCAAAAATGATAGCGATAAATATTATAGTGGAGGTGCATTAACAGTCAGCGGACACGATACTAATGCCCTGGATGCCTTATGTGCAATAAGCACATCATCAAGTTTTAACATAAACCCTTCAAATTATGTGGCATCATCTTCAAATACTCACATTATCGCGCCGGGCGATATTCTATATGGACTTATTAAAGTCACCAAAAAGATACCTACCTGCGATGCCTATCGCAGTAGCTTGACGATTGGTTTTAATCCTATAGAATATTTTGTTGATCCGGATCAGTTGGATATTATACTCACTAACAAAATGCTGTACTGTGATTCGTATTATGGACCGTCAACAACTTCTCCGACATTATATCGGAGCGATTACAATTATTCGATTTTAACAGGATACCATAAAATAATTGAGTATTCTTATATCGGTACAAAATTTTCTAGACCATTTTATAGCATTGGCGCAGATATTTATATCTGCAATCAATCTACGCAATCATACAAAAAACTTTATCATGGACATATAGGCGACAGTCCTACGTTGACTTTTGGTATTTCTCCCGAGAACAAAGTATACCTATCGAATGGAGAGAAAATTTACACATTTAACTATACTCTTCAGGTTGATAACTCATACAAAATAGGTGTATCGTTTTCAGGATACAGCCCAGATTTTACCAATCCATCACTAATTGTCGATAACACTATTATAACAGATTACGAAGTAATCGATCAAGAATCTCAGGTTATTACATTTGATCACGATGTTCATGTGGGCGCAATAGTGGTATATAGAAAGACGCTTACAATTCCTCAATTAAAACGATTGCTTGAGGCTATGGTATGAGTAAAACGCCGCCAAGACTAGCAAGTGACGATATGGCTTCAATCGGCGGATGGTCAACTATGGCAGCCGCAGATATTAAATTAAATAGCGCCATAAATATTAAACCAAGTGATTTGACAAAAGATCAAGTAATCCAATTGTATTGTTTGATGTTCCCATATATCTCTGGTGAATTTGTTCATAGAGACACAATGATGAGCTGGTATAATGCACTGGTTGTAGATTTTACGGCAAAGATACAAGCTCTTAATTCACAAATAGAAACACTTACTGCATTACTTAAAAATCACTCTCATCCAAACAATGGCAGTCCAAGTTCAGACTTAACATCAATTAGTGCACCAAAGCTTGATATTTTTAATACTGTACCTGAAAATTTTAAGGACGGTGATTCTAAAATCGTAGAATCAAGCGCTTACAGTACTGCAATGCCTCACAGAAATCCTATTGTTCCATCTGCACTATCTACTCCTAAAGTAGATTTTGTGTCGGCGTTTAATTCAACATTAAAACTAGTTCCTTTTGACGCAGAGGGTTCTGCTCTTATTACCGGTGATGCCGAATACGTAAATCTTGAAAGTCTAAATAACTTAGGGCGATTATAATGGGATTATCTAACGAAGAACTAAAATTATTTTATAAGCCTACTGCAAAACGTTACGAGCCATCTGTAGAATTAAGTGCTGTAATTCCTGATTCTATTCTTATTTCAGATTCAGACATTAAGTCATCATCAAGAATAATCAATAAAATAGATTTGCTAAATAAAGGATTTTCCGCTATTGCAAATGACTACGCCAAGATGATTAATGTGCTTAAAATTAGAGCCGGTTATCTTGACTTAAAAATGCCTGTGCTCAGTACCTCTAAAGACAATCCATCTCTTGCAAATGCCTCGCTAACTGTATATGGCACTGTACTCGATACACTATCGTACGAGCAGTACATCGACCTATCTCTTTACGGCAAAGAAATGTCAAGCAATATCATATCTAATATTGCGTCTGTAACCGACTACGAGTCAATACCAGCAGTATTGGGACAAGCTGTTAATTCAAATCCAATAACTGCTGCAATTCAAATTTTATTAAAAGCATATAGTAATTTTTTAGTATCAAAAGGATTTGCCGAATTTTTAGTTGTAAATCAATATATATCCGGACTAACCGGTGCAAATAGTCACTTATCTGTACTTAGAGAAGCTAAAAAAACAGTAGAGACAGTATCGGCTTCTGAACCAAATGATAACCCTATGAATCAACAGGGTTTTATGGAGCAAGCTACTAACCAATTAAAAAGCAAGCGTTTTGAAGAATGGTTAAAAGATTGTTTTCCGTGCAATTTTAGAGCTTATGAAAACGGAGACATGCTCGATAATGTTATAGTTGACTGGCTCAATGCAATGTCGGCTTCATTTTTTAATTCACTGTCTCAATTATTAAATGCAAAATTTCCGCTATTAAATCTTAACATCAAACAAGATTTATGTTCGCTTATTGCTGCACTTGTAAATTTTGTTTGTGTGCCAGACTTAGTATCTATAGTTTCTATGTTTACTATGATGGTGGCAAAACTTCAAGCAAAACTTAATTTAGCGTTTAGTATCGATTTTAGTTTTAGCGTAACATTTATAACGGATTTAATCTCCAATTTATTAAATCTTATTTATAGCAAATTAATGGAAATAGTTAATATAGCTATTGCTCCGATAGAATGTGTGCTTTTGGCTTTAAATACTCAGATGTCAAAATTATATCTGGGCGAAGAAACAAAAAGTGTTACCGACTATATCCAGCCGAGACAATACACGGATATTTTTACAAGTAAAATAAGAACAGCAAAAGATAATATTGATGCAACTGTAAGACAGTTTTCAGAAAACATTGCAAAGTCATTGCGCTGGTCTCAAAAGAAGGATGCTGAATCAACTTATCTTTTATTTGATTTAAACGAAACAAAATTCTTATTATCTCTCGTAACTGAAATAGTAAATATCTCTATAGCTATTCACAAAGTATCTAAAAACGGAAAACTTGAAAAAATGAATATTTCCGAGATTATAGATTACTTATGTAATAACTATACCGGTGGACAATTACCATGGATGGAAAAAGTTCAAACGGCATTAAACGAAGCTCAAAGTGCAGTATCTGCGGAAATAGAAAAGTTAAGACCTGAAAACAAAAAAGAAGATAATCCGGCGCCAAATCCTTCAACCGGTGGACCGGATCCTGTTACCGGCGGAATTGCTCCTTCCGGTTTTGATTTAAACAAAGCATCATCTGAAGACACATCTCCAAAGCTAATCGCAATAGACAAATCTATAACACCTGAATTTTTTGATAATGATGCCTTAGATTTAATGGATGATCCGGCATACAGGCAATTGCAGAGTGAAACAGATTATTCTCCATACGAATCACTTGAACAGGGAGAAGCTAATTTTAAATTTAACGATCAGGTACTATCTCAGTACAAAGCAAACAAACAGTTATTATTCGATACATACAATCAAGTAAATAACAAACTTTCTTCTCAAAACGGCATAGAATTGCAATTTATGCCTACCACATACATTGATTTCTCAAATTGTTATCAAAACGTTGGGATTGATAATTATTCAGATTCATTCATAAACGAACTCATTAATCGAGTAAAACAAAGTTAAAAATTATGGATAATACAACATTTCAAGCAGCATCCGGCTCTGATTTAGTGGTCGGAGAACTTCCCTATGCACTCAATAGAAAACAAGTTCTATCGATGCAACCAACAAGACCTTCTTCAAAGCAAGTTAAGGTGCTTTCATTGTCCAGCAGAGAGGACTTCAAATATAAACGCTATAACATAACTAGAGATGGTTTTGAAATGCCTGAATATAATCTGTATGAAATTACAGCGGCAGAAGATGCCGATGGTTATATCAGGCAAACGATACAAAAGAAAAGATCGCTTGGAAATCAGGCTGGTTTTGATTTTGTAGGAAAGAATAGAACTGTAGTAGAGTATATTAAGAATCGTATTAAACAGATAGAACTTTGCGGCAATATACCCTTCGAATTATTAATGAAAGATATATACGCCGACTTAATACGTTTTCACAACGGATTCTTGGTAAAGGTTAGAAACGAGGATATTTCGGGCGGACAACTTAGATTTGTTAAAACCGTCAAAGGAACAAAAATTCTAAAGCCCGTAGCGGCATACTTTAGAGTTCCTCCAGAAACAATGCGTATTAAAAACGATCAACACGGCAATCCTATTAAATACCTACAGGAGATGCCTGACGGCAGATCCGTTCAATTCAAAGCCGAAGATGTTATTCATTTTACATTCAATAGAAGAGCAGGTTTTAACTTTGCGGCTCCCGGATTATTACCGGCAATTGAAGACGTACGAGTCTTAAGACGCCTAGAAGAAAACGTAGAGCTGTTAGTAGATCAACACTTATTCCCTCTTCTTGTAATGAAGGTTGGCTCCCCTGATGCTCCTCCTCAGTTATACGATGACGGTACCGACGAAATAGATTTGTGGGCAAACAAATTTGATACTATGCCTGCAAGCGGCGGGCTTGTTGTTTCATACAGACACAACTTTGAAGTAGTTGAATTTAATAACGTAATCCCTATAGATAAGTACTTGGATTATTTCAAGAAAAGAGTATTTGCTTCTCTTGGCGTAAGTGCTATCGACATGGGTGAAGGTGAAGGCATGAACAGGTCTACCGCCGATACTGCTTCAGCTATTCTTATTAATAATGTAAAAGATTATCAGCACGAATTAGCCGCTCAAATAAACTTTGAAATCGTTAACGAACTTCTTCTTGAGAATTTCAACATATCTGTTCTAAACGAAGAAAATATCGTTCGATTCAAATACAACGAAATCGATCTTGAAAGTATGATTAAGATTCAAAATCATAATTGGCTTGGCTACACTATGAATGCCTTGACAGAAGATGAGATGAGAATGAAGAACGGTTACCCTGCCATTGAATTAGAACAAGAACGTCAAAAGTTATATCTTAACACTTACGAGATACCTAAGACCAAAGCCGAGGGGGCTGTTGCTATGGCAACAAAAGCCGCTACTTCGAATGCTTCGATTAATTCTGCAAAAAGTAAACAACAACCTACTAATCAGCATGGTAAGTCTAGCGGACCTACAAAAGCAAAATCTTCAATAGACCTTCCGGCGGAAATTGACAATATTTTTACTTCTATTGTAGAAAATAACCTCGATTTAGCTCACGAATTAGCTTCTAATTGGTTGTTTTCGATTGATTTAACAAATATCTCATCGGATGATTGTACTCAAATAATAGATTTATTACAAAATACTGTTAGCGATATTCATTCTTTATATCATTCAAATATCCACTCGGAAGACTCAATCAAGATTTTAATCCTATCAAAATTAAAATCCTTACTAAGCATATACGGAATTAACCCCAATGAGTAAAACAAAAAATAACGAACAAGACTTTTTGTACGGAGTCGATGTAATCGACCTCAATCCATATTATTTAGATAGCAATAAGCGCCAAGAATTTCTTGACAATGTGATGACATCTATTGACAAACAGAAGAATGAAGTAGATGCCGAAGAAATAAAAGGACTTCAAGTAGTTAGTATTGATTCGCACTCTGCACAGTTAAACGCCAACCTTAGATACTATCATCCATACAACGATAAGAAAACAATATCATCGTATACAACACCATACAACAAACCTGTCTTAAGACATCACAATGACGAGTCCGATGCAATCGGAAGAATCACCAGTGCTAAATATGTTGACATGCCTCATCCTTTAGTAGATAAATCAATCCAACATGCATTAACACACTACCCTGCCGGACACGAAAGAGCTTTAGATGCAATCAACAAATTAAAACCATTCTTATTCGACTCTACGTTTGAAGGACTTGGATATATACAAACCGTTAAAAATATAGTTGACGAAGATGCTATTCAAAAAATCATAGACGGGCGATATACTTCTATTAGCGTGGGTTTTGCTATGGATGCAGCATATTGTTCAATATGTCATGCTAATTGGAGAGAGAATCCCTGCGATCATTGGCCGGGCAGAGTATACGAAATAAAAGATTCCAACGGCAAAGATACCGGCAAAAAAGAAATGATGTTCCTTATCGCAGGCAACAGAACGGTTAGAGAGTCGAGCTTTGTAAATACTCCTGCTGATGCATATGCGAAAATATCTTCAATGAAAAGAATTACTATCCCTGTAGGAAAAGACAATATGGACAAAGCTTCGATGTCAACAACATCGAAATATTATGCCTACGACAACGAATCAAGAATTTACATCCCTTTCGAAACAATACAAAACATTGATAAAAAATCAAACAATTCAAACGGAGATAAAATGAACTTGAAAGAACTTTACTCAAAAAGCATAGATGAAGTTTATTCTATGTTATCTGATAAAGTTTCCGAAGGTAAAAAAGTATCTAGCGAAGATCTTGCAAAGTTAGATGATAATTCGTTTTTGGGCGGAAACAAAATGTTTCCTGTTCACAATTTGGATTACTGCGAAGCCTTAGAATCAGTTCTCGGGTCCACAGAAGATTCAGATGAAAAAACAGAATTATTAGACTTATTGCAATATCGCAAAAGTTTATTGACAGAAAATGATACTACAACCGAAGAAACAAGTGATAAAACAGAAGAAACAGAATCGACAGATGCCGAAACTAAATCCGAAGAAAAAGATGAAGCAGAAGTTAATTTTGTTGACAAAATTAAAGAGACTATTAAAACCGAAGAAGATGCCGTTAAGCATATTAATGATGTTTTAGCCGGGTTAGATTTCTCTGAATCAGTTATTTCTAAATTAGCCGAAGACAAAATTAATGGTTATGAATCACGTTTAAAAACCATTAAGCATGAATTGGATTTCCGCAAAAATACAGAAGCTAAATTATTATCTAAAATAGAAGAGCTTTCAGATAAAGCAAAATCTTATTATGTAGATAAAATATTATCATTCCAGAAATTAGAAAATCCGAATCAAACCAAAGAAGCAACTGTTGACAGCTTGATGTCTCAATCTCTTGCAGACTTAGAGTCAACATTAAAGAACTTAGAGTTAATACTTGGCGCAAAAGAAGATAAAGCTACTCAAGAAGAAGCTCAAAAAGTAGAAAATCCCACACAATCATTTGGCGATAGCCAAGCTGTTACCGACAGCAAAATCACCAAAGAAATTTATGATGAGAAAAAAGCCAACATTGATTCTACTTACAAAACTTTATTAAAGAAAAATCCAAAACAAGCTAAAACTTATTTATCTGCTCAGATGGATTATTTAAAAAGTTTACAAGATAAAATAATCGAATCCGAAAATAAAAATTAAATCAAAGGAGAAATATAATGAATTGGAAACCTGCAAATGTTAATCAAGGATCGATCACTCCGAATATGTTCATTTCTGAAGGATTACGTCCTGCACAAAAATTCTTGCCTGCTGCTTATTTAAGATTAGTACGTTATGACAAGAAAGTTGATGAATATAAAGTGATTTCAACAGGTAAAGCTGTTTCTGTTGATTGGAACAATTATTTGGTGCCGGCTGGATTGGCATACGATATTAAATACGCATTAGACAACAAAGCTACGTTAAATTCAAAAGCTGATTTCATTACTGCTGCTAACGCTGGTCGTTTCGCAGAAGTTTATGACTCTTCTGATGTAGCTGAAGGTGTTAAAAATTCACAAGGTGAAGCCGTTACCGTAGGCGAACCTGTTGTTGCTTCATTTTTTACTGACTACGATGCTACTAAAGTTCAGCTTAATGGTGTCGGAAAAGTGATTGGGCTTGCTCCGCAGGACATTTGGAGAAGTGCTTACGCTACTGAGGGCTACAGTGGTACTCCGATGGATACTAGATATGCAAACTTTGAATTGCAGACTGGTTCTACTGTATTAACTCGTTATTTCATTGAATTACCTGTTGTATCTGACCATACAGCTTTAATTTTGCCAGGAATGACAGTATTTGAAGGATCGGCTCCAAAACCAGGCTCATTGGTAACCTTTAACAGTAGAAGTAATTTGGTTGAATTGAGTGCATTGGAAGCATCTGCTTTCGCAGCCGATACAGCCGGTGATCCTACTGATGACGAATTAAAAGCTGAATTCAATAGAATAATTGAATTTGTTAATTCAAACGAAAAAGCTGTATTGGGCAAAGTATTATATGTTGACACTCAATTTCCGAAAGACTTTTTGGAAATGGTTAGAACATATAAACCTAATGGCGTTAACATTTCTATGTTGCAAACACCTGATGGTTCAGCTACAAAAGGCCTACCTAACTTATTGACTTTTGCCGGACAAGTTGATCCTTCTTCTGCAAAAACAGTAAAAATTAACATCTTAATCTAATTTTGAAATTAAAGAAAAAGGAGATAAAATGCCACTTATTCATGATGTAAAAGATTTAACGGTTGACCAATACAAAGGTATATGGGTTAACGACGGTTTATTGACTATTGATGACAAAGCAGAATTAGTTACTATACAAGATGCTTTGAGTCATCCAAACTCAACTGAATTGTTCCCAATTACAGTTGAAAACTTAATTAGAGAAGCGATTGAGCCAATTGCTTTATCATCTCAATTATTAGATGTTATTCCTTTCACTCCAGGAATGCAGATTAGCTATGGTGCTTCTGGAGCTGTTGTAGCTGCTGATATTTCTGAAGGCGGTGAATATCCTGAAATCGGTTTCTCGACAGGAGCTGGTTCTCAAATCGTTACTATCGGTAAATCAGGTATTGCGATGAAAATTACTGAAGAGGCTATTCGCTATAATGCTTATTCGCAAATTCAAATCGGCTTGAAAAAAATGTCTCAAGCTTTAGTAAGACATAAAGAGTATAAAATGTGGTCAATGTTCAATAAAATGGGCGTTGTTACTCATGATAACTTAAATCCTAATTCGGCTGTATTTAAAGCAACTACAGGTTGCGATATTACCGGTGCAGCTAACGGATCTATTACTCTTAATGATATCTATGAAGCTTATGGACAAGTTTTAATGAATGGCTTCATACCGAACGCATTAGTTGTTCACCCGATGACATTCACTATGTTCTTAACTGACCCGTTATTACAAACATTCGCTTTAGCATCAGGCGGCGGTTCTTGGATGAACGGTTGGGTTGGTACAGGCGTTAATGAATATCCTTTTAGCAAAGGTTCTTTAGGAAAACGTGGTCCTGGCGCAGGTAAATTTGTTGCTGCATCTGCAAATGCAAACGAATTAAATCCTCAGGCTACAATGAAATTGCCTAACTATTTTGACATTCCGTTCAAAATCATTGTAAGCCCATACGTTCCTTATAATCCTGCAACTAAATTAACTAATATCTATATGGTTGATACTAATAACTTGGGAGCCATCATTGTTGACGAATTACCTACAATGGATGAAGTTCCTGACAGATTAAGAGATATTACCAAAATCAAGATTAGAGAACGTTATGCATTAGCAGCTTACAATGAAGGTAATGCTTGCGCTATTATGAAAAACGTTAAAGTAACAGCTAATCAATTGGTTGGTCCTACTCAAAGAACTTTGTCGGTTGATACTATTACTCCTCAAGACAGATCTAACGCAGTTGTATAATTAAATAAGATATAGGGGGCGGTTAATCCGCCCCAATATTAACCAACAAATTATTGAGACGATTTATGAAAGTTACTATAAAACTTGGACGAATTAAAAATAACATATACGATATACAGGTGCCTTATTGGTTTAGTAGTTTAAAAGATATCTATTTGAGTGTAGCTGAAGGATATAAAACTTCAGTCGAAATAGATTTAGATACTATAGATCCAAGAACAATCGTTGAGCTTAAAATAGGATTATTAAATAAATCCATTGTTATTGACGCTCCTACGGTAGAATTAAAACAACAAGCATGGGATAGAATTGTTTCTTTCGGGACTGTAATCCCAGAAGAAGTCACAGAGAAAGCAGCTTCAAAAGATAAAATCGCCGAATTAAAAGCTAATCGCTACAAATTAGAAGCTACTGATTTACTCAAAAAAACAACTGCGCAATTAGCTAAAGTTGTTGGACCGGCCGGATTAGAAAACGGAGCGGTACTTAAAGGCATTGACGATATAGTATTGTTAAACACTATGTTGGAATTAGAAGAAGCACAACAATATCCTCGCAAAGGAGTTGTTTCTTCTATTAAAGGAAGAATTGAAGCTTTGAAAACAGCTGATATCTCAAACACCGAGAAAAATGAAAGCGTTCCTGAAATAGTAGAAGAAGTTGAAGAAATAGATTTAGATACCAACAACACTATTACAGTAGAATAATATGAAGATATTAACGACAACACCCGCAAGCGGTTCAACAAATGTATCCTTAAACGGGGCTATAACTATTATATTTAGCGAATTGATCGATCCTATGTCGATCGACAATTCGTCTGTTGTCGTTGCTACTAAAAAACAAGTATTTCCTTTAAGCGTAGATACCGTTACCGGCGATGATTTCTTTGAAGATTCCTATACTGGGATTTCCAAAGGTACTATCACAGTAAAAGACGACACTCTAACGTTTACCCTGATAGATCCGTTATTACCTAGTGCAACATATAGTGTATATGTTTCTACTACTATTAAATCTTTAAGCGGAAATTTACTTGAAGCACCTACTAGTTTTAGTTTTATTACCGAAGAAGAAGATATTGTAAATAAGATTCCGGCGCAGATCCCTACAAGCGTATTAATAGGTACAAATGTAATAACAGAATCTACAAGTAGATTTGGCGTAGAATCTTCGATACCTGAAGCTGACTCATTTTATCAAGAGGATAAAATAGTTGAAATATTCTTCACTAAAGATTTAAAAGAAGATACCGTTGATAGTAGAATCAAAATATATACATACGATATTCTTTCCGACAGATCTCCTTACAGATGCAAGAATACTGATTGTGTTATAAACGCTAACGGAAACGCTATCGAAATTACATTCGTGCCTGAATTTGATTTAAACAATAAGGTTATAGAAATCAAACTATCTAAAGGCATCGAGTCTATAGATGGCGAAGTAATGTCCTCTAACTACGAATTAACATTTGTGCATAAATTCGATCCGTATTACTCCTCTACCAAATATGTAAGATTATACGGCGGACCACTCTTTGAAAATATTAAGAACATTAATATAGCTTTAATGCTTCATGTTTGCTCTGTTGAAACAGACATAAAACTTAAGTACAAAGGTATTACCGACAGTCACATTAAACATCTATATACAATGTGGAATGCCATACATAGATTGCTGATAAGCAATCATCAGTTACTTGGCAGCAACATGATAAGCAAAAAACTTGGTGACTTCTCTATCAGCTTAACTAATTCCGGGCGAGTTGATCTGTTTAATAAGCTACTTAGACAATCATCCGGGGCGATTAAAAAACTTGACGAAATGGTAATGTTCTCAGGTAATTCAGGAATATTTCAAAAAAATAGTTTAATCAATAATCCTGATATTGGAAGATTGTGGCCTAAATATGCAAACTACGAAGGTATAAATTCAAGTGTAGATATGGGTGAGAAGCACGTTTTGGTTTGGGATGAAGGATATACTGGTTATTCTAGCGAAGAGGGATCAGATGATATATCCGGACTATAATACTCAGCTTGTAGATGATATAGATTTAAACGCCGAAATCGGCAAATTGCTTTATGATGACGAGAAGTTTTACGGACACAAATTAGTACTACAATCTGTAATCAGAGACGAAAACAACAAGCCTGTAAAGGCAAGAACCTCATACGAATTAACTGGCGAGATGCCTTTTAGAAACAGAGAATTAGGCACTACTAAAACAGGTTACTACTGCAACGAATACTTCATACACGGAATGATAACCCCTGGTTCTCTTATGAGAACAGATGAAAAAGCAACTGGATTAGCCAACCTAGCAAATCCCAAAGCAATAGGTTACTTCTATTCCGACAAAGAAATAAGACTTCACGATGTAGTTGTTATTATAAAATTAGATCACCAAGGAAATTTGGTTAATCCGATAACCCCAGAAAGAGAATATTTCGTCACTTATATATACGACAGAAGACTAGACAACGGCAAAAGAGAATTTTATACCTGCCTACTTGAGGAAACAAAATAATTATGGGTAGATTTTCACAATACGAATATGAACAGAAAGACAATATTAAGTCGTCCGTAGTATCTGTTTTCTCCGATACCTTTGAAGAACAGCAGTCAGATAAGAGTTTTGACAAGATATTAACATATACAATATCCGATTTCTTTGAAGACGTAGAACAACTATTTAAGAAATACGTAGAAAAAACACAAGAATTTAAAGATTTTGATTTCGGACCAGAAAGAGTTTACCACACAACTAACCAGCAAGAAGTCGGCAACTCATTAAGATTCATGATGTTGAGGCGAACAAGAGGTAGCACAGAACAAGGTTCTGGACAGCATACCGGCAGAAAAGACCCCAGATGGATCCATAGAGACACTCTTCAAGACGAACACAATCCTGGATATTCAGTAGATGTATACGAAAAGTTTTTTGACAATACAGTATCATTTACAGCATGGTCAAAAAACTATAGAGACGCCAATAAGATGGCGATCGAATTTGAGAAGATACTTGATTTCTATTCCGGAGCTTTAAGAAAGAAAGGGTTGATGGAAATCAGATTTGAAGAACGAACAGAAGATTTATATCAAGAAGGTGCCGGCTATTCCATATATGGTTGTAGATTAATCTACTACATAAGAACACAGGAAATTAAAACAGTTTATAGCAAGGTGCTCGAAGATTTAAGAATAGAATTACAAAATAAAACAGAATAAATAATTTATTAACCGAAAACGGAGAAATAGACATGCAAAACACTTTTAATAGTCTTCCCGGCATTTACAGTTACAAAGATGACGGAAACTTACGCATTTTAGAGACGATTCCGGGTAACGTTACTCTTATAGTCGGTACTGCTCCTAGTGGTCCTATGGGTGCGTACTTTGTACGCGATTCAAGAACTGCGGAAGTTGTATTTGATCCGAAAGGAACAGGCAAAGGTACATTGCTCAAAAAAATGTACGAAGTTTTATCTGCTGGCAAAGAACAGTATGTTGTATTATATAGATTAGGTGCTGAACCTGTAGCATTGGATTTTATAAACGGACATACAATTGTTAGTTCTAATGCAAATGAAGATGCGGCTGAAGCTTATCAGTTGTATTATAACGCCAATGAAAATGGCGAAGAATTAATTAGAATTTACGATAAAATTAGCGGCGAAATAGTTTATGATAATATAGCAGGAATCAACTTAGTTGGTTTTAATGTATATGGCGATCAATTATTAGATACGGCTTCTATAGGCACTTCTAGCGCTCCTGTAGATTTTTCATCGTTAAACGATTTTACTACATCGGCTAATATAGGATCAGATTATAGTATTACATTAACAACTGCTTCTAAAAAAGGAACAGTATCAGGTGCTCCTGCCGGATTATTTAAAGCCGGTGCTTTAGTTGAGTTAAAATCAGTTACAAGTGCAGGTTATTATACAATTGAATATGTTAACGGTACAGAAATTAATTTTGGTAAAAAATATTCATATTCAAACGGTGTTGTTACTGAAGATTCATTCACGGCATTTGGTGGCGCAGATCTTGAAGGTACTATTACTTTAAAACCATTATACATCGCTCCTAAAGATGGATTGAGTTTAACCTTAAATCAGCTATATACTAAATTAGCTAATATTTACTGGGACTTAGAAGCTGCTAAAATTGATAGATTAGAAGTTGCAGGTATCTATTTAAATGCTCCTAACGTTGTTGATAATGAAGGCAGATATGCAGCTAGCCAAGCAGGTTATGTCGCTACGTCCGGAGACAAATTAGGCAAAGCTTATGAATTTGAATATAATGGCAAATTATGGTATGCTTTCAAAAATTCGTTCACCAATACAACCACCGATATAACCGCTGATGAAATTCCTAGTCCTTATGAATTAGGTATCGACGGTTTAATCGCTAAAGCTTTCTTAACTAAAACCACTACTTTGGATTCAGCTTTAATTACTGATGATGGTGCAGCCGCAGATGATATTGCTTATAGCGAAGTTAACTTCGGTTATCAGCAAGCTAAATTCTTGCATGAATTATCAGTTAACGATAATGAAGCTTCTGCCGGAATAGCAATGGTTCCGCCTAAATATTCAGATGCAAACACAGTTCGCTTATGGTTAGGACAAATGCCTGCTTATGACGCACAAGGTAAAATGATTCGTTCAGGTAAAGGTATATTGGGTTATAAATATATTGCCGGAAGTATGGGTGTAAGCAAAGGTTTCTTCTATACTGTTAACGGACAAGTTGACGGAACAAAAGTTGTTGACAGAAACAATATGTTTATCGACTTAGGTAAATATCTTGACGTAATTGCTACTCCGTTATTATTTGCAAATAACTACTCAGGTACTACTACCGGTTATGTTACTAACGGAACAGCTATTTATAGCGGTTTGCTCATGACATTACCATTGCACGAATCAGCATTAAACAAAACAATTTCTGTAGATAACGGTGCTGTTGCTCCTTGGTTCTCATTAAAGAAATTATACTTAGACCAATTAACATCTTTGGGCTATGTAACTTTCTCAACCGACTCACAAGGAAATACATTTGTAGTAGATGCTCCTACAATGGCATTAGATACAAGTGATTGGAAACGCAGATCAGTTAATAGAATAGCAGAATTCGTAATCGAAGAATTAAGAGCTATAGCTAATCCGTTTATCGGAAAAATCAATTCTTCGGAAATGCTTAATGCTATTGAAATTAAATTCAATAAAAGATTAAAAGAATTAGCTACCGGCACAAATCCTATTCTTTCAGCATCAAGTGCCACTGTTAAAGCCACTAGAGAAATGTCATTGCGCGGTGAAGCTGTTGCACAGGTTCAAATTCAGACATCGCCTGAATTACGCAAATTAACTCTTTACATCGGCTTAATGAAATAATTTTAAGGGGAGGTTACTCCCCTATTATAACTTTGAAATTTTAATAAAGGAGATTATATAATATGGGTACATTCGCAGGAAGTGCTTCTACTGATTCGGCTTACTACACGACTACTAGCGGTTCAGACATGACTGTTGTTATCGGCAATGCTGTAATAGGAAGCTTGCAAGCCATAGCCTTCTCGGCTCAAAGAGAAAAAGCACCTTTATATACTATGACCGGTTCACCAAATCCTTTGGGATTTGCAAGAGGCAAAAGAGCTATTGCCGGCACATTAGTATTCTTGACTTTTGATAGAACCTCATTGTTGGGACACATGGAAACAAATCCAGGAACAGCTGCTTCAGGCGGGAACGGATTAAATAATAATCAATTTTATAAGTCTAAAAACGAAGCTGTTTATGCAGAACAAAGCGACACTAAGTTTACAGTTGCTTCTTCAAATACTTTTGGATTATCTAACACTAAAGAAAATATAAGTGATATTTTTAATGATAATATTACCTCTGCAAATGATTTAAGAACTGTAAGTTCTGTTTTCTACGCAGATCAATTAATGCCTTTTGACGTTTACATTACCGGTTCTAATGAATATGGAAAAGTAATTAAAAAAGCTGTTATCGGATGTGAGATCTTAAACGAAGGTAGCGGCGTATCTGTTGATGATCTGGTATTGGAAGAGCAATATACTTACATCGCAAGAGCAGTAACTCCTTGGGAAAAAGGAATAGATCTTAAACCAAGTGGTAATTCTCCAGTGTAATTCAATAACAAAATTTATGACGTACAACGACCCCGACTCATGTCGGGGTTTTTTATTGATTGCACAAAAAATAACCCAATAGTTAATACTATCAAAAAATAAACAATATACAATTATGGCTGAAAATACAAATACCAATAAAAGAAGCGCAGCTAACGATAAAGAAACTATATATTCTTTTTCTGGTGCAGACATAAGTATATTTGTATTGCCTCCGAATGAAATAGTGAATCAAAAGCAAGAAACTATAACAGAGCTTGATCCAATATATGAAAATGATAATGGAGATAGCGATTATAGGCTTAATTACAAAGAAGTTACTACAAATCCTACATTGGATCATGCATTAATACAAGTAAATAACATACAAACATTTTCTTATTCTATATATAGAGATAAAGAAGCTGTTAGAGTTTTAGGGCAGGTAAATCCAGTAGGATTTACGCGCGGACAAATTACACTTGCCGGCACAATAATATTTACAGTAACATTCGGTAAAATATTACATGAATTATTTCAGTATGCTCAACAAGATGGTTTTATAAAATATCCAAATCTACAGAGAATAGATCAATTGCCGCCGCTTGATTTTATGCTTGTATTCAATAATGAATATGGAGCAGTATCAAGAATGGTTATTTATGGCGTTGAATTTATGAACGAAGGACAAGTAATGTCTATTCAGGATTTAATGACTGAAAATAGTGTAAACTATATGGCAAGGGATTTTTCGCCGATGACTCCTGTTAACAAACCATTTGATTATGGTGGAGCTGTTTCAAAAACAATCCAGCAATTAAGCGATGATGCCCATAAGGATGCTTATAACTACATGAATGATTTTAGGAGATTATTTATTTAATGAGTGAAGAAACCACAAAAAGAAGTATGTATGACCAAAGACTTTCCGGCGGATATTATTTTACCGGATCTCAGTCCATCATATATGTTGGTGATAATCAAATCGCTGAAATAAATGCTCTTCAAGGTTTTTATCAAATGGACTACACTCCTGTATATGGTTATGCTTCCACTCATTACGATGCAATGGCTCATGGCAAAGCCATAGGCGCAGGCAATTTTACAATCAACTATGTATTTCCCGGCTATTTGTACGGACTAGTTAAAGAAGCTGTTGAGGAAAAGAAAAGCAAGGGTAGTTCTGCCTCCGATAGAAAAGGAAGCTATACATTCAAGGATCTTCCTGAAGTTAAAAATGATGCATCGGATAGCTCTGCTATTTCAAATTCAGAAGCAAGAAGAGCTATTAATTCCAATATTTACGAGAGAAAAGTATTAACCAAAGATATGATTAAGTATTATCAAGATGCATATTGGGGCAAGGGCGCGACAGGTAATCCCCTCGACAGCAATATGTCTGCATCGTTAATACAGCACCCTGAATTCATAGGTCCATTCGATATAATAGTTCGTGATTTTAAAATAGGTTCAGCCAATAACAACGAAAGGGAATACTATGCTGATTACGTAGAGAAGAGATTTGTTGACTGTTTTATAACAAAATACTCGACAATACGCAGTCCTTCGCCTACGGCGACACAAGAGCAGTATGATTTCATATGTAGAATAATAATTTAACGGAGTATAAAATGGCTAATTTGTCGATTGGCAATCCACCCTCAGAATTTGATATAGCGTTGTATTCAGATAATACTTGTATAGCAAAAGGACGTGTGTACAAGGCTGCTTATCAAGCTGAAAAAGTTCCAATATGGTATAAGGATGATTATGTATGTAAAATTGCCACAAGCATGGGTACTTTAGTTCTTGACTATATAGATAAAACATACAGAATAGATAATCTTACGGTAGAGCAAGATATCGAACCGGCATTAAAATATCCAACCATTGTACTCCGGGATGCTTCGAATGAACATCGTATTGTTGATTTTAATGACTTAGAATCCGATAAAGAATATACGATAATTTTACAACGCAAAATATTTAATAAATAATTTACAAATAAACAATAAGGTAATATAATGTCTAAAGTAACAAAAAAATCATTCTTAGAAGAACTTGCAGAAACAGAAAAAATGGTAACGGCAAAAGAAGAAGCTGAAGAAGTGATTATAAAAGAAGCTGAAGAAACTCATAAAACAGAGGAAGAAAATACAAAGTTAAGCTTAATAGATAGAATTTGCAAAAAAGGAAAAGTTACAAAAGAACAAATCGAAGAATGGAAAACATATTACAATAATAAAGTATTTGCCACGATATTTGATGAAGAGGAATATTATGTGTATAGATATGTGACTAGACCCGAATACAAACAAATTATATCTACTATGGCTAAGAATGCCACAGAAGATGTATTTAATGATTTATTGGTTACAAAATGTGTGCTTTATCCGACGATGACTCCTGAAAATAAAATGGCTTTGGGCGCCGGAACTATTGATACACTATCTCTTCAGATAAGAGTCGCTTCGAACTTTATACCGGAATCGGTTGCTATTGACATGATCAATAAGCTCTAATGTTATGCATTACTTATTAGATGCTAAAGTACAATATAAGTATCTATATCTAATCAAAACAGAAGAGTATTATGTAATTTTTAAAGGTCTCTTATGGAGAGAATACAAAGCCATAAGAGACCTTATGGTTAGTATGCCTAGGCTTACCGAAGATATAAAAGATCATATCGTTAAAAGCTGTCTTATAGAATTTAAAAGTGAACTAGGATCATATAGGTACGACCTTGAAATAACACGAGAATTAATCATGCTTGGTTGGGTTAATCTCGATATGCTGTACGATAATATTGACGCCGGAATAATAGATATGGTATTCGATTCAATACTATTTGTGTCCGGGGCAAATAACCAAGACAAATTAATGTATGATATTGAAAGTGCTAGATATTATAGCGAAATTGATGCAGAGAAACGTCTTTTGAGTATGACAAGTAGAGTTTATAACTATAAATTCCGTGATTACGATAATGAGTATTGGGAAGATATAGTGAATGTAATCTCGCAGGGCGAATTAATGCACGCAGGGCAATTACTTAACACGCCTTATCAAACGACAAAGAATGACACACCAAATATAGAGACAGACGATGATATTTAACAATTATGCCGCCTTACATAATGGTATGTATGACTCATATAAGGATACTCCGGCGGATGCCGTAGCCCAATTTGGAGTTAATACAGGACTTGCATTAACGGCGTCATTTTTTGCTAGATATGTACCCACCGGAATTCCTCTTGAAAAGCTGCGCTATTTAAACGAATATACAATGTTGGATCCCGCCACCGGGACATATGTTGCTTATGCTAATTGGTTTGAAAAGAATGGTGGCTCTATTAAAAGAGCCACTGCTAGTGCTACTATAAAAGAACTTATCTGGAATTCCATAAAATTTGCTGAAGAGCAACTATTCAAAATACCGCGTACATTTTCTGCATCGTCATATGTAGGAATGAACGTAATGAAAGATTTTGAATTTGTATACGGAGCTAACTCCCCTACTATTCAAAATCAAATGAAATATCTAGAAGCTATATCAGAAGGAAAAATCAATAAGTTCACCATAGGTGAAAAGGTTAAATTTTCCGGCGGAAAATTATATTCTATTGATGCATCCGGGCAAGAATCTGTTTTATTAAAAAATGCCACAGCTATTCCTTTTGAATGGGGACGGAATACACCTACTAAATATATAAGCAAATTCGCCAAAGCATTGTTTGAACAACACGGAATATCTGCCCCGAGCGATATAGACTTTATGTTTACCGGCGGACAATCTTGGTTAAAAGGAGCAAAAGAAAAATTAGGCGGTTTCTCTACCGCAGCACTTGAAAACTACGTAAAATTATTAGATGATCCGTTCGGATTAGTAAGAGAGGTATTAGATTCGTCGGGGCATCATCTTCCGAGAGTTGATAAATTCCTTACAAAAGCCTCCGGCTTATTAGATAAGGTATTCTTGAAAGACTTGCTTGGTGTAGGCGGCTTCCAAAACATGAAAAACAGAAGCGCCATGCAATTATTAAAATTGCACTTCAATAAGATTGCGCCAGTTGCTATTCTTGGCATAGGAGCTTACAAGGTTGTTAATGCAGCTCTACAGGATGCTTTTGATACAGATATAAAGGGAATGGGCGCGCAAGCTTATCAAGATGTTAGCAAAGGTATTTCTGCTGTGTCCGACTATACCGGATTAACATTACTTGGTAAAGCTCAAGAAGAATTAGCTCCTGGTTCATCTAAATTATCTGCATTGGCGGCAATCCCTATTTCTATGGCTATCATGGGAGGAACGCTTGGTGCTATAACTAATACATTAGCAAAAGAGCCGATCGGCGAATTAGCTCAAGGTCCTACATGGTTTAGAAATGCTATGATGAATCTTGAAACTAAACCCGGAACCATAGGTGAAATTGCTGAAAAAATATCACTTTCAAAATTAGGAAGAAGCGGAGCCTACGGAGCTATGGGAGCTATTGTCGGAGCCGCTTTGGTTGCACCGTTTATACCAGGAGCTTTGGGCGATCAATACACTCTCGAAGAAAGAAAAGATTTATATAGCGGTGAAGAATACGTAGCTCACAAACGTGGTAGATTTTGGGAGTTTGGCTGTGTTAAAGAAGATACACCTATAACAACCAATAAAGGAATAAAACCGATTATTGACGTACATGAAGGTGATCTTGTTTTAACTCATGAATGTGAATGGAAAAAAGTTTATGCCTGCGTTAGGCAATCAATGGACAACAAACGTCTTTTTAGGGTTAAACCTTACTTGTCGGACGAATACATAGAGATTACAGGTAATCACGAAGTTCCCTCTTGGTTATACGGCATCATTAAAGATAGACCTGTTTATGACTTGATTGACTCTGAAGCTTATGTTGGTTTCCCTATTATTAAAAGTACTAAAACTATCAATCGTATTGCATCTTTAGAATTTGGTTTTATACCGATGGGTTATCAGCTAGGTAAATTAATAGGATTGTATTTATCATATGGTAACTCTATGTCTGTAGGCAATACATCGTCGCATATAGAATTTACGCTAAACAAAGAAAATTATTTTTCACGTTTTGATATAATCGAAACTATGAGATATGTATTCGATAAAAATCCTATCTATTCATCCGATAGTGACAATATAATTTTAACATATCATGCTCCAAGTATTACAGAGTGGATATCCTCACTTGAAAACAATTTGTTCTCAGAGACCCATATTTTTAATCATTGCGATAATAATGATTTTTATCTCGGTATTTTATTCGGAGCAATAGAATACGAAAAAGCAACTGCAATATATAAAGGTTCACTTGATTCGTGTTTATTCTTAAGGAATATCTCTCTTAATCTAGGCATCGTTGCTGAAATGAAAAAAAATTCTGATGAAGATAATTATTTGTTGCTTTGGAGAAAAAGCGAATTTGCGAAATTAAATAATCTTTTTGGAAATATAGATATAAAAATAAATAGTTGTTATTATAAAGATGTTGCGTTTATAGATAATGATACATTCTGGACAAAAATAGAGCTTGTCGAAGAATTAGAAAAGCCTGAATACGTTTATGATTTGGCTGTAGAAGACCACAAGACATATACAACCACAGCATTCACTATACATAATACATCGCCTTTTGAAGGCGATCAAACGTTATTTTATGCACCTCATTGGACAGTAAGAGCTAAAACAGATGCCGTAAAAAAAGGAATAATGTCAGAAGAAGACTATAATAGTCAATTAGCTTATTTGATGAAAAGACTAGTTGACCCTTATGCTCTTGAAAAATCCACAGATAAAGAACGCCCATATACATATTGGGGAGCTTCAGATATGGGACTTGGTATTTTTGAAACGCTTGCTACTCCTATTTTACATGCATTTAAACCGACAATAGTTGCCCACAGAGAAGCTGTAGGTAAGCTACATCCATCGCAGTTAAAACGAAGCGATATTTATATTCCTGACGAAGCAGAAGGAAACGACAGAATTAAAACAAGAGGTTATGCGCGAGAAGCTCAAGATCCAAACAATACAAGCACTCTTGTAGGTAAACTTCTTGGTGATATAGAGCACGTATTTGGTATTCAGGGTTATGCCGTTGATAATTTAAAGAACTTGTTCACCGGTGGGAACTCCCCATTCATTCCTGAGGCTGTTGCTGAAAGTAGTGGTAGGATGATGTCCGCAAACAGATTATTCTGGCAGATGGGATTGGGCGGTGGCGCAAGTACCACTGAAGCATATAGACGTTTAAATCCTCAGCGTCCTTATGAAACGCAATATATAATGTCTGCAATTAGAAATACTATGCCGGAATGGATTGACAGAGAGGACTTAAAATATGGTGATCCGTATTGCGTTTCGCCCGATACATTAATTGAAATAGGAGATTTGTCATTTATAAATGCCGACGAAGTAAGTATTAACGATACAATAACTACACATAATGGCAACAATGCTACTGTAGACAACATCGCAATACGAGCTATTAATAATAATGAAAAAGTATATTCTCCTAAAATAACATCATTATCTGGTATTAAAATGTTATTTTCTGAAGACCATCCAATCTTTGTATGTTCAAATATTTTAGATGTTAAGGATTATAAGTCTGCGAATAAAAATAATATAAAAAAACAAGATTGGCAAGATAAACTGAAATATGAATGGAAAAAAATAAAAGATATTACTGCCGGCGATTACGTTGCATATCCAAAGCCAAAATTTAAATCCCAAAAAATCATCTTAGATTTATCCGAATTATTGGATTATCCAGCAACTGATCGATATATATATACTGCCAATGAAAATAGTTCGCTTGAATATTATGAGATAATAGAATATTTATTAGAAAATGGCATTCAAAGATTTGAATGGGGAAAGAGAAAATTATTATTAAATCAGTATAATTGGAGTGATATTGCATATGAAAGTGCACAAAATGTTGTAAAGCACAATAAAAATATTCCTAGAATAAACAGGTATGTAGAAATTACTCCGAATATATCGTATTTGTTTGGATTGTACTTAGCTGAAGGATATGTAGGTAATGGAAAACTATCTTTTGCATTACATTCATCTGAGGTAGAATTATTTGAAAAAGCTATAATCGGAGCAAAAGAAATTGATCCCCTATTAAATACTAATTTCACAACAATTAAAAATACAAATGGCGCCGTTGGTGTTATTTATAGTACTGTTTTAATGAAAATTATATATGCATTATTTGGCAAGCATGCTAAAGACAAAAAAATACCTGACATTCTTTCTAAATTAGACAACGAATGTATGATTCAAATGATACGCGGATTTAATGATGGCGATGGAAGTGAATTTATATCAAAAGGTGGAGACTATTTGAAACATAGAGATACTAAATATTATATTAGTATGAAGTCGTGCAATAAGATTTTGTTATTACAAATCAGGAAAATATTATTATCTTTTGGTTTCGTAGCATCTATAATATACAACAAACCTTCTGTTGGTAAAAAAATTAAATCAGGTGAATCATGGAACCTTGTAATACGAGGGAATAGCGCAATAAAACTTGGACAAATGCTTGGTTATGACACTCCAAGTGAATCAAGGCAATCGGCAACATGGAGTTATATTACAAGCGATTATATTCTTTTGAGAGTAATAGAAAATAATCAAATAGAATACAATGAAAATGTTATAGGGTATCGGGTGGATGTAGATAATTCGTTCTGCGTAGCTGGTGTCGCAACTCACAACACAAGCATACCCTATGGTGATATACGTCTTCCTGGGCGTGGGTACATCGCTTTGCATCCTGAACTAGAAGGACTTGATCCCGAAGATTATCCTGCGATTCACAGAATGAATATTCTTTCCGATGTAGCTCCTATGTCTGCCGGCTTCTACGAAGCCAAAGCTAATGTAGAGAATCAAATGGCTCACGGCGAACTTAGCGATGGTAGCGAACAGCTGTATGATCGCATTATGGAGCAAAGAAAAGAAATTAGAGAAGGACCACAATTTGATTACGGCGGAAATCCAGTAGGCGATTATTGGTTAACATTAAAACAATTCGGGCGGTCACTACCTACAGAATCCCTATATCCCCTATCTCCTGTTCATAAGTTTTCCGGTCCGGTTGATCCTGTTACCGACTATAAAAGTTTTAACGTCTTAGATAAGCAATTTAAATCATGGGATAATCCTTTAACCGATTATGCTAAGCCTACATGGAATAGGGCTATTGACTTCTTTGGTTACGGTGATTTTACTCCTATTGAAACAAAAGAGCATTCACAGCTCGAATCTTATTTCATGGGATTGCAATTTGCCAAAAATAAAATACTTGACAGCAAAGCAACAGAAGCATTTAAGAGCGGACAATATGAACTTGCTTCTTTTTATAGAAAAGGATTGCGCCCGACTCTTCATGGTATGAGTCCATATGAAGATGTTCAAGATTTAGATGCTTTAATGCCTGACAGGGAAAAAGGTTATTTAGAAGCTTTTATGAATGACCCTGATCAATCAAGAAGAGTTAATGCAGCTCAAATAACCACTCCGTATATGTCTCAAGCACTACAGGGACAGTACTTAAAACAAAGATTGGAAGAAAGCAGAGATTTTGAAAGATTGGAAGAAATTGAAGCTGACGCTCCAGCTATTAGAGGTATTAGTTTAAACGAATTTACCGGCTCACAAATTCCGGATAGGAATTTTGTCGGTTATGCTCCAGGTGTAGATTTGAATGCTTTGAAAGTTAAAACAGTGAATCGACTTGGGCAGAATATCAGGGATTACTCTTTATGGCGAGAAGATGAAATATCTGCTCAGTTATTAGACAAGTCAATGGGCGGATTATCTCCGTATAATACATTTGATTATGCCAATAGAGAACATTCGGCCGGAATATATAATTTGCAGAAAAAACTTTACCAACTTGGTAATCGAAATTTGAATATAACAGCAGTTCCGACAAGTGGATCTTCAAGTATAAATTTCAATATTAAACGAGATGACAGAGAAGACATGAAGTCGCTCATGCAACAAGAAGGTTACATTTCTTATTAAAACGGATAACAAATGATTAGTACAGATATTGATCGCGATCTTGGTGTTTCCGAAGCCATAGGCTTTGCAAGTTTTGTTGGCGTAGGAAGTATATTCGCCAAACAAATGTATGACACTTATTCTCAAATTAAAAAGATGAGAAATGCATACAAAGATGTTGGCGGTATTATACAGAGTCAATTAAAAAACAAGATAGCAAATAACGTTACTCTAGAAAATGTATCCAGGCTTGGATATAGTAAGATAGCGCAGTCTAGTGGGTCTAATCGTATTGTAACTATTGACAGTACTAATTTTAAGAGTCTTATAAAAGACTTAGATAGGAAGACGTACGGCAATAAAACAGCTGGTTATCTTAAACATATAATGGATAAGGTGGGTGGACAATTTAATGTGCATTATGGAGAAAATAATCGGATATTAAAAATAGTAACCGCCGCAGACACTCCTACTACTATAATTGATTTTGCAATAAATAACCGCATTAATTATGGTGGAAAATTTAATACACATACAGCCTTTGTTCCGGGTTATTTTTACGATAGCTCTGTTTCGGCAGGAATACTTGAAGGTACTATAAACAGAAACACAATAAAGAGTACATTGCAAAATAACTACATGACATATAACGAAGCATATTTAAGAGACGTGCTTCACAATATAAATACTCATAATTTTCATTCTAATATAAAAGCCGTAGAAAAAACTGCAATAGATTTTTCTAAGTTCCACTTAATACCCGGATACGAAGAACCCGGTTTGTCAGAATTGGTACATATGAATAGTATGGAATTTTTACGTTATGACAAACGAGGATATCTTAAAGAATGGAGTGTTTATGACGATAATAGCATAAAGTTTGGAACGATGATAAACGAGCTTCTTGCAGGGCAAGGAAAACTCCCTATTACATTTATGAAATCACAGAATGCATTGGCTTCGAACGGATTCTTAAATCCGTTTGCCGTAGATCCTGAATTAGAAGGATTCGTAGATAGAATTGTTAATATAATGGGAGCTTCGGGTAATTCCACCGCACATACCATCAACGGGCAGAAAAAAATGTTTCAGGCATTTGGTCAGCCCACAGAAATAATAGATGCAGATGATTTTAAGGTTTTAGGCGGAAATGCACTTGCTGATGGCGGACTAAAAGAATACAGAGAAGCTACTAATTCTACTGCTGTAACAGAAATGCAAATTTTAGACAATGATAAATTTGCCGAAAAACTATTGTATTCAGGGGATTATAGTGGCGGAGTTCCTTTAGCTATAGCTCAAGACGAAGGTTATATAGCCGACATGTCACTGTTAAAGAAGCATAACGTTATGCATGAAAACGTTAGAGTTTCTTTGGGTGAAGGACAAAATGCCGCCATGGTTACCGATAATTTCACAAGTGCTATGGAAGGTTTTGCTCTTCATGATTCTACTGTTGTTGATAATATTAAAGACGCAGCTCTTAAAGCTAAAATTCAAGCTGAGCTACAAACTACAACAAATAAATTTGAAGCAGCTAGAAATATTAAGTCGTGGCTAAAAGACCCTGCTAATGCCAAGTATGCAGACGAATATAATCAAGTTATGGTTGAAAAAATTGCTCAACTCAATAATGATAGAGCTTTTACAGATATTATTTCTAGGGAATACAATGGGCAATTAAGTACAAGTTATGTATTTGGCAACGAAGGATCGAGCGTATTACTTGGCAAAGGAGTTGAAGGAAGCACTACAATACATAGTGGCAAACATACTTATATCGGAGATGTGTCGTTTTCCGGCGGAGAATCTCGTTTAAAACTTTTACATACAGGTACTTTGCTTGAATCAGGCGGTAAATCATGGAGTCCGGCAAAAGACTTGTTGATTGGTGTTATGGACGGAGATCATTCTGCAAAGCAATTCTTAAAAGATAGAATGTTGATCGAAAGAATTTTGAATGATGATCCAAATGCAATGGCTCAAATGGAACAATTTGCATCTAATCCAAATCAATACAGAGATGCCATAAATCAACAATATAGCGGACATGCACAGCATATAAATTCTTTTGTTGACCAATTAGCTGATATTAAGATTACAAAACACGGAGCTAGAAGCCTAGATCAATACGAAGGTCAAACATCCGCCAACTTCTTTAATGAAATGAGTAATTATATAATGAAAGAAATAGGCGCCGATAAATATGCTAATGGACAGTTTAAATCTTATTTTGAACCTATTCCAAAAGATGGTGTTGGCAAAAAATCTTTTGGACTAAGACTTGGTTATCATAACTCAGGAACACCTACGGGACACCACTATAAAGATACTCCTGTTGCAATCAACAGCATTAACGTTAATCGTCTTCGTAGTAATGATTATGAGGATGCCGCAAAATATCTTGAGAGTTATTATAACTGGGCTGATTACGATGCTCTTCTTCAGGAAGCAATGCCTATGATTGATCCTAAAAGGATCAACAAGAATACGCATGTTGGATTCTCTTTGGATAAATTATCTCAGCAATCAATAGATATTTTATTCGGCGCAAACGGACAATCTGCCCAAGAATCAAGAGCGCATGCAAATTATTTGGCCAAACAACTACTTGGTATGAAAGACGTAAGCGACAACACAAGATATTATATTCAAGTCAATAAAGAGCTTGGACTTAATATGATGTTGCCTTTAACCGATACAAATTATACACGTGAATTAAATCAAGCCAATATGGAAATAGACGGACGCCCTATGTTTAAAGAATGGCAGTCCGATATATATAGTTATATCAACAACGTTAGAAGCGGTAAATTATCTGAAGATGCTATTAAATCACAGCATAGACAACTTACAACAGATATACTATCAAGAATTTTTAATCCTACGAACTTTACAAAAGCTATTCATCCAAACGCAAGATCATACAGGGTTGTTTCTGACGAAATGTTCAGTCCATCGATGATCGAAAAATTAATACAGGATAATCCTGGACAAAGAGGCGCAATTGAAGGTGTTCTTCAATCCTATGGATTGAATTTACAGGATATGAAAGATCGCCCTATTGTATTTATGGGAAACGAAGATTTTGAAAATGCATTAGATCAAGCTCCAAAAGAATTATACGATAAATACTTTAGCGGAGAGGCTCTTGATAAAGAGTATAGAAGACTTGAATCTGCAAGTCCAGGACTTGATGAAAATGCTTTAAGGGAAGCCACGATAGCCAATCAAAGAAAAGCTATACAGGCAGATGGGTTGTATTCTATTATAAGTAGAGAGCCTTCTTATTCTGCCGAGGGTACCGACATAGGCAAGATTATACATGGTCCTGAATTTCAACGAGAGCTATACGAAGCTTCCGGAAGAAACGTTGCATTGGAATCGATAGATAATCAATGGGCTGGCGAAAAAAGTGTTAGAATCAATGACGAAGCAATGCAAAGAATTGCTGGTGACTTGGATGAAGATACGTTAAAAAGCGTAATTATAGATGATGAAGCGGTAAGACAAAGTACCGGTGATTTATACAAAACCAAAACTCCTTATAAGTGGAAAAGAATGGTTGGTAAAAAATCAGGATTCAGAGGCTTTGCGGGGAACAAAGATATAATGACTACATATCTTGGCTCAACTCAAACTGAAAAAGAAAATATCGCAAAAGTATATATGAAGGTTAATACCTATGGAACTTCGTTCCATGGTTCTGATGCAAATATATTTGCTGATAGTGCCGAACTTGCTTCCGGGCGTGGATTAAGTGCTTCTGATAAAAGATCACTGTTTAATCATTTTATTACTACTGCTCCCGAACGTGCTATCGGTGCCAAAGGTATCAAGACTCCCGAACAGGCTGCTGAGTTCTTAAAGATATTTGATTCAAATGTAAATATCGACGATAGGGTTAATCAGCTATTAAATATGGGCTGGTCCCCTAGCGAAGGAGATACCGCAGCAAGACAAGCTTTGTTTGATGTACTGCCTGACTCTGTTAAAACAACTCATGGTATAACAGATGTAACAAGTCCTAATTTAAACTTGATGCATTTATTTGAAAAGGACGAACTTAAAAAAGCTCTTGAATATGGCGATACTATGTCTGCCAAATATAGTCAGTATTTCAATAAAGGAAAGCTGAATCCAAATCAGATAGATCAAATGATTACCGCAATAATGGATGCTCATAGCACTGGAAATGAAACGAATATAAAGATGTTATCCACGTTGCTTGCCGGTGCAAACGAAAAAACAAAATTGCAAACTGCCGGCGATGTTGTTTCCGGTGCTGTAAAAGGACTTATGAAAAATAAACTTGCTCTTGGTATTGCCGGCGGAGCTATCGCAGCAAGTTACCTCTTAAGACCAAGCAGTACTGAAATTAAGAACCAAGACACAAGGGAAGAATCAAGAAGAAAAGGCGTTATACCTAAAGGCGCGGAGGCAATTGATCCCCCTATGGCTAGCGTATATAAACCTCATGCCAGAGGCATGCAGTACAACGTTTCAGGACCTATTAGCGGATCTCAAAGCCCCGAAGCTTTATATCAGTCTAATTTTGGTATGCCTGTACAGAATGCATATATAGATAGAAGTGCATCGGCAGATTTAGATTACATTAAACGACTACAACAAGAAGATAAATATAACGATTGGAATAGAAGATGAGCGTAAATATTAAAACAAAAATTACATCTAGTGAATTAGATCTAGGTATAACCCTGTCATCTTTAGAAAATGATTGGTATTCAAATGTAAATGAATATCTTAATAGTGATGAAAATATTATAGCGAAATATCATGACTATCAAGAAACTTGCAGCAATTTGGGTTTATACGGATTAAACAATGAAAGGGAAGATGTTCTTAGAATAAACGATTTGTATTTTAACATACCTCCTACTTCGATAGGCGTAAATATATCAAATAATCACATAGATATTCCTCAGCTTAGAGGCAAAACTAGTGTAAAATTAGATACTGGACGCGGTGAAATATCTTTGTCTCTATCATTGGTATTCTGTGATAATGCTCTTCACTCAAATATTGTAACTTTAGAAAACGAAATTAAATACAAGCTAATTCCATTAATGATACAATTAACTACTATTCCGTTTTGTGAAATTAGTAATTCGTATATATTGGAAAAGTTATACAATCAGATACAATCATCTAACTATCAAGATGATCAAGGTCAAAAAGCTACGGCTTATTCTCCGTTGATGTTTACATATGTAGGTTATAATTTATCTACTTCGCCTGATACACCGCGCATGGTATATCTTCATCTTCAGTTTTTATTGTTTAATTACTATCCATATATAAATAGATTGTTTTATGTAAAAGATTACGCTCGAGATTTTGATGGTATTATTCAGGTGGATGAATACGGAAGAAAATATGTAGATGAAATTTGCGCAAATCCTTTTAATTCAAATGCCTTTCAAGAGTTTTATGCATTAGAATTTGATAGATACGATAAACGATTACGAGATTGCGGAGGACAAAGCATAGATAGTTACGTTCACACATATTCTAAAGATATGACTATGATTCTCAAGTATAACACATATACTATTGTTCCTATTGATTATCTTGATGATTCGATGAAAAAAAATGTTATGGCTAAAATTAATACAAGACCTCTTGGCGCGATGAAGTCTCAAACAATGTCAAAATTAACAAATGGAGCAAGTGCAAATAAACCTAAAATGCTTCCGTTAAATATAAATCCGGGCGAATATACTATTGGCCCATTTTCATACTATAATGCTTATAGAGACGGTATTACATTCAGAACTAAAGATGGTGTTCCGTATTATCATCAAGGAATTGATTTTATTGTTCCGGAAGGAACACCAGTATACTCTACCATAAAAGGTAAAGTAACTATAAATAAAAATGATAAAGACGGATATGGAAACTACATACAGATTTCGAATGATACTACGGCGATTAGATTCGCTCACTTAAAAGAACTGTCCTTTAAAAAAGTTAATGACGAGATTAATGTAGATGACTTGATAGGTTATGTCGGTAGTACAGGTACTTCCTCTGGAGCTCATCTGCATTACGAGGTCCTTTTGTGGGATAATACCGCTAAATGTTGGCAAAAAGCTAATCCTTTTGATGCGAATATACTGAATAAAGATTATTACTCTTTGTCTTCTTCTAATCCAAATAGAACTTTTAATGTAAAAAAACTTAGATTTTCAGATAAAAAATTTCCAAGTGTTGTAGTGGCTAGCGATACCGCTACGTTTAAGGCAGATAAAAATTTATCTGCGACAATAACTAATAAATATGACAATATAATAAATGAAGCAGCAAGCAAATATGGTGTAAATCCCGTTCTTATTAAATCGATTATATCTGTCGAATCAGGTGGAGATCCATATATAGAAAGTGAAACCAAGAAGAAGCTGACTAAAGATGAAGCAAAAACATCAACAAAAGCTGTTGGACTTATGCAGTTAACGCCTGATACTGGAAAAGCTTATGGATGTCCTCCTGAAGATAGAATTGATCCGACTAAAAATATTATGGCCGGTACAAAGTATCTGAAAAAATTGATAGAAATATTTCCGGGCGACAATGATTATAGATACGTTGTAATGTCGTATAATTACGGTGACTCAAATGTTAAAAAGATGAAAAACGGAAAAATAGCTATACCGTCCAAATTAAGTAATTACTACATGAAAGTCACCAACTACATGAAATTATATGGTGGAGATAATTTTTATTCAAATAATAATGCTCCCGGCGAATATACAGATGAAAGTACCGATTCTAAAGAAGAACAAAAGAAAAAGAATTACAAAACAATAGGAAATCCAACCGAAGAGCAATTAATAACTGTTCGCAAGCAAGTCCTAAATGCTCTTAACGATCCAACTAAGTACGAGCTTGCCATTGACCATAATAGTCTTAAAAATATTTATATAAGAGAGTTTCATTCGGAACTTATACAGTTAAATACAAAAGATTTGGTATTGTTGGGAATCGAGAGTTCCGGCATGCATAATGTTCCGCGTATTCCTATTTCCGGTTATCAATATTCAACCCACCAATATGTTGGCGGACAAATAAAAACTATTAGTTTAAATATGTCGTCTATTAGTAAGATTGGTGATATGGAGTTGGCTAAAATACAGAAAGTTATGGATATTGTAGAGAATAATGCGCGTAAATATTCTTCTGTTGCCGCTATGGATGGTATTCAAATAATAGAACCATATATTAATACGGTTTTAGGAGCAACTCATCTTGCTCTAAGCAATTTAGCTATAGAAACAGATGATACGGCTCCTGGTGTATCGAATATAGCTCTTCAAATGACAGATTTTACATTCGCTAAAGAATTTGCCAAAAAGGAATATCGTTTTGATTTCGAAAAAAGAAGACACTCTACAGATAAAATAAATGCATCATTAATAAAACGTGTTTTAGATGACTTGTTTCATAAAAATAGTGAGTTTTCTTTAGGCGTTAGAGTAAGCGAATGTAAACTTCCAGTGTCATCAACTAGTATAGCAATGTCTAATAATTCATATTCATCTGGAAATACTTCTGGTGGGAACTATATGTCTTCATGGATAGATGGCGGCTCTAATAACAAAACAAATATAATAAATACTTTACAAAACACTGATGCTTATAATTATATATTTAAAAATAATGGCAAAACAACATCTATAAAACTTAAATTTTATATTGAAGAAAAAAATAAACAGGATTCTCCTAGCGTTGAATATACTAATCAGAAAAGAGTATTCTGGCATCTAGCTGATTATTTAAGCAAAATAAATAATGTTCAGTCAGGATATGTTGATGCTTATGATGTTTTCCAAACATTAAAAGACAAAGCCTCGATAATATTAAAAGGCGATCAAACAAATGGGATTGATCATCTTGATAAGTGGAAGGAAATATTTGGATATATTGGAAATCCAAAAAACAAAGATGAAGCAACTGCATTGTATGAACTTTATGATGATTATATTCAAAAAGATATTTATTATCTTTTAACTTTATACGCTGATTTTGAATTATCGCTACTTGATGAGTTTGAAAAAATATATTCTTCCGCATACAATGATTTTTATCTTCCTCCTACTATTAATCCTGATTATTATTTCTATTCAGAAAATACAATGATTCTTTCTAGTGTTGAGAAACAAAAAGATGTTGAAAAGCGAAAGAATAAAGCAGCAGATGATTTGAAGAATGATTATGAAACAAAATGGCGCGGACCATTTGCAGCTAGTGATTTCTTTAACGGAAATGAAAATACTACAGATATTCCCGCTACAAGTATAGCCAGAAAAATGGTTGAAGGTATAAATACAGATTATTTTACCGGCGGACCAAGAGCTAATTTCCAGTATAATCAGTCATATACTGTTACTGGTGAATTAGAAAAAGATAAAACAAGAACATCCAGCAAATCAGAAATTTCGTCATCAAAAGAAACAGCTAATCACTTTTCTGCTGTTAATAATGCTATTATAGGTTACGCCAGGCCTGCAAATGAAGACGATACCGCATCTGATGATGATGCTTATGTGTATGGAGAATTTTCATTAGATTCAAATACTTATATTGATAATAGTAAAATTAAAATAAACAGCGATAAAGCTGAACGAGATTCTCAAGGTAGCGATATTCTTAACAACAATAGAAATAAATGGCTCGCATATGGAGACGATGTATCGCTCGCGAGAAATATGCATTATGAAATTGCAAAAGAAAATAGCAAAGCCGATAATGTTGTTGGAATGCATATGGCGTTTCCTGTTTATAAAGTGTATGTTATGGAGGATGATACTGACGAATCATTGGCTTGGACTAGACAGACTGACTTAAATGATTTTTACGGATTAAACTCTATAGTTGAATTAAAAGTATCAATGCATAATGATCAGCCCGCCGATATGCTTATTGTTAGATTTGTGGATATGACCGGTAAATTCTCTTCAGCTAAACACAAAGCTTATCATGGTACCGAGAGCAAAGCTCTCGACAAGCGAGACGTTGAGCTTGAAAATCCATTGCGCGGACTCATGCTTCAAGAAGGAACAAAGATTCAGTGTCGTATGGGATACTCTAACAATATCAATAATCTACCTATTGTATTTAATGGACAGATTGTATCGATTGAGCAAGCTGCAAATGAATACACTTTAATGTGTCAGTCATTTGGTACTGAATTGGTATATGATGTTAAAAATCCTGATGGACCAAAAGATATTACACAGTTTAACGCCGAAACAAAAGAAATATTAAACTGGGCGATTACGCGCCCCGAAATAAAGAATTTTGGTAGATGGAAATTGCGAGGTAATTCCAAATATTTTGTAAATAGTGGTGAAGTTGCTATTGCTCCTGGTACATATGTAAAACTTAGACCGGATGGTACAACGCAGCGCGTTTGGTCATGGCTTAGAACTGAAGCTGACTTAAATATTCTCGCTCCGGAAGAAAGTCCTTGGCAAGGCTGGGACTTGATAGCTACATCGTTTAAAGAATCTCCTTTTAATACTGTATTTCAAGTAGCTAATGGTCCGGCTAATTTTTTTAAAGCTTTGTTCAAAGCTTGGAACTCAAGTTATTATGTTTATCGAATGACTCCGTGGGACATCATTACGGATATGACATATAGATATCCTGGATATGTAGCCAAGGTCCTTCCATATGAAGATAGAAATACATTATTCTATGGTCCTCCCGACGCTCCTTATTATGCCAGAGCTTATACTATGACTGAAAATATAAAGATGTCTAAACTATCAGATGAATTATCTAAAGCGAATAAAGAGCTTAATGAAAAAAGAAATACAGATGAATACAAAAAATTACTTGTCCTTAAAAAAGCCTATGATAATACCAAAATAGAATTTGACTATTACAACAACAAAAAAAATGAGTGGTATACCACAACAAAAACAGTTAGACATATTATTTTTAATAATTTATATAAAAGATGGATAAGTTATAATGAGGCTAACAAACTTGCAAAAGCGCTCGGATACTCAGACAGTAATGATATTAGAAATTTTAAGAATATATTTTTACAATACAGCAATGAAAGCGCTCAAGGTTTAATCGTAAATGATTTTTATAAAACATATAAAGACATATATAATAAAATATACAATGCTTTAGCTAATTATACAGCTACTGAAATAAATCCAGCTTATGAAAAAAACTATAATATAGTAAAGCAATATAAAGGATGCATAAAAACAATGCGTCAAAGACATGTTGCGAGTTCCATGCGCAATATATCTGCTAACTACATTAAAGCTGATTATAGAGATGTGTATACTAAGGCTACCGTTCATTATTCCGTGCCAACTGATTTTGAAAGAAGCAAAGCGGCATCTTGGGGTGATTATTCTTGGTCTGATGGAACTGTAAATATAGCTATGAATGACTTTATACTCGAAGAAGATTATAGAACGATAGAGGTTGTGCGCCAAAATATAGTTACTGAAGATGCAGCCTATAGAGCCGGCGCTCATGAATTATGGTGGCAGTCTAAAAAACTATATAAGGGCGAGCTATTAATGCTTGGTAATCCCAACATCAAACCTTTTGATATAATCAATCTTCTTGATTATCATAGTGAAATGTATGGACCGATTGAAGTCCAAACTCATATTTTGTCAATAGCTCCCGGAGAAGGGATGCTGTCTTTAATAGTTCCGGGCATGGTATCCAGATTCAGCGACTTAGTATCTATGAGTATGGCTGACGCCGAAGAATACATTATAAAAGAACAAGCTAAAAGCGATATGGATTCAGAAGCTCCTAGTGTTCCTTGGTTAATGAAACAAGGCGCTAATTTAAGCGGATCAATTGAAATACAGAATACTATGACTGCTGTTTCGGGCGCTGTCGCTATGGTTGGACTTGCAACAATATTTACGGCAGCAGCTTTTATGGCTCCTACCGCGATATTATTTTGGGGACTACAAGCCATTATGTCATGGAAACTTAAAACTCAAATGGTCATGCTTTCAAAATATAGAGAACCGATATATTTACAGCCACTTATAAAACAAGGAGTTCCTTATGTTGTCGGTGTGAACGGTTTCAGATATGGTACGGTATGGCAGTATCTTGAAACACAGTGGAAACATTTTCACGAAGGTCTTCAGAATTATCAAGAAGTTCTAAGTACTGCCGCCAAAGAAATATTCGATGACAACTAATACTAATTAACTTTTATTGATTACACAAAAGATAATCATTAAAATTGATTATTGATTTTCATGGGTATCATATGGCTAAAAATGAAGGAATATGGATTTTATTGGATAAATCAGCAAAAGATTTTACCGCAAATCCAATGCCCCAAGAAGGTGACAAGATAATAATTGAATACAAAGATGGCGCTCCTATATGGAGCGGCATAGCTACTCTGCTTGGTAATAAAAATCAGAGCACACGCTCTAATTTTAAAGCAACAGAAGCCGGGCTGGATACTATTTACTCACCTAATTTCTTTAAGGTTATCTAATGCAAAGAGAAACTGCCGTAATATCAGATGTTAAGGTATTGGACGACGGAAGAATTCTCGTTAAGGCGTACGATAATAACGGAAGTCTTATCGGCGGGAAAATGCCTGACGGCTTTCAAGATGATCTTGAAGGTGACGATAATATAAACAAAGAAGAGTTTAAATATAAAATTCTAAAGTCTAATCAAGAATCTGAATCTGGTGTCAAATCTAAAGCCGGTTATGGTTCTATTTATGGCTCTGATTCAAACAGAATTATGAGCACGCAAGAATTCGGAAACATGATAGTAGGACCAACAACCTTTACTTCTCATCCGGAAGATATAAGAATAGGCGGAGTTTTTAGATTAAACGGACTACTTACAAGCACAATGCCTTCTACTATCATAACCCCTGTATCCACACTTGTGTTTGACTTTCCGTTAGCCGATACATTAAAGGAATTAGGAAAGGTAAGTGCTACTTTCGCAGGTTACATTGCGGCAATGTCTGCCGCTTCAGCAGCTTTTGGAGGACAATAATGAGAGAATTAATAGACTTGGTAGAATCTTATGATGGTGATTTAGTATTAGAGCCGTCAGGCGATTTAGCAGATACGGGAAACAACTATGCTCTTGCCGCAAATCAGCTTATAAGAACTATCGTTTCCAATCAACCAGGATCTTTTCCATTGTATGCCAGACTTGGTGCAAACCTAAGTTCGTTCAAAGGAAGACGCAATACCAAAGAAGTTGGATATGAGATTGCCAGAGTATTAAAAGAAATTATCCGCAGTAACACTTATTTCTTTAGTAATGAAATAGATATAGTCCCCTTCCCTACCGGTCCGAATTCTATTTCTTTCAGAATTAAAATAACTACTATTTCCAACAGTAGAGATTATATACTAACTTATAACAGCACTGACAACATGGTACGATCAACAGTTCTCGAAGATTATGATCCGCTACCGATTAAACCACAAACAGTTATTGTTGAACCAACTATAAATTCAAGAGCTTAACATGGCATTTTTTAATATCAATCCGACTACTCTATCAGGTGATTTACTTAAAACTATACAACAAAACACACCTATGAATGTTACTATGGTTGGCGGAAAACTTCGTACAGTCGTAGATGTTATAACAGATAATATGGCGCGGATGTATAATCAGTTCGACACCATATCTCTTAATAGTTTTGTGTATGGAGCTTCCGGAGAATATCTTGATTATATCGGTTCATTGTTTGGTTTGACAAGGAAAAAAGAATTCAATGCTTCAACTTATAATGACGCAACAAATGTTAAGTTCTATGTTCCTTATGGTACTTTTGGAGATATAAATAATAGTCTGCCTATTACTATTCCTTACGGAACAAGATTATGGGCGCAAATTGGCGACTCTATAGTTGAGTATACAACTACAAGTGGCTATAGCTTAGATCCTAGTGATAGCGAACAATATATAAGTGTTAGCTGTAGAACATCTGGTTCTGCTGGCAATATCAGTGCAAATGCTTTAAGATATTATGATAATATTGAATACGCAAAGAAAAGCAGTAATCTGTTATTGCTAACAAACATATATCCTATTGCTAATGGTGTTGACTCTGAAAGTGATGAGGATTTTAGATATCGAATAGTTAATTTTCATACCTCTTCAAAAACTTCAAACATGTCTGCGATTGAATCCGCCGCATATTCTTTTCCCAATGTTGCAGAGGTTAAATTAATCAAAAAAGGAGTCTCTGCAAGCACATCTTTGTTATTAATAAAATCTGTAACTCCAACAATAAGCGGAGCGGAGCTTTACGATATACAAGCAGCAGTAGATGCAGTATCTCCTGCCGGATACAAGATAAAAGTTATCGCGCCGGAATATCTTTATATGGAATTTAAATTCAAAATAAGTTTCGCTTCCACTACAAGTCTTGATGCCAAAAATGCTCTTAAATCTCAGATAGCAATTAATACTGGTTATTATATCAATAATTTAGATGTCGGACAGTCATTCGATTACAATGAATTCTTATCGTATCTAGTTAATACTACACCAAATATCGCTGGTTATATATCTTCAGGAATTATATCTCAAATCAATATAATCAAGCCGATTTTTGATACGACTACAAAATTCTCTGTGCTTGGCAATTACGAAATTCTTCCTACGCAGAAATTACTACTATCTACTTCATCAACAGCAATAGTGTTTGAATAATGAAACAGCCAAAACATCCAGTATATTATCCTGTAACTCAAAGCATGGCGAATCTTCTTCCTGAAGAATCGCGCGCAAGATTAGAAAAATATTCAAACTTTCAAGAACTATTAAATGCTTTCGCTAAAGTATCAGACGACTTATCTAATAGAATTACAAGGTATGCAGCCAATACTAATATTGAAACATTTATGACGGATACTATTGATTTGGTGTATTCTATAGATAAACCAAATCCTATCGGAGAAATAACCGCCGATGGAATAACTTATACAAAAAGCGAGAAAGAAACAATTGAAGAATGGGCATACGATACAGAGCCGGATTATTTTATTATAAAAAATATATTGGGAGAAGAAGCTCCATATTATAACAATTACGATCCAATAACTAAAATGTATTTTGGCTCATATATACACCCAACAATACATGTTGGTTCGGATGACCTAATATGTAATACGCTAATAATAAACGAACAATATTGGTATTCAACCGATGATATAGATCCCGATAATATAGTACAGCAGTTCAGTTACAATAAAGTTACTGGATATATTGAACCATATATAAAATTTAGTTCGGCTAATCTTGGACCTATTTTTTTCAATAATGATATTAATACTCCTTTTGATATCGTATCCGTTACACTATATGGATTAGATGATAATTTTATGCCTCAAGAAGAAGAGATTGCTTTTTTATATAACACTACTATTAAATCCTCTAAAAAATGGTACTATATAACAAGCTTTAAAATCAATCTTCCTAAAAATATTTATGAATACGCTATCAATAATAATGGTGAAATTAACTTGAGCATACTTCCGTTTGATGGAACTATGTTTAATTTTTATTCAAGCTATAGCCCTGAAAACGGCTTAACATCAACCGAATATATTGAAGATAAATTGTTTAAATACTATGATACAGAAAATAAACAATATGTTCCGTTATTTTACCAAATAAATAGTGGCGTTGTGGATGATTCTGATACACTTGAACAAAATGGTTTTATAGTCAATAAATGTATATTAGATAAAGACGATGTAAACAGATATATTGTAGTCGATAGAATATATGTATATTCACCGTATTCAACAAAAATAATTAGCGCTCTTCCTTCTTCATATTCTGAAAGATTTTATATTTTTGGCAATAACAATAAAATATTGTGGTTTGACAGAAGACAGCAATATTCTCCTGCCGGAAAATATATTAATCTTAGAACTCAAGATCCTATTGTAAACATAGAATATTATACAGAATATAGCGAAGACAATACAAATAATGATTATTTGATATTTAAAGGAGGATATAATAGATTAAGAGAAAGTCAGACCATTATAAGATATCGTTTTATAAAAATAAATATAAACGGTCAGCGCGACAAAATATTATATGAGCCATCTTTAAATAACGAATACAATGATAATTGGATAGATTACGACAATTCGTATTGGACGGACTATAAACCAAAAAACACTCTAGGGTTTTTATCTCCCGTAGGTAAAATCCGCAATGAATATGGTTGCGGATTATTACTTGAAATTTTAACTAGTACCGGAACAATTCATACTGATTATATTGTCATGGACAATAATATGGTTTATGCCAATACTCCTTTCGGCGATATTTCTAATGTATATGCATCTAACTGTGGAATAACAGAAGAAAATAACAATAATATTATTTTTGTCGGTAATACAGAATCGCTTCGTTCATACAGAATAAAATTTTATAGCAGTACATATTTTGAAACAGATAATAAATTATTGTTTTTAAATAAAATCAATGTATCACATAACAATACGCCTATATCCGACATAACAACTCACAATATATTTAATGAGTTAGATCAACTTGCGGCTTTAATTGGAGTTGAAAGATATGAAGGTGAGAACAACGCCATACTGTTAAAACGCTTAGATCATATCAAAAAATATCCGATTAATTCAACTGCGAACGGTATAGCAAATGCATTGGCTGCGAATACCAATATTTATAACCGCTATACATTTATTGAGTCATCAGCGAATCCAAGAGATTTTATTTATACTTATAATTATCCTATATTAAATATCAAAAGCAAACACATAAACAATGATTTAAACTCAATTAGTATAAATTTAACTAATATTAAGTTCGAAACAATATATGCGTCCGATGATTTTAATTTATCAACAAATACATCAGACATTCATAGATTGTGGTTTTCATTGCATCCATATGTAGTTATGCAGAATGGAACTAATGCTGTAATTAAAAATAATATCAGGGATTTTGTCGGGCAAAATCATTTTACAATTGATCATACGACATTAAAATATAATAATACCATTTATGATATTTCAATAAATAATTTTGAAAAAGTAGATTCAATAGAAAATCTGTCTTCTGGTAATAAAGTTTTTTATTATGAATTAAAATATAACGCATACTACAATATGTATTATGCAGAAGTGTTTACATCGAAACCACTTGAATATAATGACTATGTTAATGTTACAGCCGTAAATTATCCGTTATTTCCATGTAGTAGATATCATATTGTATCTGCGTACGATGTTAAGGAGTCAGGCGTAAAACTTCTTGATGAAACCAAAATTATCACCAATAATGATTTTATAGAAAAATCAGAAACCATATATCCTATTAAATGGAGTTAATTTAATGTCTGAGAACAAATATTGGAAATGGGATGAAACGGCGTATCCTAATATTCAGGAAATGAATGAAATAGTAATTCCGTCAAAATATGATGCCGTTATTAATGCAAAGTCCGCCCCTGGATTTGTTGAAACTCCTAATAACGAATACATTGTCAAAAACAACAAGATAGTATCTTTAAAGTCAGACAAAATATTAATTGATAAAAATGTTGTTAGTTTAAAGGGAAATAGTTTTCACGTTTACGCAGGCGATTATAATTATATACCTGTCTCTGGTTATTGGATTAACGCAGACCCTACCGTAAAACCTCATTTTTATATATTTGCCAGATATAGTGATGGAAGAGAGGAGTTTAGATTTTTTTCTGCCAAAATTAATGCCATAACATGCAATCATATTGCATCGATAAATCTGTCTGAAGTCCTTGGCACAAGCCCGGATGACGTATATATCGCAGGACATTTATCGTCTTATTTTAAGCAAGAAGTAATAGAGTTTGGCGAAGAAATAGAATTCAATGGTTCTACAATATACAAGTTTAAAATACCCGGAGTATTTCCATGTTATAAACTTTCCATTGAATACATGGATCCTGAAAGCGGTGGCTCTATAGTTGGATATGATGCTTATAGCGGCGTAGTATATGGAACTGTTAACGATGATATAATAGCAACTTTAAGTAATGCTAGGGTAGCTTCTGTGTGGCAGGTATCAAATTCAAAAACTTATAATTCTAAAGAATTAACTGAATATGTTTCTGTAAACAAAGTAATAGAACCGAATAAAATATACGGTATAAAACTATGAACAATGCAAAAAATGATATTATAAGATATAAGACTATTTTAAGTCAATTCAAGGTAATAAGAACAACCTATAATTCTTACGACTTAAAAGATTTCAGCCTGCCAAGTTCTACTCTTAGAAGTAAAGCGGACTCTATTATTTTTAATCTGTCCTGCGTGCAACCTTACGCTGAAATTAAGGCTTATAAATACAAAAACATAGTAACGCCTAGCGTTCAGACAAATTACGTATATATGTCTGTTGGTAATGGAATAACTCCTTTTACTATTGGCGAAATAGACAATGATTCTACAGCGGTTCCTCTTTGTAGCGTTGGTTCTACAGATGTTGTTGATTTTACGAGACAAGGACATTATATCTCTAAACAATATATAAATAGCAATAGTTTGTCCGCCGATCAGCTTAATTCGTTAGCAGATTATGGTTATTATGACGGCTCACCTACTAATGCTCAGTCGATTGTTGTTGTTGTAACTCCTGATTCACTTCCTGACACTACAATAAATATAATAAATAAAACATTAGAAAAATATTTGCCGGCAAATATTCACTATATGCTGTGCGATAGCATTGAAGGATTATAATGGCATTTTCTGGAATAGACTCTATTAATAGATACAATAAACCTCAAATGCAAATCAATATACCTCAAAAGAAATTTTCTTTTAATGCATTATCTGTATTTTTTGAATCTTCACCTATTTTAACAATAAATATATCGAATAATTACTTAAATATTAAATTATTAAACTTAAAATTAAATTATGGTTTTGTAAAATATGTTTATTTTTATATTTCCGGATCAATTATTACAAATAGCGATATCTCGCAGTATAAACCATTTGCCTCATCTTCTATAAGTAATAATTATCTTGATTATAAAATTGATTTAACTACGTTAGATGTCTCTCTTGAAAATTTTTATGTCGGAGCATTATTTATAGATAATAATGGCAATTATATTAAACAAGATAACTATCCATACATACTTCAGAATAATTATAAATCGAATACATCTATAACTCCGCCTATCGTTTCAAGTAATAACTATATATCAAACATCAATATAATTCCAACGAACAATATCGTTTACGATAAAGATAACAAACAATTGCTCGGATCTATTAATTTTAATATTTCATATCTAGGAAATGTATTCATAAAATATATATCTATTGATATAGCTGATCGATCCGAATATATAGAATTGTCTAAATACAATGATTTTAAATGGAAAAATCTAATTTTATATGAATGTGAATCCAATATCAATACTTTTAGCGTTGATATAAAAAATATTCCTGTTGCAATTATTAAATTGTATCATTCTTTTAAGTTTGTATTTTATGATAAAGACAATAATATAATTCCGATACTACCTTTTGATAACAAAATAATTGGTTCTATTAATAGTGACAGCACTATATCTATTTCTGATGATAACGCTATAATCAATAACGGCTTATCGTATTCAATCTTTTTAATGAATGATATTCCTATTGATTACAATGCTGTACTTGTATATCCCAACATACTACTATCGAGCGAACTATCTTCTGAATCCGATCAAAAATGTTACTTGTTATATACAAAAGACAATTCGTATTATTTAATTAATCATGAATTTTATGATTCGTCAATAGACGAATTAGATATGTTTATAGATGATAGTGTACAAGCAATTAATTTCGGAAAATCTCTTGTATCTAATATAAATATGTTTCCTACAAATCATATTTATAATATAGGTAGCGATATTCAATTTATTAAAAATTCAGGCATTAAAATATTGACATATTTGTCATATGATATAAGCAATACTTCTGATATATCTGTTATCTTGAAAAGCTCTATGAACACATATTGTCTTACGCGACATTTTTTTATTGAAAATAATTCAAACAAATATGAGTTCAACTTTTACCTCAATGGTGATTTTGTAGGAACAATTATTAGCGTTTTATACGACTTAAATATATATGAAAATACCGAATTCCCTTTCGTAATACGAGAAGATGATATGTTTTTGTATCCCGGATCTGATCCGAGCGAAGTATATCAATACCTATTTATCGAACCAACTATAATAGATATAAAACGCGTAAAAGAATATACGTACTACAAGTCCTTTAATATTTCAAGCAATAACAAAACTACTACTAGTGTATCTGATTTTTCTAGTGCAAACATATCTACAATTTCAGACAATGATATTGACGATGGACTAAAGTCAATGTTACGTTCAAAACAACAATTGCAAACACTAACACAGTTTATCGATGAGTAAAAAAATACAAGAAACCAAACTTATTAATGTTATAATTCACGACTTGCAGACATATGAAGTTGATGCAAAAGTATTTACAATTAGCATTACTGGACAAAACTTTTCAACAAAAGTTTCTGTTCCTGCAAAAACTCACGATACTCTTCCGATTGCTATTCAGTCAGAACCAATAATAGTTAGTGTTCCTCATAATATTAATTTAAATTACGAAGTAAGTGTTATCAATAATAATAATAAAATTGCTGAAAATTTTAATTCTATTACTAAAAATATAAGCACAATAATTCCGTCTCCAAATAATCTTGTTATTAGAGCGAATCCAAGTAGTTTTGAATTAACTCCATCTTATCCTGATCCAAACATAGATATTGCCACATATGAATTTTATGTTCTTGTTGATAATTTAAGGTATCCTGCTGAACTCGAATCAATACTTACTACTACTACTCCGCCTACACATAAATCATTATCAGACAATATGCTGGTTCTTCCTTGCAGACCGGATGATTCTATTAGAGTATGGTGTAGAGCAGTAGATACCGCCGGACATATATCTTCTTGGTATCCTAATACTACAGAAGGAATTACCAGTACTGCTCCAAGAAGTTATATCGAGGGTGACTCTCCGTCTGTTGTTGCTATGTTCGATTATATGGTTTACGGAGAAACTCCTGCCGGAGATATTGACGGCGAAAACACAATGTTTGAACCGGCTTATCCTATTGCATGTACGAATGGGGCACCCAAGGCCACGCTCACCCTGAATGGTATTCGCTTAAACCACGGCACAAATAATGACTTTACGTACGATGAAATTCGCAATGTATTATCGCTGAATATTACCCCTGTTTCTGGAGATATATTAATTATAGACTATTTGCGTAGTGTATCCAATACTTGACAATACTAATATTCAGCTTAAAATTATTATAAATAAAATTTAAATTTAAGAGGGTCAAAAATGGCTATTACTAAAGTAAGACTTCCAAATCAGATTCAAATAACTAATAATGTTGATTGGAATGCCAAAAAAATTACAAACCTTGCGGATCCTACTAATCCGCAAGATGCAGCCACTAAAGTTTACGTAGATAATGCTATACAAGGACTAGACTATAAGGCATCTGTTAGATGCGCCACAACTGAAAATATCGCTACTCTATCAGGATTATTAACTGTTGACGGTATAACCGTTGTTGCCGGAGATAGAGTTTTAGTTAAAAATCAAACAGATGGTATTAGGAATGGTATTTATTCAGCTGCATCTGGAGCGTGGACAAGAGCTATTGATATGCCTGATCCGTCAAACGCAGCAGGCGTATTTGTTTTCGTAGAGGAGGGAGCCACACAAGCAGATACAGGATGGGTTTGCTCTAATGATGCACTTACAGCCAGAGTAGGCACAGATGCCTTGATATTTATTCAATTTAGTTCCGCTGGTATTATTACGGCAGGACCGGGATTAGTAAAAACAGGTAATGTTATTAGCTTGGGGCTATCTACCGGTACCACTACCGGGTTTTTGAAGAAAACAGATGAAAATACTTGGACGCTGGATACCAATACGTATTCAACCACATCTCACAATCATACTCTTGATTCGCTAAGCAATGTCACTATTACATCAAACTCTGCTGGCGAAATTCTTAAATGGAATGGATCTGCTTGGATAAACAATACGCTTTCCGAAGCCGGTATTCAGCCTGCTGGATCATATGCATTGACCACCGGAACGTTAGCTCAATTTGCAACAACACCAACAACTTCAGCTCAATTGGCAGGAATTATAAGTGACGAAACCGGTAGCGGCTCACTGGTATTTGCAACCTCTCCTACTTTGGTTACTCCGATTCTTGGCGTAGCCACGGCAACAAGCATAAATAAAGTTACTATTACCGCTCCCAGTACAAGCGCCACTTTAACGATAGCTAATGGAGCCACATTAACCGTTAATGGAAGTGCAACTATAATAAATGGTACCCATTCAGGCACAAATACTGGTGACCAAACAATAAGTTTAACCGGTGATATTTTGGCATCAGGTGGAACCGGAGCTTTAGCAACCACTTATAATAACGTTGTTCCCGTGGCAAAAGGTGGAACAAATATAAGTTCCTATGCTGTCGGCGATCTTCTCTGTGCCAGCGCTGCTACTACTTTATCAAAAATAGCTGATGTTGCAACAGGCAATGCATTAATTTCTGGTGGTGTTGGGGTTATTCCAGGTTGGGGTAAAATTGGTTTAACTACACACGTATCAGGAATTTTGCCTATAGGTAATGGCGGAACTAATTCCAATGCTACTCCAACCGCAGGAGGCGTTGCATATGGAACTGGCTCTGCATATGCTTTTACGGCGGTAGGCACTTCTGGGCAGGTATTAACAAGTAATGCTGGATCCGCTCCATCGTGGACAACAATCGATATGTCATATTTGCCAGATTCTGTATTCAAGAAATCTGTTAAAGCTGCTACCACAGCTAATATAACCTTGTCTGGAACGCAGACAATTGACGGAATAGCATTGGTTGCAAACGATAGAGTACTCGTAAAAGATCAAAGTACTGCTAGTGCAAACGGTATTTATGCAGTTAACGCCTCTTCTTGGACTAGGGTCGCTGATGCAGATTCTGCTGCAGAAATTGCCGGCGCGGTTGTATCTGTTGATCAAGGAACTGTAAATGGAGGAAAATTATTTACTAATACATTTAAAACCACGGATACGCTAGGTACTACAAGTATGACTTGGGACCAAGTTATAACAGATGCTAGTCAAACGCAAAAATATTTCTTTGCTGCTCCAAACGGAGCTAATGGCCGTCCGGTCTTTAGAGCAATCGTAGCTTCAGATATTCCGACATTGAATCAGAATACAACAGGTAGCGCCGCAACCCTAACAACATCAAGAACCATAGCAATAAGCGGTGGAGTAACCGGTACAGCAACTGGTTTTAACGGAAGTGCGAATATAAGCATTCCTGTTACAAGTGTTGCTGCGTCTTATTTGTCGGGAACAATTCCATCTACTAATTTAACCGGAGCTTTTGTTTTTGGAGCAGAACTAACAGGTACGCTAAACGGAACGAATCCAACATTTACTCTTCCTTCTAATCCAAGCACCGGAACGGTTACTCTTTATGTAAATGGAATACGTCAGAAGTCAGGATCCGGAAACGATTATACTATTTCGGGATCAACAATTACGTTTGAAGCTGGCAACATACCGCTAAGTGGCGACGTGTTAACAGCTGATTATATCGTAGGATAATAACACATGCCTATAACTAGAGTTAGAAGCAAAGAGATTGGTGATGGTGGTGTAAAACGATCTGATCTGAATACAACTACTACGAATGATGCTGTTATAGCGAAAATAATAGCCGGAGAAAATATATCTATAGTCAGTACCGGAATTGATTCTGGTACTGGCGATGTAACGATAAGCGCTAACATTTCTTTATCTAGAATAAAAATAACTCAAGCCGCGCACTTGTTATCTACCGGTAATGTCGTCAAAGTTGATATTAATGGACTCTATAAAAAGGCTCAAGCCAACAATTCCGCTAATGCAGAAGTAGTTGGCTACGTGGATCAAGTTATAGATGCTAATACTTTTTACTTGGTAACACAAGGCATTGTAACCGGCGGAGTTCCTCCGGCTGATCCCGGCACAGTCATATACTTAAGCCCAAGTGTTGCCGGCGGAATGGTAATGCTAGAGCCTACTGCCGTAGGACAGATATCAAAACCGATAGGAGTAATTTTAGAAGAAGAATCTAAGATGCTGTTTGTTAACATGCGTGGTTATGAAATCAGCGAAGATGATACTTCCGGCGAATTTTACGATATTGTAAATACCTCTTCTAATTACACCACCAGTATTACCGACAATATTATTATGTGTAACGCATCCAGCGGCTCACTAAACGTTACTCTTCCTACCGCAGTTAATAACTCCGGCAAGCTTTTTACTATTAAAAAAATTGATTCGACATTTAATAAGGTATTTATTTTAACTCAAAATAACGAAACGATTGACGGCGAGCTTAATTGCTTTTTAGAAACTCCCGGCGAATATGTTGATTTAGTATCAGATAATACAAACTGGCAAATTATAGGCGATTGATATGATTAAGAAAACAACAATTACAAGCATGGATGATACATCATTGGATGTTGGCGGAAGTATTCTCGATATGCTTAGGCAGATATTTTATAAACTTTCAAGAATGACTTTTACTTCTATTGACGCTTTAAGAGTTTATGTTGAAGGCGGTTATGTGTCTGACGCTAGAAATTATCCGAGATTCACCCCAGAGACTTCTAATGAGTTAATTGCATATAAAGGACAGCAATACACGAATATACGATGGCAGCAACAAAGAGAGTTCATAACGGATAATTAATATGATACTAAAAGTTATATGGTTTTTAATAGATAATTTCGGCGATCAAATCTTATCTGCTTTACGCAATATACTCGGTAAAATAAGATATTTGAACGGACAGTCTGGTGACAATATTCGCGTGTATATGCAGGGTGATCCCACCCAAACTTGGTATAATTATCCAAGATGGGCAAATGAATCTTCGAATGAAATTATGGGTTGGAAGGGAGAACATTGGACAAATATGAGCTTTAATCAAAACAGAGGTTTATTTTTATGAAACAGAATTTAAGATTAGGTATAGATTTTCCTGTTCCTCAGCAGTTGGCTCCTATGCCATATTCATACAACTATCATGGTTCGTGTTTTGTTACAGGTGAAGAAAGATATATATACTGGTTGATTGGATACGGTAACAGCACTTTTTATAGATATGATACATGGACAGACTCATGGAATCAGTTAGCTTCCGCTCCTGTAGCTCCATCGTCTAGTGGATATGGATCAGCAATGGTGTTTGATCCATCAAAGCAAAGAATTTATGCTGTTTTTGGGAATAGCACCGGTTTTGCCTATTACGATATTAAAGCTAATTACTGGGTAAGTTGCGCGACTCTTACTGGAGGCGCTGCAAGCACTTCGCCCGTATTAGTCCATACCTGTACCGATTTGCATGCAGCTGGCAATGATGATTACATATATTACAATAGAGGCGATGCAGCTGACGTAAACCTATATAGGTATAGTATCTCTACCAATACATGGACTACTCTTACCTCTCATCTTGGTAGCGGCAATCATCTTGGCGCAGGCGCTGGTGCTTACTGGTTGTTCGGAGAAGATCCTGACAAAATAATGTTTTTGCGCGGACAAGGTACAAGAACTGCTGTAATATATTCTATCTCTGCCGGAGCTGTTTCTGGAATTCAGTACCTACAGAATTGCGGCGGAACTATTAATACCGGATCTGTTCATGCATATGAACCTACCACACATGAATTGTTTTGGGTTGAGGCAGGAATGAGAAACGTTGTTAAGTCTAGATTAAAAACTTTACCTCAAATGGATCTTGGAACAGCTACATCCGGGACATCTACGACTCTTACCAAGACTAGCGCTGGTTGGACTGTAAATAGATTTACTAATGCTGTTGTTGCTATTATATCTGGTACAGGCGCAGGACAAACAAGAGATATAGTTTCTAATACGGCGGATACTCTAACTGTTACTCCTGCTTGGACTACTAACCCTGCTAGTGGATCCGTTTATGAAATATACCATTTCGATCCGATAGAAAGAACCTCCCCAACTTCAGTTGGTACTAATTCGATTACTGTTAGCGGGAAAACTTGGGTAGAAGACAGACATGCCGGCTCGTATATCACGATTATATCTGGAGCTGGTGCCGGGCAAATTAAAAGAATAACATCTAACTCTGCCGATACCATTTACATATATGGATCGTGGAATGTGCAGCCTAATACTTCGTCAATATTTGAAATTAAAAGAAATCTAATGGAATTTGGTAGTGTATCCTCTTCTACATCAACAATAATCACAGATAGTACAAGAACCGGAGCTGAAGCATGGCCCGCTAGTCAATGGGTTGGTGCACAAGTAAGAATTTATGCTGGCACTGGTGCCGGACAAATAAGATACATAACTGCTTCCGCAGCAACAACTATAACGGTTGGCACAGCTTTTACAACTACTCCTGATTCTACTTCTAAATATGAAATTGTTGGCTTTAGATCAACTCCTGAAATTTATATCCCGTATTCAACATCAGCTTCTTATCAGGGCAATACCATGGCCACTATCTTAATAAAAGGATTACTGTTTGTTTATTGTTCTAGAAAAAATGCTCAAACGGATTGGTTTAGATGGATGTCAATAACACCTTAAGGATATTATAATGGGATCTGCTTTTAAACAATTAAATACACCAAATATTCTAGGTATTAATAGAGGTGGCACCGGTAGTAATAATGGCTCCATATTAAGTACATCTTCTCTTCTTAGAATTACTACTGCCGAAGGTGGAATTTTAAAATTCCAAGAAAACGGAGGCAAGATAAATATCGGCGGTGTTGTCGGAGATGGATTATTTAATATAAGAATATATGATGAAGATTATTATTCGTCTATTGCAACACAAGGCGGTACTGTTGAAAGTAGCTATGTTTCTGAGTCCTCTGGGACAGAAGTTTATGGTAATTCAACTAGCATGACTTTTAATAATGCTCCTGATAGTAGTTATGGATTTTTTGTAGTTGATGATTCTAATGCGACCGTTCTTGGAATATCATACTCTGTAGTTTATGGAATTGGTAATCAAGGATATGTTGTTTGTCAGGGAAAACAGCTATTAGAAGGAAAGACGTACTCTGCTGTACAGGCTAATAACTTTCCTTCGATATTTGACTTTACATGTTACGGCACTGTCACTAATTGTGTTATTACTATAAACCCTTTTATTGCTAACTCCGTTGATAGTTTTTATCCTGTTTTAAGCATAGGAAAAAATAGCGAAGAGTGGTATTCGGTATTCGAAATGAGATTATCAACAGATCAAAATAGTAGTTATTTCGGGTTAGGAGCTGGGTCAAAAACAATTCTTGGGTATAACAATCTTGTATTTGGATATAATAGCCATTCGATAAACACATTCTCTAATTTTAACACTATCTTTGGAGAAAATTGTCTTTACAACACACTTACCGCTCACAATAATGTTGTAGTTGGACGAAGTATAGGGCAAGGAAATTCTCCCGGTAATTTTGACAGCAACATAATGCTAGGTTTTAATAGTGTTACATGCCCTAATGTTTCGTCAAGTATTATTATCGGAAATAGCTCTCATTCACAAGCAACCCTATCAAGTATCGTTAATTTAATCACTATAGGACATTATAATTACGTTAGCGAGATTGGAAACAACAGTTCTTCATTTAATATAGTGTTGGGAAATGGTGCTTTTAATCCCACAAATACCAATTACCATAATACTATTATTGGTTGTAATGCATTTTATAATTCAGATGGTAGCTACAATGTTGTTGTTGGTAGTGATAATAATAATATAGCTACTGGTGTAAGATCGTATTGTACTTACATAGGAACACAAATCACAAGTAGTTCAGGGAATAAAACAAATGAAATAGTAATAGGTTCTGGTGCTATAGGAAAAGGTGATAATACTACCGTTATAGGTAAAAGCGCAACTGTTTATACTTATTTGTTTGGCAATGTTAGTATAGGCACTTCAACCCCATCTAATCCATTAGATGTAACTGGAGCCATTATTTCTAGATATAAAGCCAATCCTTCGTGGCCAGTTGATTTAAATGGTTATGTAGCAACTTATGTTTATGATAACAGCGGCACCAAGGTTGGAAGAATTCTTCCTTATAATGGATCTGCGTATATTGACTTGGCTATTGGTGATTGGAATAGCGGTAATCCCAATATTATGCTAAAAAACGGTGGTAATGTTGGTATCGGTATTGGAAATCCAACTGTAAAATTTGATGTAAATGGAACAATAAGATCAAACTCGCAATTAATTTCAACCGTTGCTCTTGGTACTGCTCCTCTTGCTGTAACTAGTGCTACTAAAGTTGTAAATTTAAATTCAGATATGCTTGATGATTATCATATATCCACAATATCTCAAATGGTTAGAGCTAATCATATGCTAACTGGCGGTGGAGTTATTAGCTTCAAAAAAGATACAAATCAATACGATACGCATATTAAATGGAGCCAGCGTCTTATATTAATCGCAGATGGTAAGGGTAGTGATTTTAATACCGCAGGATATTTTGATATTGTATGTCCGTCTAACGGAACAGTTATTACAGGAGCAAATGGTTCCAATATTACCGTTACAACCGATGGTGTTCCACTCTCCTCTTGGCAGGCATTGTATTATATTCTTCCGATAGGAAGTTCATCTGGTAATTCAGATAATGCAAATTTTAGAGTAGTATATTATTCTGCCGATATTCAAATACCGCCTAATTGGGTATTAATAGCTCATCATAATAACGACAATCATCAAATCATACCTAATTTTGGCTTTACAGGTACTATTAATTTTATGGATGGCGATGCCATGACAAATACCATAGAAATACGTAATGGCAAAATAGCTTCATGGATAATTGTTTAAGAGGAATTTTATGGATACAATATCTCATGCCGTTGGCGGATATTTAATATCTGCAAGTTTTGGACTCCATATGGAAATAAATATCGCGTCCGCGATATTCGGAGCATTACCCGATATCATAGGTTATGCCGAGAAAATAATTAAAAAGGATAATTTGGCGTGGAGTTGGTACGAAAAAGCTCACAACGAATGGATACCTTTGATGATAATCCCTTCTTATGGATTTCATGTATTGTTAGATAGCTTTACGCATGGCGAAGGTATGAAGTGGTGGAAGAAAGATGAGAGGTTGTGGATGGAAATTCTTTATTGGATTATACTCGTGATCTGGACATATATATTGATTAAACAATAATTGACCTATAATTTTTGTATTAATAAAAACAATATAAGGTAATATATGAGTTTACCAAAAATTAATTTAAATAATGTATTAGGTGCCGAAGGACGTTTTAATTATATGATACAGATAGAAAGCGCTGCTAACGGCATTATTGTTAACTGTAATGTTAATTTAATAGGAGAAGGTTTAGTCGGCGGACAATCCGTTAATAAAAAATTTGTTTTTAGTGGAACCCCAGAACAGATATTATCTGATATTACAGAACAGTTATCACTTGGTTATATTTTCGAACTAACAGAACAGGTACAAAATGAAATTTAAATATGTTGATTTATTGAATTTACATGAACTCAATCCAGCTATAAACACTGCAATAGAAGCATCTGATGATTTAACGTATACGCAGATCCATAAAATCAATAAATTATTTATGAGTGTTGCTGAAGTTGTAGATAAAAATATTAGACCCGCAATACTTGATTTAATAGGAAAACACAAAGGAAAACTTGTAAAAAGAAAAGTTGGAAAATCAGAAATACAAGATTATGATTTTGGCAAAAATAAAAAAGCTTTTGAAACAGATCAAGCAGAATTATTAAATGTTGAGATAGAAGTCAATATTCCTACAATGTACTTCTCTGACCTAGATGGCTTAAAATTAAAATCTAACAAATCATATATTGTGTCTGTATTGGGAAAATTTTTAAATGAAGATTAATTCGTTTAATTAAATAACTATTTCACGAACGAAAAGCATAAGCTTTTCGTTCTTTATTTCTACCGGACTATGAATATACTTACAAATAAACCATTATCAGATAGCGCAGAATTTAATTATTTACTAGATGAATTTCGTAATTCTGTTGATATCGAAATTGCAAAAGCTGTTTCTGTCAGCAATTCTTCTTTCGATATAATAAATAAATATGGTGTTCAGAGACTTGAAGATATAAATGCTCAAATAAAAAAAATAAAAGACGGTATTATTGAGATTGAATATGCCAATCAAACCGATGCTGTAATAAATATTGATTTGTCGTCTTCGAATTCTAAAGAATATACTTTTATTGATCCAAAAACAAATACATTGATAGGACAATCCTGTCGATGTATTTCCGGTAAACTACTACCTCTCTCTGAATCTTCATTAATAGATATCTCGTCTTTAAGTTATGTTGCAAAAACTATTGATCCAATTCATATGATCGATAGAAGTGCTAACGGACTTATTGATATTTATTTGTTTTCAAAAACCAACACTCCGCCCTTTATTAATTTTGACATATTGCATCCTGAAGGTATTGTTAATTATCTAAAATTAAATATTTTAAGCGAATATCCGTTAGTAATAAATGACGCCCATAATATTATCGGCGAATTTTTTATTCAAAATACTTTAAGCGATCCCGTAGAAACTACAACAAAATTTACAATCAATACAATAATTCAATTACAAGCGAAAGCAACTAATTCCATAAGTGATTTTAACGTCATTATAGATGATTATGAGTTATTGCAGATTCCTGACCCAAATTATAATGCATATAATTGGTATGTTTATAATATTAGATTTAAAATTGAAGAAATTGGATACATGAAATATATTTATCCGATGGTTTATATAAGCCCTGAATACAGAATAGATCAGTTGCAATCAATTGAAATCGATGATCTTGTAAATATAGGTACGCCTTATCAATGTACGCTTGACAAATATGTTGAAATTAAAGACTATGACCATAATAATCATGAACTATCATTAAATATACTCCCAATCAGAACTTACTATGTCTATACTTTTGGCAGTAATATTGATCATATTTATTTAGAAAATATGAAGCCGGCAAAATTAAAATTTTTCCCAAGATCTTCTGTACAAATATATAATAAGAATCATGAGCCAGAAGAGTGTTTTTATGAAGTTGTTGGCGATACTATTACGGCAGAAACACAGTATGATGACTGGAGGATAATTGAATACGATGTAGTCCCATCTTCCAATTACTTACAATATTTTCCGTATGACGTTGAATCTTATGAAGTATTAAAAGAAACTATATATAAATATTCTATTGAAGATATTGTCAAATTTGATGGCACAAACGAATATCCTCCGGATTCTTTAAGTGGAACAAAGTATTTAAAAATTAAACTAGACTACAGTATAAGACTTGATGATAATGCTATTACTCGCATAATGGACGATGGTAGTCCTATTAATGAGCAATATCCTCAATATGTATATTCCGGAACAGATAAAAATGTATATTTAAATGGCAGGATACTATATATTCCTTTTGATGTTGAAACATATCCGTATCTATATAATTGTGCATATAAAATCAGATATTACGCTTTAAATCCATTGTCTATACCGGATTTTAAATATTTCTTTTCTGGACAGGAATATGGTAAAATAATATCAAATTGGGAATATGTCAAAAATATGAAAGACTATTCTTATTCAACTATTAGATTGTGTTATATAGTGCGAAATTATTCTGATAATGCACCAAATATGCCTGCATCTATAGATTATATTAAAATAAAATACTCTACATTTAATGATACTCAAAATGCGTTATGATTAATCTTGAAAAAATACAAAACGAAGTAATCAATAATGATGTTTTAACTGAAAAGAAATTGGATGTTAATAAATTATTGCAGACAAAATCTATTTGCAGCGGTACTGTTATTAATGTTGATTTTCTAAACAAAATGTTTTCTACCGCAGAACAAGACATTGAGGTTATCGATACTGCCTTAGAAGAACTTTATGTAAATACTAACAATGCAAAGACTTCTATAATAGAGAGTACCGATAAACTCTTAAGTAAATTATCGCATCTATACACAAAATACCATACATATAATTTTTACTGCTCTAACTATAATAATGATATATATGGTATTGTTGAAGACTATAATTCTTATAATGATGTTATTGAATATAATGACGTTGAGATAGATACTGTTGCCGGCAGATTACATTTAAAACCTATTGAATCTACAAAAATAGATACATATAATATTTCCGCACAATATTCTTCGCCTACCGGATATGTTGAGTCTGGTAATATTAATAATATTTTTGACGATAATTCCGATTCGTATTTTTCATACGCCGATGATTTTACATCAAAATCTTTAACTCTTGATACTATTGTAAATTTTAAATCACAAAAAGTTATAAACAAAATATCAATCTCACCTAATAATTTCAACACGTCAAATTACATAACTTTAAATTCAATAAAATATTCAACAGATGGTGTTAACTACATAGATATATATAACGGAAATAGTGTATATACGGATCATATTATAAATTCCGTATTGTCAAATACAGAATTAAATCCTACTAATAACGGCGGATCGAATATCTTTAATTTTTATTTTCAACCAATTATTGCTTCTCATATTAAATTTACATTTACTCAAAATAAACTTCACCCTGTTGATAATACATACAAAATAGGTTTATTTGACATATCATTTTATAATTGTAAATATTCTGATTCTGGAAGTATAATTTTAAAAAAGAAAATAGATGATTTAAAAAAAGTTAAAACAATAAGTTTGTCGTCGATATCTCTTACCGATGTCGATTCATCCATGCTTAAAACTGACTTCTATATATCTTTTGACAATAAGACATGGTATCAAATCAGACCCCTCGAATCTTCTATTAAGAACGATATTCCCGAAATTCTATATATTAATTCTTTATGGTCTGAAAATAGTATTGATATAGATGACAACAAAATAGGTTCTTATCTGTATTTAAAAGTATCTATGTCGCGAAATAATAGTGTGTCTGACCTAAAAAAAATACTTGCTTCAACCACCTTAGTGGTAAGTGATAATTTTGATATCTCTAAAGAAATTCCAAAAACTATCAAGCTTTCCAATAAAGCAATTGAAGCAAGTATTAAAGTATTTGTTTCACCGTTTGTATCGGCCGGTAAACCTAATTATAATAAATTATCTATAGGAAAAGTTGTTAACAAACAACTAGTTTATTTACTGAATTCTCCCGTTCAATTAAATGGCACGGAATCACTTTATATCGGCACTTCCCTATTGGATAGATTCGAAACTGTCGATTCGTTATCATCTGCTAATATTTCGGGTTTTATATTAGATATTGAAAAAAATCAAATTATTGTTAAACTTGCAAAAGAAGAATTAAATAGACAACCTGGATATTATACTGATGATTGGCTTGATCCAATTTTGTCACAGTCCAACGATATTTCTGCTGGAAATCTTCTCGAGTCTTACGATAATCAAACTTTCTATCTTGAATTTCCTCACGATGTAATTAGTCCCGTAGGAACTGTTATTTCTCTTACAAGAACCTGTAGCGGAAATAAAAACAATATTCGTATTTGGCGAATGTTCGTTGACACTAATAATGAAATCATAAAAATAAATATTGCAGAGATAATATCTGCCGGGAAAAAGAGAATTCCTTTATCATATACGCCACTAAAGACTCATGATATAATTCTTGGTGGCGGAGCTTATTATCAAATCGATTTTAAAGATGGAGTTTCCGAATTTATCGATGCGGACGAATATGCTTTTTCTATTGATTATACAAATAAGTATCTTTATTTAAGAGATGCATTAAAAGTAGATATTAGTATTAGTTACACAGCGGAACGCATATCTGAAGTTCCATCGAGCGAATACAATCTATCTGATAATAACACTATAGTTCTTTCTAAATTTCCATCCAACAATGTATTATATAAAATCGAATATGATATCGTCAGTGAACTTTCAAGTAATTTATTTACTGTATCGTCAAATTCTACAAATACAAGTCTAATTATTGACAGCGAAGCTCTTGAAAACTACTTAAATGATATTTCTCTTAAAAACAAATATATTGTCGTTACTTACAATTACATGTCAAATATAGAAAACTTTATAAAAGAAATTAAAACATCAATCAGTCCAATTTTAGACAAAACTATTTTAAAATATGCTATCGTTTAATGATATAAAATCTAAAGCAGTTTCTACGTTTGTTGCCAAAAAGAATTTGGACAGCGGCATTTTGCCTTCTCTCGAAGAAGTTGCATCTCAAATTATTCAAGACTATAATGATACTGAAGTTTATAAATCTATGATTCAAAACAAACACTATATTGAACCAAAAGAAATAGCCTCGTCCGAAAAAATTAATTCTATTCAGGATGCTGTTACTTTAGATATAAATACTTTGTATGAATTTATAAAGTACTTAGCTGAATATATTAGTTCTGAATTAAAGAATGTATCAAATCAAATATCGGCAGCAAATTCCGAATTAGATAGACTTCATACTATACTTGATAATAAGATACTTGAATTAAAAAATTCAGATGGACTTTTTAATGTTGAAGAAATCGATTTGTTTAGCAATATAAATATTAATGATACAGACTCTGCTTATGATGTAAATAGTCGCATAATAACTGTTTCTAAAAATACAGACTCCATAGATCTTAATTTGGGGCTTGAAATAGAATCCATAAAATTTAGTCCTGTTACAACTCCATATCTATCGATTCTTCAGTATCCTAACTATCCATTCAGCAATATGTATGATAATTCTCTTTATACCGAATGGATAAGTTCTATTTTCGTAAGTACTTCTTATGTTGGATCCGTCGAAGGAAGACTTGATGTTAAATTTAGAAACAATATATCTATTAACTCTATAAAAATGATATTTGCTTCACTTAATACAAATTTAAAGTATTCGATTTGTGTCAAAGCGAATATAGCCGGTACTACTACATTGTTATCTCCGTATACTCAATATGTTGATACTGCTATTGTAGATTTTGAAACAATAACAACAAACAATCTATCTATATATATAGTTAGTGACAAATACTCTTCTATAAGCGCTTTGCGCGATGCTAAGGAATATAAATTTACTATGTTGTCACTATCTATAGGAAGCGTAGAATATAATCCGATGTCAAGTCACGTTATAAATTACTCAAAAAATTTTAATTTGTCGCAATCTTATTCCTTGATATCTACTGATATTATTCCTTCCGGATGTAAAGTTGAATATTATTTTGTTAATGAAGATGGTCCTCAAAAGATTACACCTATAAATCATGGTACGTCAGACGATAATTTTTATGGCTCTCCCATTCAACTTAAACAGGCTATTACTACAAAGAATATAGATTTAACTATTATTGACGATAGACTATACGGTAGCAATATAGCCTTTAGAGTTTCGAATGAATCCTATAGTCTTCTGCTAAGAGGCGTTGATACATTTTTAAAAAACGATAAAACATTGTCATGTGTTTTATTTAATCAAAGTTTAAATTCTATTATAGATTTTAAAAATACACCCGGCTATTTAAACGATAAGTATGTTAATTATAAGATTATACTTAATGAGTATTTTTATACTTTTACATTTGAAAATAACATTGAGAATATAAATACTTATTTTGATGTTTTTGATTCGTGGAAAAATTCCTTTCCTGGATCATACTATGGATCTGTTATTGCTGAAAAAATTGACATGAATAGATTTTTTAATGTTATAGATGATGACGATATTACCAAGTTTTATATGAATATTGTTAAAAAATCTGTTAGCAATATCAATAGAGATAATAATTATCTTTTTGATAAAGAACAGATTCTTCTAATTGCCAGTAATTCTACAAATAATTCTCTTGTGTCTAAAATACTAATCAAACTCTATTCATATAATAATCAAACTCCTGTTGTTAAACAATTAAAAATTAAGAGTTCTACATGGAATTAAGTAATATAGTTTCGGCCTCAATCCCTCTAGATATTCCCTATGGATCCCCTATTTCAAGTAAAGATTTAAACGCTTTTTCAGAGACAGTCTCTGCCGATATGAATAATATCGTAAAATTGGTTAATGTTCTAGTTAGATTAATCAATGGATTAAAGATAGATGGTTTCGACGCGAATGCTTTGGATTATAATTTATTGCCTAAAATGTCAAGCGAACATATCAAGTTATTTACTAGTACGTCTCCGAGTAGTCCGATAAAAGATCTTTTTGGCGATATAACGTTATTCGAGGCACTAGGAGTAGTTCTTCAGATACTGGCGAATATAGATAATGGATTAAAACATGGCATTAAAAAAACAAACGAATCTTTTACTGCTAATGTACCTAAAACTTATACATGGAATTTCAAAAAAGATGCTTTTGTTTATAGAGCCTTCAAACAAGATACTGACGGTAGTTATATAGATGTAACAAATTTATTTACTGTTAAAATCGACTCTTCTAGTACTTCTGTGATAGTAACATCGAGTGAGACTATTGCAGAAATTAATTTTTTTATTTGGCAACCTAACTTCATGTTTTAATTTGGGATAAATAATGGACGAATTTAAATTCAAACAAACAGATACCAACGTAACAAAATATGAATACGTTAAATTTATAAAATCCACTCCTAAAAATCCTCAAGATTTCCATGAAATGGAAAACATTCTTCGTCATCGACAAACATCGATAGTAAAAGAAATGTTTGGTAATTGTCGCGTTGGACTCACTCCCGAAGAAACATTCCTATTTTCCGGGACATCCCCTAAAACATTACAAATTAGAAATGCAGTATGGTATGTCGATGGATACAGAGTAAATATAAATACTACTGTTCCCATAGAAACATATTCAACCGGATATATTGTTGCTAAAATTAAATTTTCAGAAATACTTTATACATCAGATCCTTCTATTGCTATAAAAGATCCAAATACAAATAAATTAATAGAAACAAGTTCTAGGGTAAAATTAGATTGTGTTTTATCATATGCTGAAACGATAGAAGATGACAGTGCGTATGAAGCTACTGTCGGTTTATTAAAAATAACATCAGCGTTATCCTTAAACCCTGTAATCGAAGAACTATATCCATATATTAATATTAAATTCGCAGAAGCTATAGATATAGTAAATAAATCAGTGCATACTGAAGATGATAATAAAACTGTATTAATAAAAAAATTAACTACTTCTATCGATGAAGATGGTAATCCGCGAGTTATTATTGAAGATACTGATAATTCTAAAAGTGTATCATTATTTAGAAACCAATCTATTGATTCTGCTGCTGGAGCTTTTGAATTAATTAACGTTCAAGGCAAATGGTATCCTACTTTATGGATGAAAAGTGATGTCGATGAATATCCTCTTGTTTATATAACTCCCGATAATATAAAATTAGACAACGGTAATGGATCCATACTAGATATAACATACGACCAGATTGCTGTTGGAAATTCTTTGTCTAATATTTCTATTGGTTCATTTGGTATATCGTATAAATACTTAAACAAAACAGGATTTGAAACATATCCATATTTTAGCGGTGGATCTTATAAGTTTACTGCCATAGGAATTGATTCAGTTAATACTACGGCATCAAGTGCTTCCGGTGATACTGCTTATAATAACTGGAAATCTATTTCGTGCGGTAACGTAAATACTAAACTAGTATATCAATTTACTATTCCTTCTTTATATAAGCCTACGGATGGTTACATATACGTTAATCATAAAATAAAATCCGATAATAAAAAATTTAAAAGAATTATAACGGCGAGAGTATACACTTCTGTTGGAGAGATACATAATACTATTCTTGTAAAAAGATATAAACTAAATGGAAATAGTGATTCTACTATTGAACCGCTTAAAATTTTTATAAACGATATTACTGTTAATACGGTAATTAACATTGAATATACCGCTGAATTAGATGCTATCGAAACATACGAAACTGATATTAATACCTATATAGGTACGTTGATTTTAAATGAAGCTTCGTTAGCATATCCCGTTTTTTGGTATGTATTTCAAGAAAATGATATTCTTTTTAGTACATACATGGATATTCTTAGAATTGGTGATCATGCTTTGTACATAGACAAAGATAGTAGACTTAAACTTAAAAAGTTAAATGGAAATAATATTTCTCAAGAATTAGTTGAATTTAAAAATACTGATCCTACTATAGTTGGTGATTATACAGAGCCTGGCGGCAAACAAATTAATATAAGTAATCTTGATGTTGAAACTTTTGAAGCAACATGGGGCGGAGCTAAACCTTATTATGATATTGGCACTACTACTGTTAAATTACCATCTTTGTCAAAAGATCCGTTAAATAAAACAGAAGTTCCTGTTATGCCTACGCTTGAATATATGTCACATATTTGGGCTACAATAAATAATACGAGCGGTAATCTTCAACCGTTTTTACCGCAAAATACCTATTATGTATCTACTACTTGGTTAAAATATGGCAACGAAATTAATACTAATCCAAGCGTACATCCTTTTTATAGAACAATAGATTCGGCTATCAATGCAATTAAAGCCACCGCTACCAAGACAGGAACCATAATATTAAATTCCGGAACTCATTATATCGAAGGACAAGCAATTGATGGTGTATGCGATATAAGCGGATGCACTATTACAATAGTATCTGTAGATCCTAAGAATTCTATTATAGTTGGAGGTTTTTCAGATACAACTGCGTCTGCAAATTTATATATTAATACTAGTATGAAAACAGGAGCTAGTACTGCTAACGTAGGTTTTTTTATTAAACCATTTATTTCTTTCACTCAGGCAAATTCAAAAGTTGTTTGTGGCAAAGATTGTCAAATGATACATTCCGATAATTTCGCTATCGACAAATTAATTAATATCACAGGAACGTCTTCTTTTGAATTTTATGGTTCGATAACATACAGTAAAACCGCATGGGAACTTACTGCTAGTGTAATAACTAATACCTCTTACTTAATATATATAAAAGATAATGTTGCAAAAAATAAATTAACAAAAGTTATTATCGACGGAAGTATTTCTTCAAACAATAGATATCATGCAATATACATTGAAACACTTGCCAATAATGCCGAAATTAAAATTGGCGGAAATATATCTATTCTTAATAGGCATGTTATTGCAACTTCTGGAGACACTTATACAACTGCTAATAATACCGAACTTTCTAAGCATAATTCTGCAATCAAGATTATTACGGCCGGAGAATATTCAAATATAGATTTTACAAGTAATATTACAACTCAAACATATAGTCATTTAATACATATCAATCAAAATTCTAGTAGTAATACTCATTCTAAATTTAGTTTAAACAATAATATTTCGAACTATTGTATTGATGATGCCGGTTTAAGTTCAACTGGTGATAGTTTGTATGGACCTAGATCGGTTGGTCGCCATTTTATTTTTATAGAAAACTCTAATGGAATTGTTAAATCTAATATTTATAATGAATTACACTATGGAGTTATGTATGTTTACGGATCTTCTGATGTAAAATTTAACGGCACACTAATAAGTAAAAACGATAAATTTTATGATCAACCAAATACTACGCAATGTGGAGTAGTTCTTATCTCTAATAATGCTAAGTTGTTTATTAATAATTCAACGGTTGACAATAATCCATTCGGTGATGCTTCTGATGGAACATGGAATACTGCTCGTACGGTAATCGTTCACAATGGAAAATTATTTGTAAACAATTCTACGGTTAAAGGTATTATTCCTATTTCTATTACTCATGGCAATACGGATACCAACGGATATAGCGCAGTATTAAATAATTCCAAAGTAATACTTCGTGTTATACATAATAATTATTTTTCTATAGCTAAAGTTGATGACGGATCTGATGCAACTCACTTTCATGCAATTCATAGTACTGCTAATCGTATGGCTAGCTCTCAACTAACAAATGCTAATGCATTGGTATATAATACCTCTGATATAAATTATTACTTAACAAATGGTGCAATAAATGAATAAGGGCGATTTTTTAATAGCTAATAATGAGTTATATATTATTTACGATAGAAAACTTGCTATTAAACCTACTTTTTTTACAGTAAAAATATATTCTATCGAAGAACTTTTAAGTTATAAAGATATTAAGGCTTATACTCTTGATCTGAAGTTAACTTGGCCAAAACGAAAATCTATAAATCAATTATTATCAGATCTTATAGTTTATAAAAATATCTCATTAAACAATAGACTTAATTTTATAAATTTTATTAATAATAAATACAAAGATATTTTTGGTATAGAACTTATTGAATATCCTAAAGAATGTAATATAAAAAATTTACTACAGTCTAAAATAATTAAAGAAGTTAAAATTGAAATAGAGTAAATAAAAGGAGGAGTATTTTGGGGGCTGAAACGAATATTAACAATAGCTGTTTGTTGCATGAAAATGAGATCACAGAATTGCAACAATCTCTTGAGAATTTAAAGAAAACTACTATTACTAATATAGAAGCTAATATTGCCGGTTTGCGTCAAAGCAATCACAGTATTAACAACTCTCTTCAAAGACTTGAAGGTAACTTAACTTTAATTACAGAAAAGTTAGAGATGCTTCCTTCTATGTTTAAGAAAATAGAGAATATTGAGGAAATATGGATTGAATCTTCTGAGGAAGGGAAAATACCCGGCAAATTTAATTTGCACCAATTTCTAAATCAAATATCTAAAAGTAATGACGATTTAAATAAATCTGTTGAAGAATTATTATCTAAAGTATCAGAAGAAAATTTACTTGATTCTGTAATATCTGCTATTGAAAACGATCCACAATCTTTTGTGACTATGTTAAAAAAAATCATAGAAAAAGATGATTTGCTTGATGCTATGATTCAAGCCATTAAGGTTGATCCAGATAAATTTATTACAGCCTACAAAAAGATTAATGATTCTGTTCTTGTTACTAAAGCAAGTAACTGGAATATAAAGACTAGTAGTATATCCTCTGCTATTGCATTAATAATGACAATAATAAATATAATTCTCTTTGTAATTTTCGGAAAAAAACTCTTATGAAATTTTTAACATTAATATGGTCATTTATCAAAGAAACTCTTAATGGTTTCTTGCTGCTGTTTTCACCTACTTCCGGTATCTCTTCTATGAGAGTTCTTAGATACGCTATCATAGTTAACTTTACAATAGAATGGCAATATTCTATATGGGCGACAACAAATCATATCTGGCAGCCTTCATGGGAAACTATAACTTTTATGTGCGGTGTGTTTGGTATTACTTTTATACAAACCGTTAAAGAATTACAGCAAAAAATCAAGGAGACTAAAGTTGAAGAATAACTCTATTTGGTGGAAAGTAATATTACTGGCATTAGTATTCATAGCCGGATTTACTTTGTACATGAATATGAAAAACAAGATAGAAAGCCTCCATGCTAAATATGCCGAAGCTACAAAGCTTGCTCAGTATAATGATAGTTTATATTATGGTAGTATAGCTCAATATAGCGAAGTATCTGTTATAAATCATGAATTAAAAGAGAAGCTTGAAGCTTCTAATCAAAAAGCTTATTATTACAGCGAGATGTATCTTTCATATAAAGGAAAGTTTGATTCTATAAAAACAAAAAGACCTGACACTAATTATGTATACGTAGAATCCAAGTTAGATTCCACCGATCGAATATTTGACCTGTTCTTAAATAAAGACATTTATATATCTGGTTACTTTAATACCGTTGAACCATACATGTTATATATTAAAAATTTATGGCTAAAAACTAAACTTGATCTTGTTATTTCGCAAGACAAGGATGATTTGTGGTACTGGGATATAAATACTAATAGCAAATATCTAAAAATAGATAGTGCAAATGTAAAAATTAAACCATTTGTTAAAAACAAATGGGAATATTTTATTAGTTCTAACGTTAAGTTTTCTTACAATAAAATAGTTGGTTACGGATTTTCTGGCGGTTTAAAATACAAAGAGTATGGTGTTGGCGTTGGTGCAAGTATTTTGTTTCAGCATAATCCATATTATGAAATTAGCATAATGAAATTCGGAGCATTTTAATGTTATTCGATATAAGTATTTTTCAGCTTGTAATTATGACTATAATAAATCTTGTATTGTTTGGCATATCTGCAATCGCTAAAAGCGAGTTTAAACCTGAAGATGCTTGGTATCAAACAGAATTTTGGTTATCAAACAAGGATGCGAAAAAACGCTCAAAATTATTTAAGTATTGGTTATCATTCTTGTGGGATGGTTGGCACTTAATGGATTCAACAAGAAATACATGTCTGACTATTATTTTATTAATGCCATATATTGTAATCTTTAGTATTGCTTGGTATTGGATACTATTATTTATAGTGTTATGGTATATGATATATGGTGGTATATTCGAATTATTTTATCAAAACTAAAAACGGAGTTTAAAATGAAAAAGACCAAAAAGTCTGGTGGAAAAAAGTGCTAATTATTTTTAATTTAAAATTTTACGGAGATTAACAATGGAACCAAATTGTATTACTGCATGCCCTATTCAGGCAATTGCTATTGAACCCACAAGATACAAGCAAGACAATATCTGGATAGATAGAGATGTTGCTGTTGTATCAAACGATTGTATTTCATGCGAACAATGCGTATCAAGTTGCCCTGTTTCTGCTTTGTATATGGGAGAAGAACATATGGAAGTTAATTACTTTGAATGTATTTATCCTGAATGCAATGATTAATTTTATTAATTAAATAAATAGGTAATATCAAAATGACAACAGAAGAGCAAGTTTTATCGTTATCAAATCAGGTGAAAAGCCTAGAGCAAAAAATTGCTACTATGTCAGATGCTTTTGAATCTAAGCTAACTGTTAGAACTTTAACTAGAATGCTTGATATGCAAATATCTTCTCTAAGCAAAGACTTTAATAAGCTCAATACATATTTTTCAAGCGCTTGGTTTGTAGAGCTTGCTACATTTGTACAGGCATATGCTTGGAATATAAATGTTTCTGTTGAAAACAATATTGCCTATATTGACATTTTAGGAGTCATAGGATCCGACAATCTATCCTGTATGGGATGGTTGTTGGATTCTGCCTCCGATCCTATTCTTTTGGATAGCATAACTATGTCTACTGGCAGTGTAGTTAATTTTACAAGCCACGTAGGAACGTTTATTACCAATAGCGAACACAAACTTCAGTTTGAATATCCCGCAGAAGCTAAACAATTAGTTTTAGTAACTCCTGTCGGAGTAGTGAAAACTTTTAATCTTTAAAAGAAATCAACATCCGAAATATCCCACTTTAAACTTGCCATTATCTTTCTATTGAAGATATGGAGTTTATATATCAACTCTCTGTTTCGTTTGTTTGGTTGCCAAAACAATTCCTTCTCGTACGGATCATAGAATAAAAAGCCTAGTTTTTTAAATAATATGCTTCCGTCTTCAATGTCATGAGCTACTTGTCCGGCAGCTTCTACCGAACACATCTCCTTCAAAACAATACTATTCTTTAATGAGGTCTTTAGGAGCACGATCTGTTCTCCAGAATGTTAATGCCAATTGTCCTGTTCTGTGTTCTTGAATAACATCATAACCTTTTATTATTTTTGAATCCAACAGTTCTTCTAATGCCGGTTTAAGCATAAACCTAAGCTTTGTTAATGGCTTTGTGTTGCTAACTCCAAGTATCGTATAACACAGGTACGTTAATGGTATCAGCCCCATGTCAAACTTATACATCTTTTTATCCATAATTCTATAGAGCTTCTTGGATAGCGGATCATCTAATGAAAGATATGTATCATAATCTAGCGGGCGAATTAACTTAGGTTTTCCCTGGCTTGACATTAAACTTAGATAGAATGTACTATCCCATACAATTTCAACATATCTTGGAGCCTCTGTTTTGTGATCAGATATTCTTTCTAGAATATGATATTTTCTTTCCTCGTAAGTTTCCTTCTGTCTGTTATAATAGATATTTGTTTCTATCGTTAAAGTTACTAGTCTCTTTAATGAATCCATTACCTTGGCATAGCTCTTCCCGGCTCTTGTCCATTTAAGTATCTTGAGCAAATCGTTTAGTGTTGTTAATGTTATAATTTTGCTTGCAAAATTATCTCTGCTACTAATCTTCATTAGAGCTAATAGTACGTCTTCGTCATAATATTTTAGATTTCCTTCAATTATCAAGTTTCCTTGAAGACTGTTTCTATTAATTTTATTATACGTATTAATAACATACGATCGTTCTTTTGTCATTTTTGACACAATTTCGTTGTCAAAAACATGCAGCGGCCAATCTATTATATTTAATTCATCGTATGTCGTTTTACTCTCTGCTTGTTGCCAAAGCTCATCATTGTCAAAAATATCTTGTTTTTCCATAAAAGGTTCTTCCGCTTATATTTTTAAATCCCTTTATACAATATACTATACATTCGTACTTTAATTCGTATTTTTTATTAACTTAAGTTATTAATATACAATATTTTAAACATTTAACCTAAGCTTTTTGGTACGCATATACATTATTTTTGTACTCGTAATGATACTTTTTGTACGCAAAAAAATCATTTTAGTACGCAAATAGTCTTGTATCAAACCATACCGGTACGCAATTCTATTTCTTACTGTTTGCCAATTCGGACTTATAAACAAGTTATCCACATTTTTCAGAGTTATCCACATTTTAAATGTTTCTCGTTTTGATACATTTTTAATTTGCGAACTATCTTGAATTTCAAAATTGCGAACCACCTGTTTTTGTTAACCGTATATCATATCAAGTAAATTGCGAACCTGCACCGAAATATAATATTTTATACTGTAGTTTCAAAATATAAAAATTGCGAACCACCCTATAAATATACTGCGCATCGGAAAGAGGAAGTGAACCGATACGCAGTACTTAAGGAGGTCAGGAATGAAAGAACTTATTTTGCTGGAGAAACAAAATAAGAGAGATTAAAAAATTTATTTAGTTTTCTTTGTATACTGATTGGGATGCTTGTGATTGTTATTCTTGTTGGTATTTTCTTTTCTACCGTTCATAACCTTTTGTGGTTTTTTATTATTGTTGTTATTACTTTTCTGCTTTGTATTATTACTTATTTTAGCGTCAGCTTCAGCCTTTAATTTTGCCTTTATCAAAGCATCTGTAACGAGAGCTTCCTGCATGTCTTCCGTAGGTATCTTTATCGTCTCGTCAGGGATCTTAATAGTGTCGATAGTTGCTTCGCTAATAATTCCTTTTGGTTTTACTGAAAAAGCTACCATAAGCCCTATTGCTCCTAAAATAAAAGCAATATTTTTTGGTTCTTGTTCTATTTGAAGAATAGCTACTACTATAAAATATATCATAGCTAATGATATTTTTCCTAAATCTGATAAAATAAAATTTTTCATAAAAATTTCCTGTTAATAATGTATTGTTTCATGTATTGCTCGAACAGAATGTTCGCGTATTCTAATCTGACTAATTATATAGTCAACCTGCATATACAGAGATTGTATGTCACCTGTTTTAGCTGTAATCAAAAAGTCTTGTGCAACATCGTCTAGTTCACATTCTGACGGATGAAATGGGTCGCGTTCTGGATCTATATAACGAGTATAAGTTATTTCATCGGGTATTATACTAGTAACATCATAGCGCTGTACTTCTATGTATGTTCCGCCCATAAATCTTGCTGCCGCATATTCATTTTTGAATCTTGTATCGGGTATTATTGCATACTTGATTGAATTATCTACTAACCAATCGGCATATATAGCTTCCATTGTTCTATTAACCCAATAATCTTGCCCGAAATTATTTCGGCGATAATCAGTGCCCCAGAACTGTAACAATATAGAGTCTTTTTCTTTTGATCCGTAATATACTCCGCCATCCGGCGAAATATCGTTCTTATTGCACCAATCAATAATTGTCTTTTGTGTTTGAATAGACATTACTGGAACATGAAATCCTTTTCCCATTTGCGTATCGTTAAATTCTACGGTGTCACCGCGTCTTATTAGTTTAATTGTATCATTAAATTCTACTTCTTTTTTCAGGGCATCAGCCCAATGGTATATGCGTGCTCCCTTTAAACGGGAGCACATATATTCTGCGCAAACATCTTTACCTTGCCTTGCTTTATGTCCTAAAGCAATAATTTTAATGTTTGGTCTGTATTTTTGATTCATGTTAATCCTTTAATTTTGCACCTGTAAAACATTTATTATTATGATGCATGTCAAGAGCCATGATCAAGATAGACGCTTCGATTAAATAGCTTCTATCGTATGTCTTGAAGTATTTAACCACTAATTCGTTTATTAGATTAGCGTTAATTATATGTTCCTTCCCTTTGTATTTGCGGATATACTTAACGTGATTGGCATCTGTAAATTCACTTGCCGCTAAAAGTTGAAACATTTCTGCACTGTATTTAGAAAAATAACTAAAGTAACTATCGTATTTAGCCATTGGGCTTACCCCTTATGTTTAGTTTATACCAAAGACCTATATCCCAAGCAATTCATTGCTTCCAGAATACGATCTCTCAGTTGATTCAATAGGCTTATTGCCCTATTAAATATTGTCGCTATTATTTCTGCTATTTTGTTTTTCATTATGCGGCTCTCCTGTTTTGAATGGATTCCCACGCGCGCAATTGGTCTGATTGGCAGTGATGCTTGTAATCGCAATCATTATGTTGTCCTATCGGCTTTTTATCCGATAGCTCTACTTCTTCATGTTAGAAATAGTTCGGCATATATTTTTACCCTCGTTTTAACGTTAGGGTATCGAACACTCGTGGCGAGATTATATTTATTCACTCGCTATGCTCTACACTACCGATTAGCCTTTACGTAATCTAATCGGTTAGCACGGTATTAGCATCTCAGCCTTCACCGTTTTTGCTCGATTCTTTAGTAATACTTTCATATTACCCAGCCATTGCTACATAGCTGCAATTCCAATCGCCCGCATAATCTTCCCTATTGATATGAGCTTCGTATTTAGTTTTACTTAACTCCCCTTCTTCAAAAAGCTCCTTGGCTTTTTCATCGGTGTAAACCAAATCGAAGTCCTTGTCAATAGGTATTAATTCTGAAAAGGGTTTGCCGGCCTGTAATTCTTTTAAATCATTAACTACCTTATTTCTAAGAGTAGCAAATCTTTCATATATACTTTCAACGCAAAAGCGTTCTTCACGTTCACCGTTAACATATATATGATGCCGGCCGTCTGCCTCCTGTTTAACTATTACATCAAATTCAGTACGCATAAAATTATCACGTAACAGATAAATAAGTTTGCCGCCGATTAAATTTTCGTCATCCAAATGCGTATATAGATAAATAGCTAACTGAAGCAAATTAGCTTCCTTTGGCTTTCCCTTAATTAGCTTTCTATACTGCCCCCTACCCTTATAATGATCAAACAACCCATTATAACCATTGTAGTCAGAACCACTTTTGCCGGCGTATGTTGATTTGCATTCAACATGTATAATCCCGTCACCGCTAGGTAGATCCAGCACAATATCTATTTCGCCGGAAACGGATGATACCTTATCCCAAAATTTAACCGAGCTATTATTATATATCCCTGCCTTCTTGCATATGTCCGTAATCATATTCTCTATATACCTTCCGAACTCAAAAGTCCACATAGATTTCGCCTGCGGCGGATCTGATTTCGGTACCTTCATTAACCTATACCAAGAAGACCTTAAACAGCCCCCATATATTTTAGCCCTGCCTGTTTCAGGGTCAATAGAAACAGCCGAAGCTTCCGAAGGATACAACGAATCCCTCCTCGTTCCTTCATACCTCGATTTTGTAATCTCGGCATCTAGCGTGTTCCAAAACCTAAATTCTTTTAATTTCTCATAATTCATTAGTGAATCCTATTGTTAATTTCTTTTTTTCTTCTGTAATGCTACCTCTTTTATAACAGGAAATCGCGGCGGAAATATCCTCTGTTGACAGTCCTTTAGGCATAAACCTAACATCATTATACAACAAAGCCTGCTGATCATAATCCAACGAATACCAATCCGCCTCCTTATTTAAAATATCCAAATGCTCAGATACCTTTTTAGATAATGCGCGGGATATTATTTCCGGCATATCACTTCCTGTTAGATCTTTTCCCCGAAAAGATCTCTCCACCACCTCCCAATCAATATCAAACAACTGATTATCATCCAAATCCCTCTTGCTCAAATGAATCCTAAGACCAATAGCCAAAGCTTTAGCATCCAGCTGATTAAAAGCCACAATCTTATCAAACCTACCGGCTCTTCTGGCTGCTTTATCAATACCATCTTCATGATTTGTCGCTCCGATTATGGTGACATTATTAAGAGCCTTAAATCCGCCGTCCATCCATTCAAGGAACACATTAACTCTTTTAGCCGATGTTTCATGAATATCCTTGCTTCTATCAGGAATCATTGAATCTAATTCATCTATAAACACTATAACGTTACCAAATCTGGCTTGAGCTTCTACGCTCTTAAAGAAATCTCTTAAAGCTTCAATCGGCGCATCAACCCATTTGCTTGCTATATCCATATACTTTAATTCTTTTAAAGTAACTTTTCCTTTTAATTCTTCCGCAAGAGCTTTTACCGAGGCTGTTTTACCTGTCCCCGGAGGACCTGTTAACAATATTCCGCGCGGAATATCTATTCCCCAATATTTATAAAGTTCTTTTTGATCAATCATTCTGGCAAACTGTTTTAACTCAGCAATAGCTTCTTCCTGCCCTACAATTTCATCTAAAGACAAATCACTATATTTTATATTCTTCATCCAAATAATCCAATAATTCTGTTTTCACTCTTTCCTTAATATACTTAGGAGCATATCCCATCTCCGTAAACGTATTTGTATACTTCTGATTAAACCTTACCTCGTTATTACAATAAGCCAATAGCTTATACTTTGAATCAACTATATTTAAATCAATAGATATATCATAAAAAATATCCGCGCCGAAATTATCTGTTTCGCCTGTATACCTTACAATATTATCTATAACGTAAGTTTTAGATAACCACACCTTCATAAAATCCCTAAAATCAAGCATAATATTTAACACCAGATACATGAATACGCTTTCTTTCTGCTTAGTATTGTTGTAGTAACGGGTGAATGCTTTGTAGTACATAATGTATAGTTCATGCTCAATAGCCTCTTCTCCGAAGAGATCAACTATGTATTGGTAGCCTTCAAGTATTTCTTCAAAGCTAGTTACATATGAGCGCTGTTCTAAGATTTGTCTTACCCTGCCAAGGTAATATTTGGTCATCCATTTACTATGAACTCTAAATAATAGCATATCTTTCATATGTTTCAAGAAATCAGGAACTGATGCTCTGAATAGTGCGAAAGCCACGTCAAGTGGCTTCCTTCGCACATGGACAAACGCCCGATAAAATTTACGATAAGTATTCTTATCGGGTTCAAGATAATTAATTTCCATAACCTAATTCACGAATTCCATAAGTAGCGATTAACAAAGCTTCTGCTCTTCCGTCTTTTCCTCCGCCTCTGGTTCCAAATATCTTAGCGTCTGGATATAACTGTTGCGCTCTTATAATTGAAGTTTTCTTGTTCTGTTTATCTTCCGATGTCATACCGGATAACATTACTTTTTTCCATTGTTGCGGAATAACAAGATTGTACGGTATTTTTAATGCTGCCAATATTCCTATCCATAAGCCATAACCATATCCCATAGAAAACATAGACGCTACCCCTTGTCCTGGCATGCTGTGTACTTTTTCTAAGTATACCGAATGAATATCTTCTATACTTGATAACAGGCTAATCATACTCTGAATATCATATTCATTTTTATTTTTGGTTTTGCTTTTAATAGTTAATGTTGGAGTATCGAATACTATGCATTGTTTTGTTTGTGGATTAATTGATGCTATTGCTCCGTTTAATCCTGGATCAATTCCAATTATCGTCATACTCTAATCCTTCGTCTAATGAATTTGCTTTAAAGTTATAGTACATAAGTTCCATTGCTTCCGAATCAAATTCCAACAATGCATTTTTTGCTGCGTTATTTAAGCTTGGAAATACTTTTCCAAAGTATAAACTCGCATAACGTAGTTTGTTCTGCATGTATTGAGCTACTTCTTGTTTGATCTGTTCTATCGGAAATAGAACTCCCGGACTATCTTTTGGTATCTTTCTAACAGGTTTACCTATTTTATTGTAAGCTTTCCATTGTCCTTTAATCGCTTTAAGTGGATCTAATTTATATTGTATACACAATACTGTAAGTAATTTAGTTAAAGCACCGCATACTTTTAATGGAGGAGCTAATGTCGCTTCGTGCGCTTTGTATTGTACCATTACATTTAATGATCTTGTAGATATTCCCGGCGTATGGTTGATAAGATTTGTTACCTCTGAAGTTTGAGTCACTACCGCATTTGTGTTAATAAAAAAGTGACATGTAATTCCGGGGTAAATCTCCGTATCTTGTTCCCATATTGCAACAGAATCCCAATTGTCATTATCTGTAATTGAAATTACAATACTGTCTATTATTTCGGTTGGTCTTTGTGGCCAATTCATATCGTCATGCTTCAAGGATTCGCTTCGATTCGAAATCCTCCATTGATACATTCTAGCCTTTTTAAGAAGCGATAACCTTATTTCATTGATTTTGTTCTGTGATGGACTTTTAAGCAAGTGTCCTTTTCGCCTAAAATATTTTCCACCAATTTTCTTTTTGTTAAATATATTAACTATCTTGTTGTTCAGTCCTATCCAATTCAGTACTTTTAGATAAATTATATGCAATTTTGTTAGCATTCTCATTAAGTATATTCCTTACGTTTTGTTCGTTTATTTTTACTGTATGTGGAATTCGTATTAGGCATATATTATTTTGTTCCAATATCTTATCCTTGATTTTATCTGCGGATATCTGATTGTTAAATTTATACATGCCTGAAACACCTTTTCCGTGGAAGAACTCATTGTGGGCGTAGTGTTGTATTCCGTCATATTCTATACATAGCCTTAGCTTTGGAATATAAAAATCCATAAAATATTTATCTATTTTAACTTCGTTTAATATTTTATAGTATGGATATATATTCTGAAGAATTTCCTGTAATAGATATTCGTTTTTTGATCGATCTTTTGGTATTAGCTTTTTAAGAACCTGCTCTACATATTCTAGTTTGCAATTTAAGGTCTTGGAGATTTCCTCTATTGTTTTATGTTGTAATAAATACAACTGTCTTATCTGTTGTTCAAGGGTATATGGAGTCCGTTCTTCTCCACTATCTCTACTAGTATCAACCATATTTTATCATCCTTTACTGTATCAATTATTAGTCCTTTAAATCCTCTGTCTACTGAATAGTTGTTTGTTAATTCTTCTACCCAGTATTTGTCAGAATCCAAAGATCTTATTACTACATATGTTTTTTTTAAATATTTAATAAATGCCATAATCTGTAAATTATCATTACCTATCTTTTGGATCATATATTTATGTCTTATGTCATTTATATCGTATTCGATTTTACTCATAATTTACACCTTCCGTTAAAACTGCATATTGAACAGTTTCCTGTATTTGGATAATATAGATTGTTTTCTACTGTTGTTGCTAATGACTTAATATAGTGTTCTGCGCGATCCTGCCATCCCGGATGCAAAACATATTTGCCATATGTTATTGCCTTGTTCCAGAATAGATTTGTATCCACATATATTTTTAGATAACTTTTTACCTGTACCTTAAAGTGTTCTTCTAAAGAATAGCACATTAGTAGCGCGTTTATATCTTTACTATTCGTATTTTTACTGTTTACGATATATATTGGAATTAAACTGTAACCTTCGGTTACAAGCATATCGCATTCATTTATATACGATGTTTTGTTGTATTGCAATTGAGTGGTTGTAGATAATGCGACAGGTAATCCTTTCGACAAAATTGTATCTACATAATACCCATGATATTCCAATAATGAAATCAATAAACTATTACTTTTACTTAATTTGTGTTTCTTGTATATTGGTTTTAATATCTTACTGCAAATATTCAGATAATCTCTTTCTAAGACTATTCTTTTATTAACAAGATATTCCGCCGTAATATATTTTAGGCATTTTGATATTAAATCAAAATCTTCATTATTTTTAGTAGTATTGATATTAAACTTCTTATACAATACCGGGCAAAACATAATTTTGTCTATATCTTGCCCGGTCAATATGTTGGTTGTCATATTGCTAAATCCATATAGTCTTCTTCTGAAAAATCATCATACTTCTTTTCAGTAGACTCTACGGTATAACTAGATTCAATTTCTTCACCGAGTTTATTCAAGAATCCCTTTGTATGGTCTACCGGGTTTTTATCTCTGTACCACTTAAGCAAATCATCTTGTACTTCTTGCGGTAATTGAAGCACGTCTTCTTTTGTAAGCTCGTAATATGTCGACTGTTTACCCAAAAGAATATAATGTAATTCGCCTTTCCATCCCGAAATCTTGTTCTTTGAAACAATCATCTTGATGATAGGGCATTTGTCACTATCTGTTAAATCTTCTTCCGGTACGGTCCAATCATAAACCCATAACTTACTAGAGCTTTCGGATACATATAGATCGTTCCACAAATGGCACATCCAATCAGCTCTGTATTCTATGGCTTTGCTTCCCGAAACCATCTCGTTTAAGCTCTGCCATGAAGCTTTGCTGTTGTTACCTTTCTCGGCTTTCTTGTATTCTACTGTTGCTATCGCTGTTATATTCATCGGAACAACAATTTCTGTTTTGATTGTTGTAATCAATTTCTTCATGCGCGGAACATCTTCCATGCCTTCGAAATCATTGTAATTAAATATATTGTCTGCAATGTAAACAATAGTTCTATTTGGATATTTTTCTTTAAGGTGACGCAATACTCCGTCTGCTACTGCAAGATTTGATCCAAGCGAAGAGTCTTTGATTACAAGTCTTTCGTCTTGCGCCCAGCTAACTAGTGTTTTGTAGGCTTCTTCTCTTGCATACAGAAGTTTTGCCTTATCTTTTAAAGCAAAAATATCAGGGTTATTTATTACGTTGATATTAGCTTCGCTAGATATTTCGAAGGCTAATGCTGCGATAAATCTTAAAACAATATCTCTTCTTGCATCATCTGTGCTGTGATAAAATATACACACGTCATTGGCTCTTGAAGTACTTGCTTGTTGTCCCCAATTTGGTGCTGCAAAATGTGATTTAAGCATTGAGATTGCCATATTCACCATTAAGGTAGTTTTTCCGGTATTAGGATGACCGCCTATAGCTAATAACTTACCCGGCATAGTACCTTTAAGTTTCATTTCAAATCTTGGCATACGCCAGAATTTAAAGTAATCACTATCTACGCCTGATTCTTGGTAATTCTTTATACTAAAGATTTCATTAACGAATTCTTCTCCGCCGAATAAATCTTTTCCGGTAGCTACATGAATTTGTCTTATAGATTCTACTGCACTATTAAAAATAGTCAATGCATCTTTAGGAGACTTTTTTAATTGTTTCATAGTATTATCTATGATCGATTCCTGTTCTGCCTGAATTTTAATTTTAAACGAATCAGATATTGCGTCAACTTCTTTTCTTATTGTATGAATAGGTACATCACATATGATAGAAACTTGCTTACACATTCTATCGCGCTGAATATTTGAAGATTCATTCACGATAAGAGGTATCATCTCTTTGGCTATTTCATAACCATCTAAATCTGTTTGGTCTTTATATCTCTCTAGTTCCCATTCAAAAGGAGTGATATGCTTTAATGCAAGTAGTTCTTGCGGACTATGTTTTCTTAAGAAAGAATCAGGATCTTCCCCATCCGGTAACGTTACAATTCTAACTCTAAAATTACGAATGCCTTTCATTACTTCCGTAATGATTCTAGTGGTATTCTTAATTCCGGCGCTATCGCCGTCAAGTATTAATACTATGTCTGTCTGTCCTACCTTTTGCAACAACGATATATGATCGTCTGTAAATGAAGTAGAACATAATGCTGCCGATCTAAATCCGGCTTTGTCTAATGTTATAGCATCTAGATATCCTTCGCATATATATAGACTTGCCGATATTGCATTTCTGCGCTTTAGACTCTTGTTTAAATTATATAGAAACTTACGTTTATTATATATTAAATTATTTTCAATATTATAATATTTGCTTCCGGCATTATTCTCTTTACTATAAGTGCAATTTCTCGCACCAAAACTTTTAATATTATTGTGCTCGTCAAACTGAGCAAATAATAAATTGTTCTCATTAAAGATAAATTCTTTAATGCCTACCTTACGTAAATAATCTTTTGCAATACCCCTTTGTTCTAGCTGAATAGCCATGTCATTCCATGACGGAATATAACCTAAACTATATGTTTTAACTGCATCTAATGAAAACAATTCCTTTTCAAGCATATAGCTTACAACACTTTCATTAATAGTGTTCTTTTCTCCTTTAGATACTTGTAATAATAAATTATTAACAGATATATCCTTTACTATAGAATATATGGATTTAATATTCATTTCTTCTATTTCTTCTGGAGACAATGGTCTGAAATTGTAATCAATGTCAAACATTTCACATAGTGGTTTAACATTATGAGTAATAAACTCATGCCCCAATAGAGGGGCATTGTTTATAACATTATTCGCAACAAAAATATCTCCGCCTCTATTAGTAGAGAAACAGTAATAGTTGAACGTTCCATCTTGTTTTTGAAACAAGTGTAACGAAGGATGCTGATCAACGGTATCAGAGTAAAACGATCTGTATCTTTTTTTATTGCTGCCTACTGGAAGTATATTGTTATTTGCTAGAAATTCTGGAAGTTTTGATTTCAAGACTATTCGTAATTCATCGAAATTAGTTATCGTCTTCGTCATCTTTGTTTTCGTACTCTTGGTTTAAAGTATCCATTATGAATTTAATTGTTTCGTCTGGTGCGTCGCCATAAACAAAATCTATATCTCTTTCAAAAATTTCGACTTGACTGTCGATAATTTTTTTGGGAGTTTGTATCTTGTTATAGAATTTTTTCTGAGCTTCCACCAGCTCTTTTCTTGATATTATATCTCTGTCTTCGAGCACTATTAACAGTGATGTTATAATGCCTCGCATTAATCCTGCTTGTGACTGCATATCTTCAAAATGATCCTGCATTTCATCCAAGTGATATTTTATGGATTTCATGATAGTCTTATTTTTATCGTAGTCCTGTAACCCTTGGGCTAATTGCTGAATAAGTGCCTGCAAAAGGGCTGTTGACGATAGATTTGTATCTGTATTATTATCGGTTGAATTGTTTTTTCTAACAAATGCTTCTGGCATGGGTAGTGTCCTTAAAATGTAATCGGTATGTATTTATCTATGAGTTTGTTCGAACTTGTAACAATCATTGTCTGCTCTGCGTTGCCGAATAATCCGAGCGATTCCGCAAAATCATCTCCTCCAGGCAAGCATCCAACTCTGACAACTTTTGTCTTTCCAATATTAGCCATAGCAGCATCATGAAAATGCCCTGTTAAAAGCATATCTATATCATGCCCCTGCGTCCATCCATATACTTTGTTCTGTACTGATGGTGTACCAAAATTCTTTGGTAGTTTATGGCGTACCTGTACTTTCCAATTCTTAATGTTGAAATTGATATAATCTACGTTCATCGGAAAATATACATCTACGTTTTCAAGCATCTTAGCGCTAGCTTTAGTCATATTAACATATGACCATATAGACATGTAAATTCCGGTATCGTAGTTATCTAAAACAGGATGCATCGATTTGTTCGCTTTGCTTATTCCGTGATTTCCCGGAGCGCAAATAATCGATACTTTTCCTTTTTTTCCCATAAATTCTGAGATACGATGAATATTTGTTAATATTGATTCGTTGAATCTCATAACTTGCGTTAGTATTCCGTCTTCCATTTCTCGAACTTGACTCGGATAAGTACTTCCGTCTCCTTCTACATGGTCTCCGCCTAACACAATATATATTTCATCGTATGATTCTTGTTTGTTATTCTGAATATGCAGCATGGCTTCATCAAAGATTGTTGCAAGCCTTTTTGCTGCGATATTCATATTGTAAACTTGCTTCTGTCCTTTTTGTATTACTTTGCCAAAATGCGAGTCAAATATATTTAATATTAAAGCTTTCTTCTCATTAGCCTGAGATTTATTGTCTGTAACGTACGGTATATTTAATTCCTTTTGAGTCTTTTCGTACACTTCCTGAAACGAATCCATTAATCGTCGCATTATTTCGCGATTAGTCATTAATTTACTTTTCAGGGTTTCAGTACGTTTTGTTTTTGGTAACTCGTGTTTGGGATTTAATTGTTCTCTGATCACGTATTTAAAAATCCTATAGTCTTAGTAAAACTGTTAGTGTCATTTTTACCCACTATAACAACTGCTTTGTTGCCTGTAAGTTTTGATAATGACGTCTTGATTGGTTTTAGGCTTTTAATAATACTTAGAGCATTGTAATTATTAGTTACTTTTATTTCTATTTTACTCAATGTTGTTTCTTCCATATATTTATCTGCAAAGCAGATATCGTATATGATATTAATTTCATCGTTTTTTGAAGTATAACCTATAATTACTTTTTGCCCCTCGAATTTTTTGAGTCCATGTTTTGCAACAAATTTATATACAGCATCATAACCAAACCAAGCTTTGTTGCTTAATTCTTTTGTTTTTATGAATACGCCTTGTGAACCATTTTTGAAGTTCGAAATTCTATCTATAGTAGCAATACAATAAGTATTCTTAGAATTAGTCTTGTTCTTGGACTTATAATATTCTATGATCTCTTTATTGATTTGATAGTAGTTTAATGAAAGAGGCATTCCGGTAACTTCACTCTCTAGCCTAGAAAGCATTAGCTTATCAAATTCTAGAGTTGATGGTAAGGGTAACCATTCTTCTTCAGGCAAATATAAGTATGTGCCTGGGCTTTTAATTGTAACGTGTTTTATAAAATCTATTAATCGCTCAATATACTTAGAACCGTCTTCATATTCATAAAGAGCTTGCGCTCTCATCAAGAAGTCATCAAAGCAACCGGCTTTGGCAAGGTTAACCGCCATATTGCTTCTAACGTTAGTTCTAATTATAAAATCCGACAAAGATTTATATTGTCCGTTTTTTATGCGTTCCTCTACAATAGCTTGAGCTGCCGCTACACCTATTCCTACGATTCCCGCAAGTCCGTATAATATCGTTTTGTCATTTAACACCGTAAAATATTCATTAGAATAATTTATATTCGGTGGAGTAAGTGATATTCCAAACTTAGTTGCTTCATCAATTAAAGCACTTACTTTGTCAATATCATTAATTTCTTGCATAATATTCGCGACATAAAATTCTACCGGAAAATTATACTTAAGATAAGCTGTTTTAGCCGTAATATAAGAATAACCTACAGCATGGCTTTTATTAAAAGCATACGAGCTAAAGCTTTCCATTTCGTTCCATAGGTCTTCTCCCTGAGTTTCACTATATCCCTTATTCATCATTTTACTAATGAACTTAGATTTTTCAGCGGCAACTTTGTCCTTCTTCTTCTTAGAAATCATCCTTCTAAAAGATTCGGCTTCTTGGTCAGAATAACCTGCAATCATTTGAACAGTCTTAATAATCTGTTCCTGAAAAATAAAAACATTTGTATTCACACAAAGACGCAACTCTTTGCGCAGTTCTCTTATGAACTTCTATATGTTACCACATAGATTAGACTATATCTTCTACTTGTATAGCGTCAAGTAGCCTTCCGCTTCCATTGTCGTAAGCTTACAATGTACTCTCTTTCGAGATAGTCGTTGGGGGTTTATTAAAAAGATAATTCAATCACTAATCAAAAAAGGTTTTATGGTAATACTATGTATGTCTCTGTAGCGAAAAGGCGAATAAACGCTAGAATCATTAAATAATATTTAAACAATAATTTATACTATATTTTACGTATCTTTTTAATACTTCCCTGCTGATTGTCCTTGTTACAGGAGTTTCCAGCATTTCAAAAGGTTATCATTATAATATCACTATTATAAGGAGCATTTATTTCTACCCGTATGTTTCTTTTAATATCGGTTCAAGTATCGGAAATCTTTTGGCGTGAGGTTCCATTTCAACTTCACCACCGTTTTTAACGGCAGTAATACTATTCATGAATTTCATTGGTCCAGGTCGCCAACCTGCTGCAATCAACACTATATCATCAAACTTATCAGGTTTAACTCTAGTACAACATCCGGATATGCCATCACCTTCTAATTGGAACACTCCAAGTAGATTGCCTGTAGGCAATAGTTTATAAATAGATTTGTCGTCGATTGGTATTTCATCAAATGTTAGTTCGATGCCTCGTCTCTGTTTAATTATTTTTAAGGCATGGTCGATTATATCTAATGTTTTCAATCCCAACAAGTCATACTTAACAAAACCTATTGATTCGATTTCATCTTTGTCAAATTCTGAAACCGCTACATCATCCTTCTGCGATAATGGTATTTCTTTATTAATGTCTGTATCTGCAATAAGAATTCCCGCGGCGTGTATTTGTTTACTGTTAATAACGCCTTGCATCTTCAAAGCCCATTTGATTAAGTTCTTTGCACGTTCATCGACTTCCATTAAATGTTGAATGGCAGGTTCGGTATTAATCGACTCCTCCATTGGCACCTGTACGCCTTGCACAGGATCCGGGAACATTTTAGCAATCTTGCTAAGGAACTCTTGTTCGTATCCTAGAGCTTTACCAACAGCTCTGATAGCACTTTTACCATAAAAGAAATTATATGCACCTACGTGTGCTGTTTTGCTAGATCCATATTTTCCGACAAGATATTTGATAACTTCATCTCTTTTTTCTCCGCTTACATCTATGTCTATGTCAGGTAACGATCCCGGTATGTATTCCATTGTTTTTATGGGCTTCTCATCCGTAATATTACATAGATATGCAACTATAGAATTGCAAGAATTTGTTACTTTAATATTATTGTCTATTAAATAAAGATAGTAATCTTCATAACCATGAATCTCTATTGCGCCAATCTCTTTTAAAAATGCCTTGTAGTTAACTTCTTGTAGTCTATTATTAGACAAACATATATTACGCAGCCTTCTCATTTATTTGTTCTTCTTTATCAATTGTCTTTTCAATTTCTGTAATATGTCTTACAGCTTTTATTTTTTCTGTAATCTTATTTTGTATCATAGATTTAGTGTCTTCTTCGTGACGCCTTAATACTACGAGCATACGTTCTTTCTTTGTTTTTGTAGGTGGTATTTTTTCTACTACAGGTTCAAATCTGCAACCTATAATTGAATGTAATCTTCTAAACAATTTTGCGCTTGTACTGCTTGCAAAATTCATAGACATACCACAGTTATCACAATAGTAACTATAATTACCGCCTTTGGGCGTTTCTAGTTCTTCCAATAAATTATTTAAATCCTTTACTGTAAAATCACCTAAAAATTCATCTATTTTATCTTCAATAATATTTTTGGTAATTGCATGTTTGGCATCGGTATATAGCTTATTGCCACGTTTCATAATATAAAACTCCGTTATAAAACTTCAGTTATTTACTTGTCTTCTTTTTTGCCGGCTTTGTTTCCGACTCTTCTTTATTGTCTTTTGATACATAGTGAGGACAAACCATAATTCGCCCTTCACTTAAAAGCCATTTGCATGTCTTTTTGCATCCAAGACATATTTTATTATATTCCTTATCGTTATGCTGCTTTTCTGCCATGTTCTTCTCGCCATTGTTCAAATGTTAATTCCGGAAAGTTTACCTTTGGTGTCGAAGATCTACTACTATTTAAAAATCTTGCGAATGACAAATCATGTTTTAATGGATCTACTGATGTTATACCAAGGGCATATGAAACAATACTTCCCGCCGCAGAACCTCTTGATGTTCCCACAGGAATATTAACACTCTTACAGTAATTAACATAGTCCATAACTATAAGAAAATAGCTAGGAAATGTCATCTGTACAATAGTATTGATTTCCATCTGTGCGCGGTTAATAACTTCTTTAGGTAGCGGATAACCATACTTTCGTATGAGTCCTTCGCCTACTAATTTCGCGAAGTATTTGTTTTCATCTTTTGGATCTACCACATGAGGTATCTTAAAGTTACCTAAGTCAAATACCACATTACATCTTTCATAAATTTCCATGGTATTGTATACAACTTCAGGATTGCCTGGAAATCTGTTAAGTATTTCTTCTTCTGAAAGCAAATGATAACCGTCACCGGGATATTTGATTTTACTCATTCTTTCGTCATTAACATTAATACCATCTCTAATAGCTAACATAATGGCGTGAGTATAACTGTCTTCTTCTAATACAAAGTGTGTGTCTCCAGTAGCTACTACTTTAATGTTTAGTTCTCGCGATAGCGACATTATAACTTCGTTAACAGTCTTTTCCGGCCCGAAATTATGATTCTGTATCTCAAGATAAAATCTATCGCCGAAAATCTTCTTATACCACCTAGCAACATCTTTATATGTTTCTTTGTCGGTATACTCAACATCCTCATGTTCATGAGTGTGTCCCGAAATATGTCCTTCTTCATCCTCGAATGTAATACCTAAATCATCCATTATACTATGCGATAAATGTCCGCCTATACAACCACTAAGAACTATAAGTCCTTCATTGTATCGAGCTAAAAGCTCTCTATCAATACGTGGTTTGTAATAGAAATTTTCCGCCTTGTAACTTTCTGACACCAAGAATGATAGGTTATTCCACCCGGTATTATTCATAGCAATAAGCGTTAAGTGATAGTATTTAATCTTATCCTTGTCTTTGTCAAATCTACTGCCGGGAGCAATATAAGCCTCTACTCCAAGTATTGGTTTAATCCCTTGTTTTTGACATTCAAGATAAAATTTTAACGCGCCGCCCATTGTTCCGTGATCAGTAATAGCTAATCCACTATGACCTAATTCTTTAGCTCTAGATACTAAGTCGGGTATTTTAGCCACAGCATCTCTAACAGAATAAATGGTATGCTGATGTAAATTTATAAAATTACTCATTTGATATTAATTTCCTTGTTATTCTTCTGCAACATATGTATTGCATTACTAATAGCAATTTCCTTAGTATCGTTTATATTAAACGGTATCTGAGCAATAGTTTCTATGTGATAGCTCTGAATATTAATTCCTATATCCGTAACATAACACGTTACTAGTTTTTGCTTAACAAACTTATCTTTTTTGTGATGTTCTTCTTCGCTTATATCATATGTAATTATCTTTTCTGGAAAGAAAAGAAATTTCTTTTTCGCGCCAACAATATAGTCCAGCTTTGTACATTTAAGATGTACTCTATTCAAAGGAAATTCGCCGTTAAATATCTGTACTAACTCATTCATGTCAACTACCACATCATAAATAGTTTTACTTACAGTAGTTATTCTAACAGCTATACTATCAAAACTAGCGTTGCCTTTATTGTTGTCTACGCTGCTCTCTTTCTCATTATTCTCATGTAACATGTAAATAACTCATCTGTTGTTGTAAAAAATGATTTGTGCTTATTATGATGTTCGGTCATAATCGTATTGATATCGTTTAGCGGAACATAAAAATGATCCTCTAACTTTACAATACTGTGATTTCTATTAAGAATTGCTTCAAATACTAATTTCGGCGAGACATATATGTCTTTGTCCCCTTCCATAATATTCTTCTTAGGTATATAAGAAATATCAGACGTATACAGCGTCACCTTATATCCCAAAGCAATTACTATCAGTGGTTTAATAATATCCATAATCTCTTCATGTAGCCACGCGAACATATCTATTTCAAACTCGTCGTATTCATGCATACCCAAGGGAACGAATGGCACAAAATTCACGTATACAAAATCCTTTTCATCATTAAAACCTACGTTCTTAAATCTTTCCCGCAAGAAGTTCCCTTCGGGACCTCTGCAAACATGTCTATTTTTGTCGAGCATCTTAGAGAATGTAAGTTCGCTTTTGTCAGGGTGAAGTTGTATTACAAGAATTTTTGCGTCAAGATTCCCTTCGATAAGTAACGGACGCTCGTCATAAATTCTTAAACCATAAACAGGAGAGTCTTTCTCATGTCTAGTAGCTATAATCGCTTCAAGCGATTCATATAGAGATTCAATTCTTTGTTCTTTTGTTAGTTGGTTGGTTTCTTCCATGGTATACCTATGCTGCTTGTTCTGTAGGATTATTTTCTTGCGCGGGAGGTAATATCTCACCCGTATTAATATCCACATCCTCTAAGAGTACCTCTTCAGGTTGTAGTAACGGCATCAAAGCACTCTTAAAGTCTTCTATTAAGTCAGAATTCTGTACAAGCGCAAGTCTTGCGTTTTCTATACCTTGAACGTTAAATTGTAAGGCAGGAATAGTGCTTTTAATCCATGCTCCTGCTTTCTTTAGCACTCCTAGCTGTAAGGCTAAGTTTATATAATCTAGCTCTTTAGAAATACCTGTTTCGGGGAAAATACCTATTTCCGCGGTAATCATAGGTCTAGCTGTTTTGTTCTTAACAGCTTTAGCTAGAATATTTCTGCCTATATACTCTGACATAAATCCCGTGCCTTTAACTATATCGTCATCCTTTTTCAGCTGAACCTTAATATGAGGATAAAACTCCATAGCATTTCCGCCCGTGCTTTTTTTACCGTATGCCATTCCTCCGGACATGTTTACTCTTTCTTGATTAATGCACATAAGTGTAACATTGTTCTTAGCCAATCTAGTCATTACTCTAGGAAAGAACTCTGCGAGCCTTCTTGCAAGTACAGCCATACTATTGTCATTGGAATTCTTTTCATAAGCTGCTTCGCCTGCTAGTGAAGGAACTGAGTCTAATACTATTAAATTATAAGCCGCATTATCAATCAATGCAATCATCGCATCAAATGCTTGTTCCGCGAATTCAGGATACGATATTCCAAACGATGCTTTATCGTTGACATCAATACCATAAAGCGCAGCGTAATCAGGATCAAATGTTGTTTCCTTGTCAATCCAATGTACTGAACCACCATGTTTAATCATCTGTCCTGCGATATATAAACACAATGATGTTTTGCCAGAAGAATATTCGCCTACCACATTAATAACCTTACCTAAAGGTATACCTGCTTTCGGGCCGAAATATCTTCCTGAAAACATATGGTTTAATGATAATACGTCTAATTCTAATCGAGGCATAAATTCGTCTATATCATCTACATTATAGATGATTTTACTTCCTTTGTATATCGATCCAAGCTGAGCTACAGACGTTTCTAGCGCTGTTGGATCTACTCTGTGTAGTTGTGCCATTGCCTTGTGTGTCTCCAAAAAATTAAAAATCCTTGTGTGTCTCCGAGACCCCTTGTGTGTCTCTAAAAAAAAATAAAAAATTACTATATTGTAGCTAATAACACATTTGTGTGTATCACGATTATCTTTAAGTATTCCTCTATTTCATAAAGTCCTTTAATGTGCACTAAGTGAAATTACTATTGTGTAGCAGCAAGGACATCTGTCCATGCCTAGGCCGTGTATACGATTAACGTATACATACATATATTTCATAAAGTCCTTTAATGTGCGGTTGCTGTAAGGGTGAGTTGGTGCAAGAATGGTTGTGCAGCTGTACGTTATAAGGTAATCTAGCTGCACGTTGTTGAACGGTAGCTGATGAACTATAGGCACACATTAAACGATAGTCTAGCTGTACGTAATGCTGTGTTGACGTTACTATGAGGTTTACGATATAAACTTAATAATAATTATTTACCCTACTATATATATTATATAGGGGTATAAATACTTTGTAACAAGTTTAAATAATAGAAAATCGAAGATTTTCATTCAATTGTATTAAAAACTACAGTGTTAAAAATAAAAAAAGGAGATCAGTGATCTCCATTCAATCTAAAAATAAAATTAAAAAAATCTATAATATGCCACTTTATTGTTTTTCTAAAATCTTTACAATCATTGTTTTCATTTTTAATAGAACGTTTTATGTGTTTTTCTTTTTTATATATGTGTTTTGGATATTCATATGACTCCTCTATTGTTTCATAGTTTACAATAGATTTTTTGTCACAACTATCATACGGATAATAATCCTCCGCCCGATCATTGTTTCTTTTCATGTAATAATATAAGTCTTCATCAAAATCATATTTGCATTTACTGCAATAAGCTTTTCTTTTCATTTTATATTCCTAACTATATTTAAACTATTAGTTTACTTTATACGCTACTCATATACATATTGTATATGAATACTAATTAAAACAAACTCAAATGAATGATTAAAAAAATAAAAGCGGCTGAAAAGCCGCTTAACTTATTCGGTAATTTTGTATCTTTTAAATACATTAACCGATTCATAACAAGCCAATGAAGTTATTTCGTTTATATCCGGTTCAAAGAACACGCTAAAATTAATATCTTTCAAGGATAATTGTTCCGCTAATTTTCGTAAATCGTTGATATTTTCAACCTCTATAAAAATTAGGTATTCATTATTCCATTCATTAAATAATTTTGTGTGCTCTATTGCGAATTTAGCTAATGCATGTCCGCCCTGAACCATTCTATAAACCAAACCTAAATCTTTGCGAACGGCAACAAACATTCTCTTATTCATGTAGTGAAATTTTTATCTTATTGATAATTTCCCACTCATCTTTTGATAAAACCTTGTTGTCGTGAACTTTATTTTCAATCTGCTCGTATGTACGTCCCTTGCTGAGACTATAGGCAATATGATATAATCTAATATTGTCTATATAGTCTTTTATCGGTACTACATAACCGTACTGATTTACTTTAAAAAGTTTTGATTTAAGTTCTTCATATTTTACAATATGATTTTCATTGGTTTTTTTATGATTAACTAATTTAGAATATTTTCTATATTCTGCGTTTAGTTTAATACGCTCTTTCATTTCTATCTTTGCTTGGTTCATTGTTGTATTCCTATTATTAAATTGATAATTAAGTAATTAAAAATTAAAACAATAGAATACTTTATGGACCTTTTATTAAGACCTACTTCATAGTAGAGTCTCCCGATTTAGTTAATGAAAATTTTGTGCACAATGCCGGACTTGAACCGGCATCTACGGTTTTAGAGACCGGTGCTTTACATTAAGCTAAAAGTGCAATAGCGGCTAAAAGCCGCTTAACTTAACTACATTTCTTCTACTTCTACTTTTAGTATATCTTTAGAACTTATTTCTTGCAATTCATCAGTAATTTCCTCTTTGGCTGCTTCTATAGCTTCTTTTTCTGAATCAGCAAATACATATTTATCTAGCATGATAGTTACTGTTACGGCATATTCATTCATTGCATTATTCCTTTTTTACTACTTATTTAATAAAAGAATTAGATTGTTCTTTAATTTCTGAAAAAGATTGTTTATTTCTTATTTTTCCATTAAAGAATACCGTCTGTAAAACATCTTTATCTTCCCATAATTGATTATATGGTGTAGTCTTAAAACCGTCTGCATCTTTTATTAGTAAGAAACGTCCGGCTTTTGATGCTTTGTCACTATTAATAGGGTTCTTTGAAATAGCAACCCAATCTTCTTCGTTTTCTTTTCCTTTAAATTGAACAGCCGAAGATTTAAATGCAAACTTAAATGTATCTCTGTTTACTTGCTGTAATAATGCTCCACCCATACCAAACACAATATTATCAATGGCAAAGCCATTTTCATCCATTGCATGAAGTATGTCGTCAATCATACCATATTTTATAAAGTCGCCGTAAATAACTCGTACGTGCGGATCCAACACTATGTAACCCTTTCCATTGGTAGTTCCTCCGAAAGCTCTGTAAAGCTCCTTTAGGACCTGTATTGTTACGGTTGGCGGATAGCCTGAATCGGGGCGAACTACAAGTGTTCCGTTTCGCTCTAAAATATCATATTTAAGTTCTTTACCGAATATTTCTTTTACAGTATGATGAATATCATAGCTGTCCGAAACAATTGATATTAGTCCTTCGGGATAAGACTCCATGAAGTGCTTATACGCTTTAGCTTCGTTTTCTTCTCCCCAAGCTATTGTAGCAGAATGCTCTGAAGCCGGTACCGACATTCCTACGGGTAAAGTGGCATCATAATAACGCTGAGCATAGGTTATACCGTTTAAATTATCTGTGCCCATAAAGTTAACCAAATGAGCTGCACCGCCTATTCCTGCTGATTCATTGGAAGATACTCCTCTGTAACCAAAATCATTAAGCATAAAACTCAAAGCATCTATGCTTTCGTTATCTGATGTCTTTAATTGATATTTACGCAACAAACGTTTAATGCCGAATGATGTTGTAGCAACTGTTGTAGGATACCAAGTATAAGACAAAAGAAGGGTTTCTATGTGTCCTACAAGCCATGGAAATTTTGGATCTGTATTCTCTACTGTTACTAATACATTATGAGAAGGGACTAGTGTTCCTTCAGGAACAGCCTTGATACGTAATGGTAATTTACCTCCATATGCTTCATACAAATCCAACCAACCTTGTTCATTGAAATATGTATCGTTGCCAAATAAATGCTTGCTAAACTCTTTAGCTTCTTTAATATCTTCAAGGGTAAAAACTTCACCCTCTAATTGTTCTAACAGTATTTGAAGTCCGAAAAACAATGTTTCGGCCGGAACTCCTTTATCGCTAACTCCTCTTGATTCTAAATACGAATATACGAACGCTACATCGGGAGGAAGCATTCTATAGTGTGTTAATTTGTATGCATCTGTAGCAATACAAAAATTTGTTTTCTGTGGATTCATTATTTATCCTTAAATTTTATTGTCGCTCCATCCATTGCTCGATACTTTTGGCAACAAATGTTTTACTTTGTTAAATAATTTCAAATGTTCGCCTCTCAATACATTTGGAAGTTCTGCTATCGAAAACCAAGCAATACGCTCTATATCATCATCTGCTTTAGCATTCTCGTATTGATGCTCCTTTAATCCCGTAACCATAAAAGCAATCGTTTTAATCTTCTGCTCTTCAGATCGATAGCGCCAATCATTTATTTTCATTGAACCCAAATACTCTATGTTATTTGTATCCCAATTAAATACAATGCCTGTTTCTTCTTGTAATTCACGAACAGCATCGTCTTCATATGATTCGCTTTCAACATCTGAAAAACCGCCGATAAATCTCCACTTGTTAGTATCTTGTTTCTTCTGACATAATAATACTTTTGTATTATTCTTATCAAAAATAACTAGATCTACAGTAGCTATCGTATTAATAAATTGATTTCCTGTAGCCCATATAACTCCTGCTCTAAAATCAGGCGATGATCTTACATTTTTAGTAGCTTCTATTCTTAACTGAGTTCCTGATATGGTTTCGCTAGAAACCAATTCTTTTATATCCTTATAGTTTCCATGATAGTAAGGAATAAAAGAATCTCTTCCGCCGTATAGTCTTATTCTGTCTTTATGATTAGTTACGCTTTGAATTAAGGTATCTAAATTACTTGACCATACTTCATCTGACGGATTATCCAATAAAGGAAATATTGTAACCTCTGGGAATATCTCTAAAATCATTCTTTTTCTAGCTTCGAAATCCAAAGGATTTCTACTACTGCAAGGTATCGGCGAAACGCCTAGAATGATAATTGTTTTATTGTGGTTGCTAATTACTGTTTCTATTAATTCTTTATGCACTTGATGTAAAAACGGAACCTGAAATCGCCCTATTATAACTCCGGTGCTTATATCTTCTTTAAGCATTTTATTTTTTTTCTCCTAATCATAACGCAAATGGCGTTTCGCATAAGTATGATTTTTAAACTTATTTAAATCACTTAAAACAAGACTAAAGTCATATATAAAATCAAAATATTCATTATCTAAAATATTCATTCTTAATTGCTCAATTTCTTTATTAATAATTTTTAAATGATCTTTATCCATATTTTCTAAACCTTTATCTATAGTTTCTAGATTTTTTAGATCTTTCTCTAAATTAGCTCTTGCATCAATAAGTTCTTTTGTTAATAATCTATTTTGCATTTTTATCTCTTTTATCTATTAAAAATTAAACATTTTAGAAACACGCATTTGATAATCTGTACGCATTCTTTGTTTTACATTGTGAGAAATATATTCTGTTAATACATTATATAAAACCCATCTGTTTTGGATTTCTCCACTAACCAATACATAATTTAATGCGCCCGCAGAAATATTTTCTTTTACGCTTTCAATTTCAGCTTCTGAAACCGGTATATTCTTTAATATCTCAATTCTTTCTTTTATTATAGGAATTGACTCATATGTTGCTTCAAGCTGAGTTAGTATTTTGTTTGTAGTATAATTTTTTGTATGTTTTGATCTGTACCTTGCTAACACTCTTCCGAATATCATCCCATTAGTACAGATAGCTCTTATTGCACCCCAGAGCATCTTAATACCCGATGTTCCATCATAACTATTATGTAGATACATAGATAACGCAGTATCACTTTCACCATCATTATATGTTAAATCAGGAAAGGTAATATGCAATTTCATTTTAGCCGGTTCAACAAAACTGTGACTATTATCTATGAACCAATTTGTATCTAATTGACTAAGCTCTTCTATTAAAGGTTCTATTACTTGTTTATTAGGTACAATTCTATATGAATTTTTAACAATAGATATTAATTCGCCGGTTTCTCCGTGTATGATGCCTTTATATGGTACATTATCTCCGATAACTTGATTTTCTTTGCCAGTATAATATATACGGCTTGCTTCTACCGGGAAGAAGTATTCCTGCAATCTCTCTTCTACTTCTGTCATTTTATGTTCCTTTTTATTAAAATTATTTCGTTATACCATCATAATAAACAAATAAAAATCCTCCGTTTCCGTCATCTGTTTCAGGTATAATAAATCCATCTTCATTAGATACAAAATCTATGGGAGCCCATTTATATTCAGTTCCGTTTTTATCTTTTCTATATTCAAAATCACAATATGGTTCTACATCCTCAGCTTTTAAAGTTACCCACCTAACTTTTCTTGATAATGATAAGTTGTATTTTTGAGCAATCCATACTATATTATTTTTATCGTAATTTTCCCTTTCAAAACATTCTGTTTCTATAAAATCTATAAATCGCATAGCTGATTTGTTGTAATTTGAAGCCGAGAAATAATATATCTGTGTCGTTGTATCACTTTGTTCTTTTAAAGACTCTATTAATAACGTACCTTCGACTTGTTTATTTATTAATTCTAATTCTGTTTTCATGTCGTAATATTCTTATAATGGTTATTAAACAAATCATTTAATTCATATGCGTTTGCCGGTATCCATTCATCATATATGTGTACTAAAAATCTTCCACTGCCTAAACTAACTAGTCCGAACATTACATATGTATGCTCTGTATCTTCCTCTAATTCTGCTTGATTATTTCCTACAAGCATTGTTGATGTATAGCCATTATCTATAGATCTATGGACTATAATCATATATGCGCCTATTTCTACCATTGTTTCATCATGATAGTATTTATTTATAGCTATATTTAAACTTTCTTTAATTGTCATATTATTTTTCCGTTGTTAGATAATGAGGTTACGAATTCAACGAATTCCTTTCTGTTCATCCATGCTAGTTCAAGATTATCTATTAATTCATTCTTAGTATATTTATAATGGTTACAATAACTTTTAAATATTTCATTCTCCATTGCTCCAAAATAATATATTTTATGCCTAGAGTCTCTAATTGCTATAGAGATATTTTCGTCAGGTAATTTATCTGCAAATAATTTCCACATAATTTCTTTCCTATAATAAAAAAAATAAAAACTTTAGCCATTCTACCGATGGCTTAGTTTTATATTAACGCGAGATCTACACCTTCACCGTTTTCTTGAAGGGGTTGGTCGAGCGTTAGAGGCCGTCTCGTAGGTTAACGGAGAGACGGTGGTGAAACACCGTGTACTTCAGTGTTCCTTGGAAATAGCATTCTAATACGCTTAGATTTTAAGACTTAAATTTATAATAGCTTCAGTATATATTTCATTTGGAACTGACATACCGAACTTATTGTAAATTCTAGTTATCTCTTCAGGCGTTGCAAATCTAAATAAACTTTAGCCGTCTTTACGACGGCTCGTTTATATGCGAAGACTCTTCACGGTGACTGATCCAGAGTCGTTTTTGAACTCTGGATGCAGTCTTAGTTGAAGAGTCTTGGCAATACAGTGTTAGTCTATGACTATCACTTAACTCTTGTCTAACTAGCTTAGACATTTGTTTAACTGTGGAAAACCTTTCGGTTTTCCTTGTTAAACCTCCTCCTAAAAGAAGTCTGCTGCCTTGCTGAATTTGTTTGTTTTTAACAAATTCAAAGGCTGCGGCGAGTTTTGGAGGAGTACTACCGTGTATCCAGTGATAAGGTAGTTTGTTCTACTTCACCCAACAAGCTCGGGTGTATATTTTGTATTAAAACTTTGCTCTGTAAATTATAAGTATAGCTAAAATTGGGGAGATGACTCCCCTTAGTTTAGGTGGTATCGGACGTTGCAGGAGCGGTGTCGGTTTTGCTGCTACCGGTTTTACCGGTGAGCAGCAAACGGACATAGCGTTTGCTAAGGAACGATACTTTTAACAGTGTTAAACCGTGTTTGTTTTACACTTATAACTAGTCTGACTCGTTCAGACATTTTATTCTTTAACTATGAATTTTGCGTAATGATTTATATTATATCTGCCTTTATTTCCCTGATTATACATAGAATACACTTGCATCCAATTATTGTTTTGTTTATATAGCAATTCCATGTAACCAATGGCAGTTTGGATATTAAAACGGATATTGTATTTCAATAAGAACGCTATTTGTTTGTTCGATACGTTCTTAAGTTTATATCCCCATACTGCTCTTGCGGCAATCGGAGTTACTTGAAATATTCCGTTTCCTGATTTAGATTTTAATATTATTTTGCTGTAAGGATTAAATTCTGCATTATCCTTTTCATATCTTGTTTCTAGATAAGCGCATTTTAATACATGCTCTATATCAACCACTGAAGTATCAGTATAGTCTTTAATTAGTGCATATATCTGTTTATTATATGGTGCCTTATCAATTAAGTGATTCCGATCAAGTCGTTCAATAGGAATTTTTTGAAATGCAATTGAAGGAAAAAGAAACAAGAAGATTAATAGTATGTAAAATTTAGTCGCTGCGACATACCTCCCTTAATATTATTTTATATATTTTTTAAGATATATGTTTTTTTTGTAATAATGTATTGTCTAAAATCAAATTATTTAATTCATCAAATACAATTACCGTCGCTTTACCATGCGTTCGCGATGGATCTACAATAGATTCTGTTTCAGGATATACTTCTACTTCTTCTAATATAATATCATCTATATTGCTTATATTGCCATTATTTTTACAGTAATCATTAAATTCTTTACTTAAAATTTTTAATGCTTTTTTTTCGTTATCTGCATAAACCGATACAGTGTCTCTTATCCAGACTGTACAAAATCTATCTATATAATATGTAAATATGTTATTATTTTCATTTTTCATTTTAATATCTCTTTTAAAATATATAAATTATTTTTTAAATAACTTGTCTAATTTTTGTATTAATTCATTTGCTTCTGTTTTGCTCAAAGATGTAAAATCGCAATTTGCATGTAAGTTTGAATTTCGAATTATTTCTATTTCTTTAGCATTTAACTTTATTGAATTCAATTCGTAGTCTTCAAAGGCTTCCCATGTAATAGGAAATAATTCTTTAACTATTTCAGCTACAGCATTTGCATACTCTCTAATTTCTAATTGAGCATGTTTATCCATTCTCAATTTTAAGAAATGTAAAAGATTTCTTAAATCCATCTTCCAATAAATTTCTGTATAGGTACACAATGGCAAATCTTTGCGAGCTTGTTCTCTTGCCACTCCAATTTCAATTCTTTGTTTGTATATATTTTTGGACATAAGATGTAACTGGCGTTCTTTTTCAGACAATGTTAAAACAGCGCTTCCTTCAAGAATACCGTTACTTCCCTGCTTATTGTCTGAAGACTGAAGTCTCCATTCACAGGCTTCAAGCGTATCATCTATTGCTAAAGAATATCTTGTTGAATATTCATTTATTGAAGCAGTTCTATGTCTTACCAACTGTCTCATTACATCCATTGGAAGTTTAATATGAAATTTAATTTCGCACATTTCAAATGGTGACATATGTTCATGGCGCATTAAATAGCGTATTAACGCTTTGTCTTCTCTTACGCTTTTGGTTCCGTTTCCATAAGAAACGCGAGCCGCTTGAACAATAGCGGCATCGCTTCCCATAGAGTCCACCAACCGAACAAAACCTTTATCTAAAACTTTAATTTCTTTATTCATTTTTACCATTTTCCCAATATAATTCGTCTATTGAATCTGCAAATGAGCTTGGGTCTACATTTTTACCATTCATAAATGAGTCATCTTCAAACGTATCAACGATCCATATATATTTAATTGAACCATCTGCATATTGTATTTTTGCGGGTATTAATGAACATCCGGTAGAAAATATATTGTCTCCATCTATAAATTGGAATATGCGTTCACCGGGTTCTAGGTATTTATATAAATCCACTGTCATACTATCTAAACCTTTATGTCTTTATTTTCTAAAAATAATTTAATTTCTTCTTCGTTAATAAGAGTATATGTAAAAGAATTTCCGTATAACTCTTTATGTTTTTTGACAAATGTCATAAATTTGTCTGTAAATTCTTTAGGATCGCGTATAACTTGACAACCTGCACTATGCTCTCCTACATAAGCTGATAAACCAAAAGCATTAGCTCTGTGAATATTGATACCAAATAAACCACTTTCTATTGTTTTTTCATTAATATCTATTTTATCGTCGAGATTGTTATCTCGATAAACTTCGACAGGTTTATATTGAACTAATGCTTCATACTTGCCACGATGCAATGCTAGTTTCCAGCTATTAATATATTGCCCCGGTTTTAAAATGGCTGTTCCTTTTGGATTCATTAGTTTTTTCAACCAAGGTAATCCCGGATCTGTTGTCGCTTTAAACCAAAATTCTTCTGTAGTAAAACCATTTTTAAAGAATACCACTATAGTATCATTAAAAATATTAATCGTTTTATCTACACTTCTAATACCCACTATATTTAATTTATAATTATCATTATAAATTTGATATTGTTTACGTACCATTAATCGTTTAATATCATCAAGTGTAAATTCGGTTTTCATATAAGTCCTCCTTGTTTATTAAATACGTAAATAACGCAGGGGTCGGTAAGAATCTGGTCCTATCGACCCCCGAAACTAACTCTTCCTAACATGGAAAGAGAAGCAAAACAATAATTACGATTAATAAACGTTAAATCAACCACATCCTGTGGTTTCACCACAGCTAGTACAGGTTTCACATGTTCCGGATTTTACCATTAATCCACCGCAAATACGACAGATTTCACCCGTATGTTGTGTAGCTGATAATATGACTTTAGTCTCAATAGGTTTAACTATTTCATCAAGTTCTTTAATATTATTTATTTTTTTTATAAAATACAGCTCTAACCATTTAGCGATATAATCGACTATTGAAGAAGCAAATCTAATATCTGGATTATCAGTAATTCCTGCTGGTTCAAATTTGGTATTCTTTAGTTTACTTATTATTTTCTCTAAAGGCATACCATATTGTAAATTCCATGAATATGATTTTGATAATTCGCCTATTAAACCATTAACTGTTGAACCTGATTTACCCATTGTAATAAATATTTCGCCGGGAGTTCCATCATCAAATAATCCTACGTGAATATATCCTTCTTGTCCGCCTATGCTAAAAGCATGTCTTACTGCTGAAGCTGTAGGACTAACTCTTCTTTTACCGTTTCCGGAATAAGATTTTTCTTCTGTAACAACATTATTAGCTTCTTCTTTTGTTTCTTCTTTTTTATCACTTAAAGGTTGACTGCTTTTACATCCATCTCTATATACAGATATACCCTTTAAGCCTTCTTTCCAAGCCATCATATAAGCTTTCTTGATATCATCTATAGTAGAATCTGCGGGCATATTAATAGTCTTGGATATTCCGCCCGAAACATACTTCTGTATCTCTGCTGTCATCTTTATATGAGCTTCCCATGTTAACGGAAATTCTCCTATAGCACTAGCAAATACACCATAGTGTTCAGGTTTGATTAAATCTTTTAACGGTGCTTTGCCAGAAGCATATTTATCTGCTACTTCTTTGTTGTAACCCAATGCTTTTAATCCGTCGAATACGGCATTAACAGGTAATTCCATTGTTCCGCCGCCTACTAATTTCTTGTATGATTTAAGAGCAAAAGCACATTCTATTCCTGTTGTATCACAATCCATTATGAACGAAATGGTACCCGTAGGAGCACAAACAGTTACTTGCGCATTTCTATATCCAACTGTAGAGTCCATAAGGCTTTCGTATTCTAAGAATTCTATATCTTCTTGTGAGGCAGGACCTTTCCATCTTAAATGAGAAGATATAACCTTTTGCATGATATCATCATTGTACCCTTCGAAAGCACCAAATCTTTCAGCTAATAATTGACTTGTTTTATATGCTTCTAAAGTTATTAAAGCCATATATTTGCCGGCCATTTCTCTTCCATGATCTGAATCATAAGCAATTCCATGACTCATAAGTAAAGCACCTAAATTTGCTGGGCCTAATCCTATCGTTCTATACTTACGAGTTTTATCTCTGATTTTCTCAGTAGGATAATGAGCCATACCTATTAATATATCCATTGATATAGTAAATATTCTAATAGCTTTTTTAAAATTGTCTATATTTTCTTTAATGTATCCTGTTTTAAAGAACTTTAGTAAATTTAACGAAGCCAAGTTACAACTTGTATCATCCAAGAATATATATTCTGCGCATGGATTACATGCTACAATTTCTTCATGATGAATAACAGGGTTCATTTTATTTATGGTATCATGAAACATCATGCCCGGATCAGCGCATTCCCACGCAGAAGCACATATCGTATGAAATAGATCTTTTGCTTTATACTCGTGGATAACTTTATATACTTTTTTGTCTTTATCACTTAAGATATACTTGACTCCATTATGGCATTCATACAGTAATCCTTGAGCGCATCTTGTATTGTGTTTAACCGACTCTCTTAATATTGTATCGTATCTTTCTAAGGTATACCAATTCTCATTATTTTCTACAGCTTTCATAAAAGCATCTGTTACTCTTACGCTTTGATTAGAATTTTGGAAGAATACTTGACTATAAGCATTGTTTGGATCCGTAAAATTAGTAGAATACCCATTTTGGGCTAAAATTTTAATCTTTCTTTCTTCTTTTACTTTTTGCTCTATAAACTCCATTATGTCGCCGTGATCTATGTTAAGCATTTCTAATTTTGCGGCTCTCCTTGAATTTGAGGCGTAAATACCATTTGCTGACAGTAAATGAACATCTTCAACTTCAATATCATAAGTATTATCTACTCCTGCAAAAGTAATTGACTTAATATTTAGCGGTACGGTTTGAATTAACATATTACATTTTTTACCCAATGTTGTGTTTGGATACGTATCTGCAAAATGCTTTACCGAACTATAGGGAATTGTGTTTCCACCTCTACCAAATTTATAATCTAATTCGGTTTTCATTCCTTTTTCTGTAATATGCAAGAAGCTACTGAATGAAAGATTTTTGAAGCCCCATCCTTTGGCTTGTATATTTTCTTTAAATAATAATTCTGCTTTTGAAGAATATGGAAGTATTCCTTCTTGTAATTTTTCTAAAAATATCTTATTATTAATAGAAAGTTTCCATAAAGTTTTCCAGTTTTCTTTTTCTTCTCTTTCTTTTTTAATTTTACATGGAATACCTAAGGTTAATAGCATAATTTGTAATTTTCTCAAAAATGCATCATCGATTGAACTTACTGTGTATCCGCCACGCTTTTGAAATGCTCCGTCAGTATCTAAATAGCCTGCTATAAAAGCATACTTAACATCTTTTGTAGCATTCATTATTTTTTCAGGAAATTCTAAATTAGAAGCTTTGCCTTTTAATAATTGATTGTGTTCTAAAAATCTAGTAAGTAATACTCTGTTGCCATTAACTACCGAACATTCGCCATCACCAGAATTGATGGTAGCATCAATATCGAATATTTCTTTGAAATATTTTGATACTTTTGATAATGATAATTGTCCATGCTCCTGATTTGAAAACGATATTTTTAATTGTTCGTTTGAAACATAACCGTTTCCATAGGAAGTTCCTAGTATATAAGCTAATTCCGGTGTAATTTTTTCGGGATACTTAATATTCATAGTAGTAGTGGCATGTGAATTTTCTATTGGTTCCGGTATGCTTAATCTTTGCTCTGCGCCTTCTGATTCCGAAATCAACAAATATATTTGTTCGTTTTCATTAAATTCTGAAATTGGTTTGGTGCTAAACTGCATTAACGTATTGTTCCAATAAGCAAATTCGTGATCTTTTGTAACGTCTACCTGATATCCTTCTTTTGTTAATACCGTATATAGTGGTTTTATTCCATTATCCATTATTTCCAGTACTTTTTTAACTCCGGTATGAGTATTTACTTCGTCATTTACTTTAATGTCTTCTATTTTCACTAAACCATTTGGTGTTGAAACTAATGTTCCTTTTCTATAGCATTTCCCGCCGGACTTAGTAACATTTGCCGTAACATCATTAATTTTCATGAACGAGCAAGGTCCCGAAGGTATTCCGCCTCCCGATAATGTTTCAAATGTACTTCTAAGTTTAGAAGAATTTTTGCCGGCACCTGATCCGTGTCTAAATATCATCATTTCGGCATTGTTATTTTCTGCTATTGACTCCAATGTATCTTCTAGACCGGTAATAAAGCACGCCGAAATTTGATTCTCAGCATAAGGATTTCCTAAATTAAACCATACGGGGCTATTAAAAGCTGCATATTGATTAACTAATAAATATATCAAATCTCTATAAAATACGATTACTTCATTTATAGTGTCGGTGCTATTATATCTATGCAAGCTGTCATTTGCATATATATTATGAAGTATATCTTTTAACTTCCATATCATAATATGAGGCGCTGTTTCAGCTATTACATTATAAGGTATTCCATCAGTTGTAATAGCTTGTTCTAATTCATTTAAAAAATAATTACTGATATCTTCGTCAAAATATTTTTGATATAAACCCCAAAGAACAACGGTAAGAGCCACTCTTTCTATTAAATGCTTAAAGCTTGATTCTCTGTCTTCCGAACCTAATTTACCATAGAAATATTTACTTGATATAATATTAACAGCTTGTTGACTAAAAAAATCCGGAAATTCTACGTTTTCTTGTATAAAACCCGATCCGGGAATTTCGGCAGTAAACATTTTCCACGTTATACTTGTTTTTTTATCAACACCTTTATATGTAAACGGATCCCAATCTCTTATCATGCATGTACTTATAGGTATTAGGTCTATATTTTTAATCATATGTGCTCCTTTTATAATTTAATGTTTTCATTTCTGCGTTATAAGAATAAATATGTATTTCTAACATTTTTAATTTTGAGCGCAATTTTTCTACCTGATCTTTCCAAGCCTCTACTAAAAGCTCTCCTAATTTTCTCATTACCGTTAACTCGTAATGCTTTGCTTTAGCTTTTCTTTCAGCATCTGTCTTAGTCTTACTTTCTTGATTATTTAAAATCTCTGTCATGCTCAACATAACCGTAGCGCTTTCATTCATGCTTGCATGTCCTGCTGTTAATTTTAATTCTGACATAAGATTAGAACATTCATCAAATTTTTGAGATGTTTCTCTTAACTTAAGTCTTAATTCTTCTAAACTATTAGCTTCATTGATATTCACATCAAAATAAGCTTCCCACTCCTTGAATGTTTTATTTCTTATTACAATTCCAGACGCTAGTCTGTCTACCATCTGTCTAAAATTATCATGTATATTATTCATATTGTTCCTAATAATTATTTTCTTTCAACTTGTAATTGTGCTTCTCTGACGTATAAGTTACAGCAACGAGTAGAATCAGTATGGGCGATAACCCGTCATCTAAGGAAGCACAAACCCGGATTTAATTTCCATCCGAAGCCGTAGGCTGATCTCGGATATTTTAAATGAACAAGACGTAGTCTTGTACCATGTTAAGCCGTGCTTTGTTTAGAGATTCTAATATTTCCAAATAAATATGTAATAACTATTTAGTTATAAAAGAAATCTCTTTAATTACAAAAGATAGCCTTTTGTATATCTTCAAGTGAAAGATTAGAATTTATCTGTTTTATTGAAATATTTGATGCGGTTTCAATTTTTAATACCGTATTTCTCCAATCTTCAATAAATTTGTTTGGTTTGTCAATGTATAAAATTGGTTTCCCCTCAATACTGAAATCTTCTCTTATTTTTTCTGTTAAGAGTTCAAAATCGCGCTTAGTTTTTCTTGTAATTTCTGCAAGTATTAAACAACTATAAGCTTTTATATCAATGTCTTTTAATTCATAGACATTAACCATATCTATTAGATTGTTAAACTTATTATTTAAAGCATCAAGAATTTCAGCTTCCCATTTTGATAGGCGATTATGGACAAGTATTATGCGCATATTGATTTTGTTAATATATCATTGAGTGTATTTATTTTAAAAATATCTGCTGTATTTTCTATCAACTCTTCAACACGAGTTTTATTCATAGCATTAGTAGCATCTATTTCTTTATAAATCTTTGGTTTTTGAATAAGAACGCTAGAGACCGTGGCAATCGTTGTGTCTATTTTTAATTTAAAATTAATATGTTTGCCTACAGTAGTCCAATTGTCACGATACATAACATAGATTATTTTGTAAGAATACTCATTAGTATTTGCTAATAAGTTTCTAATATATTGAGTAAAAGTTTCTCTGAAGTTAATAATCTTAGGAATATATCCGATATCAAATATATACACGTTATCTCTTGTTTTTAGCTGAGTCATATCTATTTGGTATCTTCTTCTGGACATTTCATCTTCTATTACTCTTTTTTCGCATAATACCTCCACTAAGCCATTATCATCTATAAGTATAGTTTCTCCTATTGTGAAACTAGAAAATAAACGTGACATAAGTTTAATTACTTCTTGCCGTTGTATGCTTGTGCCGTTCATATTATATGTTGAGCCTGAAAATGCTCCTGATAATATTTTAGTTTTTTTATTGTATTCCAATTCATATCTAGATGCATTTATTGGTATATTTATAGTTAACATATTGTACTCGCTATAAGGTTTTTAATGTTTCATAAGTTTGGTTTGTTAACGGAAAAAAGTTTTTGCATTTAAAAAATGCATTACTATAAACATATGCTGATGGATTATTTGCAATAAGAGTTCTTATTTCTTCTAAAGAAATTTCTGAATATTGATCTGAATCCACATCGTATTGAACATAATCTTTTCCGTCGCTAATAAAAACCATTATTTGGGGTAACAATAAGTTACCCTCATCAGATATAATAGTATTTAACAGATTTTTGACGGAAATTCGTTGTTCTTTACTGCATTGCACTAAATCACTTACAAATTTCTTTAACGTCATGCTGCTGCTCCAATATTTAATTTATTTAATATATCTTCTGTGCTTTTTTCCAATCCCATAATCTTAGGGAATAATGCATTGATATATTTTTCAAACATTAAGAATTCTCCCAAAGATAGAATTGTGCCGATTTTGCCATCAGCCTGTCCGTTTTTATTAATCATAATGCCGATACTAAAACCTCTTAATGTATTGTTTTCATTAAATTGTTTCTGCATAGTAAATGTTTTAATGATATTATCTCCGTAACCTTGTTTCCCTTTGTTAGGATCATGTATCAATTTTACTTCATTGGCTTCAGCCGTTCTTGCTTTTGCAAAAAATTCAAATAATGTCGGTAAGTCATTTTCTGAAATTGCAAACGTTAATTTGTTGGTATCATCATAAGTTCCATCTTGTTTAGCTGGCAACATAGTTACCATTGCAGCACCAGCTTTATCTAAATATTCTGTGCCTTTTTTACTTGTTTTGAAGGTTGCCGGAATTAAATTTACCGACATAGTCATTTTTTTGCGATAGATTTTCATTTTTTTCTCTTATTTTTTTGAATTGAAGCCATGTTTATATAATTGTTCTTTTGGTAATTGAACGTATGCGTCGGTGTAAGCTCCGGCTAATTCTGTATCGTTTAATTCCAAACTATAAAAGATTGCACCACAATCATTACAGTAAAAATTTGATAATAATTCACGTTCAATTATTTTTGTTTTTGTTTTTGAACCGCAAAACGGACAACCATTTTCTTTTGAATAATACGTATGGTTAGTTTGTTTAAAATTTTTAAGATCTGTCATAATTTTTATTTCTTATTTTAGTTATTAATTTATCTACATATATTATATCGGAATTTTTAGCTCCGATTTGTTTTAAAAAAGCAACTTTTCCTAAAATGCGAGGCGTAAGTTTACCTTCAGTTTTTATTATATCAATTAAATCAGATTTAATATCGTTTATATATTCTTTAGGCACTCGTATACTATTGTTTACTTTAATATTTAATGCATATTGAGCATTAAAATAAGTAGATACTTTTGTCTTATTTCTATTGATATAAAACGAATATTTATTTGCCAAATTATAAATATAATTAAATAGTTCTTTCGGATATGAATCGCCGGAAATTATAATGTTGTCACCATATACGGTATATACCATATCATAAGGTTTTAAATATTCTTCAATTGCAATATCAAAATCATATCTTACTATGTTAGCTAAATATGGACTTGTCGGAAATCCTTGTCCTAAAACGCGTTGATTTTTTTTAGCAACCGTTACGAATAAAATTATATCTTCTATTGATATTTCATCAAGTTCTTTAATATTATGTTTTTGAAATAATTGACGTAGATGATTATCGGTAATATTAGTAAAAAAGTTTTTTAAATCCATTTCTATTAAATACTTTTTACCTATATGATTTTGCATACAATCAATAATATTAGTATTTCTTTTCCAAGCAAACGATTTATTATAAATAGGAAATAAATCATGCTCCTCGAATACATATAATAATTCTTGTAAAGCTTCTTTATAGTATTCTTGCGGAGCATTTATAAATCTATACTTTATAATTTCATTGCCTGATTCGTCAATTTTCTTCTTTTCAATTCGATAAGTATTATAGAACTTTGTTTGATTATCATTAATATTATGCACTTTTGAGGAAAGCATCTTCTAATATTTCCTGATTTTTCGCAGATAGTTCGTTAACTAATTTAGAAAATAATATATTGTTAGCTTCTGAAACTTGTTTTATTTCTTGAACAAATGCTTTAGATGTATTATTGATATTAAAATCTACATAATTATATGTTAGTTTATCAAAAACTAGATTATAAAACATCAATATAGCGTTATGAGCTGAAGACAAATTCGCTGCTATCGATTGAGGATCTTCAAGATTATTTTGAGCGCAGCTAATTCTGTTTAATTCTTCAGCTTCTTTTTCTAATGCCGTTGGCGTAAATTCGTGCGGAAATAAATCAACTATACTTTGAGTGATGTCCGAATAAATATGTTTGCTGATAATAACCTGTCCGTCACGTTTTTCGTTTCCTGCGCTTATCCACCAATAAGTATTATCACTGTATGCAGCTTTATAATTTAAAGCGCTATGGATTCCATATCTCGCTTTTTTCGTATCAACGCTATCAATAACAATGTAGTTTGATCCATATAATCTCTTGCGATCTAATTCATTTAGAATATTTACTAACTTATCTTTATCCATGTACTCTAAAACCGTAGAGATATTTATTCCGTATTTAGATCCGTATCGATTAGCAATAACACTAGCCTTATACTGTCCTACGTCTTCAATAGTAAAATTTTGACGATTAATATTCTTCATTTCTACCTTATCCGGATCAATTATAATAATATCACCGTAAAAATTACTTTCTTGAGCCAAAAGCCTAATTATGTCTCTTGCTATGTATCCGCCTGTTCCGCCGACACCTATTAGAATTACACCTCTAATAGCACTTAAATTCACAGAAAAATCTTGCATTATTAAATACCTCCTAAATAATTATGGGTTGTCTCTGGAAAATAATTATCGTATTCATCAAACATTCCGTCTATGTCTTTTTCACTTGCTTTATCGACTTTATTAGATTTAATACCTTTATACCTTTTATTATAATAATCAGCCATATCTTCTTCATAAGTGTTATCTTCTTCTTCTTCGACCCAAGTATTGGTCGCGCTGTCATACCTTCTATTGGTTTTCCAATTGTTTTTCCAATTATAATCTTGACCATAGCCATAACTATATCCCGTAACCGGAGTAGGTCTCTTCGCAATTTTATCTTGCCATGTACGAAAGTACTCGGGCAAAACGTTTTTTTGCGGGGCTTCCTCAAATAATGTACTTACAGGAATAGTAACAAATACATTGTCTATTTTATATCTAAGCAATATACTTGGCGTTGCTTTGTCAATATGACCAACAACCATATCAAATGGTTCGTTCGTAGTTTTATCTTTATTGTCAGTACCTGAAAAGAATGCATCCATAGTATTATGCGAATGTGCTTCTACAACTGCTAAATAACCATTATTATAATAATCTGAAATTGTTTGTTTACCGCTTTCTGTTAAATCAACAGAAGCTTTGCTGATGTATTGCTCGGGAATAACCCATTCAAATTTATTGTCTTTATAGAATAACATTGCAAAAATTTCTGCTTTTGATTCTTTATTTACTTCTACGCATAAATCTAAAAATTCTTGTAAATATATATGTGGTACTTTAGGAATAGACAATATCATTCCATTAGTAGTAAAATCATCTAGTCCTGGAAATGGACCTGCTGCTAACTGTGTGCTATATAAAGCAAGTTGTCCTTTATAAATTTTATACAACCCCGAAGACTGCATAATATAAATACTCTTTTTAGAGTTTAATGATTTTTGAATATCATTTTTTATGTTTGTATTGTTTTTTAAGAAAACAAAATATTCATATTGTTTTCCCATGTTTTGCTTTAATGAAGCTAGCACTTTATCTGTTTCTGTCATTTTTTTCTCTTTATATTATTTTTTTTAATAAAAGTAATTTGTTATTGGAACTTCGTCATATTTATATTTTACAAAACTTGCTGCATTAAATTCATTCTCAAAGGTAAAAATCTTTTTATCCGAGTCAAGCACAGACGGATACTTCACCAAATCATCATTAGAATACATGTTGTGCCACATAAACCATAACTTATAGACCGATGAAAGATTAGTTGTTGAAATAACTGATGTATCATCGCTATTGCCTATTTGTCCCCAACAAATCCATCCGCTATCGGTATATGTATTTGGAAGAGATAAAATTCTTAAATTACTCAAATCTTCATTCGGACGTAAAAACGATCCGAGTACTCTGCTTTTAGCTAATCTATAATAACTATCTGTCTTTTTATAATAAAGATGTAAAAACATATACGGTATATGAAGCGTTAAATCATGATAATCCGGAAAGATAGTGCGATTATATTTTATCGTAAAATTGTTTATTTTTTCACCTACTATCATTTCTATATAATCATAAGTAGATTTATATTTTAATGTCCATAACGGGAAAACAGGTGTTTCTAAGATTTTCTCAGAAAAGAGAGATTTAAATGTATTAAAATTTAGTGTTTTTGTGATTTTGTTATTATTTTTTATTGCCACGCATTCAACATGCTTATTAAATACTTTTATTGTTAACGGTGGATTAAAAAAATTCTCTATGTTATTCATTTCCATTTTCGGTTTCCTCTTGATAATAAATTATACTTAAAACTTCAAAATAATCTAGCAAATCATTTATAAACGTACTTTTACTTATTAAAAAACTGCTTGACAATATAATTTTATGAGATCTTCTTCTTCTGTCGCTATCATTATATGAAGTTATAAACTTATCATATATACTTAAAACATTAAAATTATTTTTATAATCAGATACATCATGTAGTTTTCTATATGTTGAGCTAAATTGTTGTTTTAATGCAGTATATCTATCTGGTGTTATTTTATTTGTCATATACTGAATAAATAATACTTGATAGACATCTTCTATTTTTAACATTTTGTTTGCCACCGATAAATATATTAATTCATAATTATGCTTAATAGATATTATTTCGTTTAAACGATATACCTTCAACAAGTCTTCTAGTATATTAGTTATAATTATCGGAAACGAAGATTTTAATAAACTTAATGCTTCTGTTGAAATTTTATTAGCATCTTGATTATCTTGAGCAAAATTCAAAAAATTAAAGTTAATTTTTAACAAAGAACTTGGAATAATATTTCTTGCTTTACAATATTTTAATAATTTTGCCCAAAACATTATATAATTCGACATATAGTTTATATCTAAAATGTTCATATTATTATCCAAATATTTTTGTTATTAAATTACTTGTATAGTTATCGTCATAAGAAATACGCACATATCCTGCATTGAATTCATATGAGAAATTTGTACGAGATATCTCTACCGAATTAAGTTCCTCAAATGTATATTTATCAATTGTTTCGAGATTGAAATTTTGAATTAAATCTTTTAATATTATTATATTGTTTGCTTCATCTGCGATGATTTCTAGATCGTTGATTACATCATTAACCATATTATGCTCCTTAAAATAAAAAAAGGGTACTCGATTGCTCGGTACCCCCTTTAAAACAATTAAAATGCTTATTAGCAACCTTTTGTTTTAGGTGTAACTGTAAAGTAAATATCGCCGTTATTAACTTGAGCACTTGCTTCGTCAATATTCGGATATTCGCTTTTAAGCATGTCTTTAACTTGTGGAATAATTGAAGTGGCTTGTTCTGTACTTAAAGTGCCTTCTGTTTCAATTGCGATTGTTCCGTTATAATATACTTTCATGTCTTACTCCTTTAAATTAGTTTTTTTTTATTATTTAAATTTTCTAAAATTGTCTGTTTTACTAAATTGCTGAATTCAACAGCTTTAGTGTTGTCTTGCACCTTTGGTTCATCTACTGTTTTAGGTTCTTCAGTTACTGAAGGACTTGCAACAGGTTGTGCCGAAGCTCCCTTAACTAACTCTTCAAGCTTTTTCTTTTGAATTAGTTGCAATAAGCTTACACTATTACTAGATGCCGACTGATCTTCACAATTATCTTCGTCATCGCCATAATAATTATCATCTTCATCTTCATAGCAACTTTCTTCTTGATCATCATCGCTTTGTCTGAATTCAATGGTTTTATCCAATATTGTTCTCAAATCTGTTACTACTCTGACATTAAGATATCTATTATCGACATCAACTTGTACAGTAGTATCGATTTCGTCGAGTGTAACTTCGAAATTTAATTCGTCTGTTTGTATTGTTAACATTTTTACTCCGTTATTTAATTAATTCACTATTTCTTTAATATTATTGTTTTTGTTTTTTTATTTAGACCGACATATCATAAAGCGCATTTTCGTCGATTTCTTCAGGCTCAATAGATTCTATAGATGTGAGATCTTCGATAAATTTACTTATGATTTTAGCATACGACATATTATTAAGTATATATGGAGGTATGTCTTTGATTGTATTGGCATATTTCGACATTTGAGTGCTAACTCCGCCATTAGGTAATCTTGCCAATGCTTTAGATGTTTCATCATCATTAGCTTGAGAAGCTAATTCGCAAAACAACCTAGCCATTTCTTCCTTAATATTTAATGTACCTACTAAGTATTGATATACTAGTGTGCTATTAAAATTTGTAAGATTAAATATCGAATAACCACTTGAACCTCCCAAATTATGCTTTATACCTCGAACTACAAGATCCTGTACTATTCTGCTGAATAAGAATTGCAAATAATCCATTTCTTCAAGAGTTATATTATGTTGTAAATAGTTAAGCTCTATATAAGAATGAAATTTCCATAAATCTACCGTAGCTGTTCCTACCATCATTTTTGCAATAGCACTATCTGCAAATCTTTCGGCAAACCAAGTACGTTCAACAGTATAGTATTTAAACGGTTTATTTTCTAAATCATTAAACTTATCGCTATAGATTTCTCCGTTACGATATTCTGTAATCCATTCAGCTTCGTAATCCTTTAAACCATTCGAAGAATTGTATATATTATCTATTACGTTCTGAATTTCTGTATTAAACGGAATTGTTACCGGATATAAATCGCCGTCAGTATCGCTCTGATCAATCATTGCGTCTTCAATAGAACGAATTACTATGCCTTCCAAATTAGCTCTATAGAACACAGAATCAACATCTATATTTTTCTTCTTTAGATAATTAGACCATTCAGTAAATGTATAGACTTTTTTAGGATATAACTGAGCATTCCACAATACGGGGTTTCTAACTCCAATATCATATAAAGTCTTATTTTTATACTGTTTATAATCCGATATATCTTTCTCCAAGATATGATCAACAACTACTATTGTGCCTTGTTTTACGTGCGGTGAAACCATCTGTTTTAGATTTCCGCCGTCAATCACAGGACTAACCGCTGATGATAATGCTTTTTTCTTAGAGAATAAATAAGAATCAATAATCCCGTAATATGATGTAATAGATTTATTTACCTGTCGTATATCGCACTGATTATTAACGTATCTTCGCATTGAGTATAATAACCACATGGCATATACCCAAAAATCAGGATATTGTATCATGTTATTCATAGAAACAATGTAGTAATTAATTAATCTAGCCGAAGGCATCCTTACTATTAAATCATTTATTTTAATATAAAATCCTTGATTTTCCGGATTGAGCAACAATGTATTTTTAGCCCTACTTGTTTCAAACGAATCAGTAATATTAAAATAATGGCTATTCAATGTTTCTTTTAAAACATTATCATTGATATCCCATACTGGTAAATCATCGTCAATAACAGTATTTTTGCGTAATTTGAATAATTCTTTTGCCGCCCATTTATTTTCACTGTCTATATAATTATCAATAAGCATATCCGCGAGTTTTACTTTATTATCATCCTTGCTTAAATACAAATACTTAAGACTTTCAGGCATGTATCTAACTCCGTTGCTACGACAATCATTACTAGAATCAGTAACCAAAATGTTCATGGCTCCGACATATACTTCAAATTGTTCGTCGTTATAATTCCATTTGACTTTCTTTAAATCCTTGGTTAATTCGTTTATTTCCTTTTCATCAAGTTCATTAATATTAATTTCTTTTTCTTCCAAGAAACATTTAAGTTGAAGATATGCAAGTTTAACTCCATTTGAACCTGATTTAAGGCTGTTTGGACCAATAATCATGTCTAAATGATAGTTGACATTCTTTTCTCTTATAGGATCAAACAATTCTACCGAACCCAAAGTACTAACAGGTATAGTAACACCTTTTAGTCCAAGGTCATTCGTTAATCTCCCTACAGATAATTCTGTCTCAATCTTTAATGTTATTTTGTAAGAACCAATTCTTTGCTCTATTGCATGAACTTCTGCATTTTCATATTTCAAATCATATACTATGTCAGGCTCTCCTTCTATATTATAAGCGATAACATCCTGATTGTTTAACTTTGTACCTAAAGGAACAATGTCTACATTTAATCCGCTAGTCATAAATGTACGATATACGTAATATTTCTTTGACGCTAGCGTATTAGTAATATATACTTCTCCTGCTGTAAAAGTTAACTTGCCAAACGGATGTAATCTTGTATCGTCTGTTTGAATAGGAACGAATGCCACAAGTACTTCAGTGCTTGGTGTATTATGTGTATTTGCTAGCAATCTGTTTGCATAAGGTTCTTTTGGTTCCAAATAATTACTAGTTAAATGAATACGAAGTCTTTCGGGCAAATTACTTTTTGGTTCAAAAATAGTAGAAATTTCAGCTTCTGAACTGCGATAACATGTACCTATGTAATTAAGATCCGGCAACATACAATAAATGCCTTGCGAAGGAGCATTTACGCTTATAGGATCATTAAATATTTTAGAGTAATATCTTATATCAGTTTCTGTATTGGGTATATTCTTGTCTAATAGCGAATCACCTAATGCATCATAGTATACTTTGTTGTTTTTCTTATCAAACTTATAAGTTTTAACAACTCTAATTCTATTTTGTATCTTAAGCTGATTATTAAATGCATATGGTTCTATATATGTTATAGATTTCATTAGTGCATTAATATCTCTTTTTAAGAATTTAGTATACTTAATTTTGCTATTAGTTCTAAAAAATTCAAATCTAGTAATTAAAACGAGCATTGCCATTTCTCTTAAATTAAGCAATATATTATCATCATCTAAAAAGAAATACGGACTGTTGGTTACTTCGCTGTCAGTTATTTTGGGGATATAAATCGGCGAAGAATATTGATTATTAAATATTAACTCAAAATATTTTTCGCTTTTACTTGGACGAAGTCTATAGATACTACCAAAACCTTCGTAATACTCTACAATATCTGAAATAGATTCAAAGCGATTTTTATAATTAGATAGTTCATCTTTGTAATTAGACATTATTTGTTTCCTTTACTTTTTCGAGAATATATGTTTTGATAGTTTTTGTAAACTCAAAACTTATTAATCCTTTAAATTCTTGATCAAAAGCTATATTTGTTGTATAATATTTTCCGGTTATCTTATTGTTAAATAAGTGGTTAAAATACTTTACATTAGTTCCTACAAACAAAAACATTCCTAAATGTTTTGTAGGTCCAAACATTTTACTTGCTGAATATTTATCACCTGTTAATTTAATATTCTGTTTGGGAAACAATATTAAGTGTCCCAATTTGTCGTTGGTATGAATGATATCCTTCACTCCTTCTATTAATATTATATTATCAGGGTTTACTATTATGTCTTTTACAAAGTTTGCTACTGTTAACATCATGCTCTCCTCTAATTATTATATAGATGCCCCCTTGCGGGGGCTTAAATACCGGTATAACAGTAAAAGAAGTATATACGGATGATGTATTACCTCTAATACGATATAAAATCAATTAAAATATCGGTATAGCGGTAATTAATGACACTAAAATTTTTATAGTACCATGAACGAATGCCGCGAATTGCGGGCTTACAATCATTCCGATAATAATAAAACCTGCCGTCAATGCCATCATTCCGTTTTCTTTAAGATTGTTCTTGACCGATATGTTCTGTCTCATGAGATACTCCTGCTTTGTGAAATAAATCATTCGCAGCGTCCGTTATGAGTATCTTCTCGATCCTATTCTGAGCGTTTGGAGTAATATTTAATATTGGGGTCTCCAATATATTAATTGGTTTGATATAACTTGTTCCTTTGTCATAAAACGATATTAAGTGTGTAGATATTTTCTTAATATCAGTACTATCACTTATACAGTATTTTATTGATATTTCTAATTCTGTATAAGGAAATACAGATTGATAACAATCGAGATACTTCGTTAATTCTTTAATATATCTTAAAAATGTATTCAGGTTATAACCTTCGTCATCTTTTAAGTGTATTGTTTTAATATATGGCCCCGGTTGGTATGCTCCGGCAGAGCTTAAAACGATTGCTAAATCATAACTTTCTGTTAGCTTAAGAACATCAACTACATTCTGAAATCCTTGTTTAATCAAGGCTCTATTTACGAGTCTCATATAATTTATTGTTATGACTTTGTTTTCCATTGTTAGCTCCTATTGTTTATGGTTATTTGTAATCATTTACATAGAAACCGTTACCATTGAATTTCAACCCTGTTCTGCCATTAAAAACCCTTACGAGCTTTGTATTACAGATAGGGCATTTTAGTTCTTCGGAAACCTTGTCGTATTCTTGAGGTTTTATAAAAAATTCTTTTTTAACATTGTAGTCCAAGCATTCATCGTTTGAACATTTAAAATCATAAAATGGCATTAATACTCCAATTCTTTAATTATAAAATGATATATAAAAGAGCCATTTCTTTTTAATTGATTGTGATATGCAAATAACTTTTGGAAAAATTCTTTTTCTTCCTTAGAACATTCTATCGGAGTATTACTTAATATATCTGCGATATCTTCAAATTTATATATAGCATGAATATTATCGTGATTTATCACTCCGTCTTCATATTCTGGAGCAAAATCAAATTTATTCCATATTTTCATTTCTTTTTTATTGAAAGAAAATCCGCAAACCTCTATTTTATTAATTATTGCTACTGTTTTATAAACTAGAAATTTCATAACTATTCCATTCGTACAAAAGAATTTTGTATTTTAAATACAATATATTTTTCATTAATTAAATTATATATTGATTCGGGTAAATAAACAGATGCTTCAAACAAAGAAACCTCTATATTGTCCATTAAACCAATTTTTTGAGGAATAGCTATTACAATGTTATTTAATTCTTCAATATCTGAAAGTTCAATTATTCTTACATCAGTTTTTTCAGTTAAAATAACTCCTTTTGATTCTAATATTTTCATAATTATCCTATGTGTTTAGGTTCAACAAATGTTTCGTCTTTCATTATTTTGCCGAAAGCATCTTTTTTCTTTCCTTTGGCATCATTATGATCGCATATTCTTGCCATTACTTCGTTTGGATCTAATCCCAACTTAGCAATTGTTCCCGTAGCTATAAATATCAAATCGCCTGCTGCATCCGCTATCATATCTTTAATTGTATTTTCGTCTAAATTATCAAAATTACCATTGTCTAATTTAGTATGTTCCTCCATAAACAATAAAGCAAGTTTTTTTGACAACTCACGATTATATCCGCATAATTCATATAATTCTTCAGCCAACATTTTTACTTCTGTTGTTAACTTAAAGGTTAAATTATCTCTTTCTTTATTCCAGTCGACTATTCTATCGAATACTGTTTTCATGCGGCTTGTCCTAAAATTGTTTCAAAAATATTATCTATGCCTAAATTTCTTTTTTGCATACGTTTTAATTTTCTTCTAGTGTTAATCTTATCTTTGTGCCTATTGTAATAACTGCGACTATTAATTCGCCAATACTCTCTGATAGCATCTTGTTTAGTTGGTATTCTTCCGTTGTTCTGAATTAATGCATTAACTACTTGAGAAACCATGCTTTTCATGGTTCTATTATTCTTTACTGCAATAATTTTTAAATCATGATGAAGATCTTCTGGTATTTGTACTGTTAGTTTTGACATATTTGCTCCATTTATGATGCTTGTTTCATTAACTTAGTATCTAACATTAACAATGACGGCATATTTACTTTATTCATTACCATATCGTAAAATGCCTCTTTATCATTGGTGTATCTGTATATCTCTGTTCTTGATAAAAATATCGGTTCAGCCATAGCATTATCGGAAAATTCCTTAGGATTATCACCCAAATATTTTAGCTTAAAATCATTTTCCGTCACATCATATTTAGATATCACATATTCTTTAATATTAATGTTTGTGTTGTTTGCTATAAAATTACGTTGAGTTCGCCCAGGAGTATGGACGATTAATTCGTAATACAATGTTTTATTTTCGTCATTCATTATTAAGCTCCTTTTTAATATTTCTTAAATCTCTTTTTATTGTTTTTATCAATACTATTAAATCAAAAAGATCTTTGTCGTTCTGTATCAAATCGTTTAAATATAATGATGTTTTATATTTAATATTTTCATGTTCAAGATAATATGAAACTATACCTCTGTTAGTAGATCTATATTTTTTTTTATGCGCTTTACATTTTTCTTTATGATTCATTCTGTATTGTTTAGAAGTTATTGTTTTTTTTATTTTAAAATCTTCATCTTTATTTTTGCGCATAGCATTATACTTCTTATTGCGTTCGTTTATTATATCCCTATTTTGTTTATAATATTCTTTAAAATATTGACATTTTTTTTCTTTATTTTCTTGATAATATTTAGAAGAATATTCTTTTTGTTTTTCTTTGTCTTGATAAGCCATAACAATTAACCGATTTGCTTAACTAAGTCTATAGGATTTCCTAGCTGTTTTAATTCTTTAAATACACGTATTTCATTTAATTTTATTTGAGTAACAGCGTTAGCTGTTGCTACGATTTGTTTTAATTCCTGTTCGCTTATATAGCCATCCTTAAAATTAGCATAAGCTTGTCCTAATGCTGCTATCCAATCTTTCGATGTTATAGGAGCTTCTGTATTATGAACTTCTGTATTAAAGTTTTGGAATATTGGTTGTTTTTTAGTATTTTTAGCCATAACATTCTCCGAGATTATTAATGAAAATTACTACTATTTGTATTAGAAAAGGTGGGTGCGGTAAAACCGCAACTTCTATAAATTTAGCCGCCGGATTGGCATCTTTGGGACGTAAAACATTAGTATTAGACTTTGATCCACAATGCAATGCAACACTAGATACTGGTTATGATCCTAGTGCAATACAAGATAATATTAATGCTGTATTGACACAAGGAATAGATATAAATAGGTGTATTATACCTACAAATCAAGGCTATTATCTTATTCCGTCACATAAAAATTTAGAGCAAACTAAGTTTGGGTTTACGTTAAATATGAACAATATCTTAGCTTTGCAATTAGCAAATATCAAAGAATTTGATCATATAATTATCGATACAGGACCGGCAACAGATGCTCTTTTAATCAATTCTTTAGTTGCAAGTACACATACAATCATAACGATGAAGACACATTATCTCTCGTTAGAGATGGTTGCCGACACTATTGAAGTTATAAAAAACATTCAGAAAAGCATGAATACAAAACTTGAATTGATAGGTATTCTGCCAACCATGTACGATGCGCGCACGAATATTTCTAAAATCATTCTAGAAGAGGCGATAGCCTTATACCCTAGTCAAGTATTGCCTATGGTCATAAAGTACGCCACAATCGTTCCTGAGGGCTCATATTTGAAAAATCCGGCAGTGCTTCGTGAAGACAAAAGCAATGTTTCTACCGGATATAAAAATTTAATCGATTATTTAGTAACTAAACATGGATATTGAAATGAAAAAGGACCAACTCAAAAATTCTAAACCTCCTTTAGTTGTCCCTGGACCAAGACTTGATCTTGTTGATAATCAAGAAGAGCAAATTCTCAAAGTCGCAAATACTCAAACACTCACGCAAGAGAGCAATGTCGCAAATGCGCAAACAGAAGATACAACCAAGCAAACAAACAAGAAGGACAAGACTACAACTAAGAAGGTGAGTAAGCTTACGCTTGAGGACAAGTTAAACCAATCAATGGATACAGCTAATACTATAAAGATATCAGCGTTTATAACATATCAGCAAAGCTTAGCAATCGATGAATTTAAGCTGTTAATACGTAGAACATATCCAAAGTCGACCATTACCACTAGTGCAATAGTGCAAATATGTTTAGATGAGTATCTACCTAAACTACGTAAACAACTAGAAGAGAAGAGTGAAGAATAGATTACGCCATTTTCATAATTTCATCTGCAATAGCACTTATATTCATATCGTCTGACAGCGGCATAGCTTGCACACTCGATTTATCATTCAAATCGATAGTTTTCTCACTAATGGAATCTATTCTAGCAATTCGTGCCGCAGCTTTATTTGTCAATACTTCTTCGGGAGGGAGCATATCTTCTAGCGGTACATCAGCTTTTGCCACAGGTTGCTCTTCAGCGAAATCATTTTCATTATAAGAATAATCAAAATCATCTTCTTTTTCTTCTGCTTGCGCAGTTTCCGGAGCAAATTTCTGATATGTTTCTAATATTAAATTAGCATTATTTATATACTGACGTATATATTCAACTCTGTCATTATAAAACAATGCAATTGAAGTATACTTTGCGTTTAAGTCAAAGAAGAAATCAGTGTTATTATCACTCATTGTTATTCTTTTTTGACCAAAGAGTATATGCATCGTCGGTATGTTCTTATAGTTTTTAATAACTAACGCACCATTTTCCGTAGAACTTGGTAACATACCGCGCATTTTAAAGTAGGGGATATTGGACAATGTTGCCAAGAAATTCTGTTTATCTTCTCTGTATTTCAGATAAACGGGAATTATCAACTTAAAAAACTCTCCGTAAGTCATTTCTTGTGCCGTTTCAAACACAGCATATTGCGAAACTATAATTCTAAATATCATCTTCGTCTCCATTTAATTCTTTGATATTATTTGAATTTAAGATATCTTCTATTAAATCCATAGATAGGTTCTGCCCATTAGCTATATAATCTGACGCTTCTTGCATTACATATCTTATTGTTTCGCTTGAGAATTCACATTTATATATATCCTCAAGCTCTTTCTTAAGATCATCTTCCGTAAAGATTATTCCTAAGATCAATAAATCCTGATCTTTTTCAGATAACCACTTTATTGTATCTTTTATTTTTGTCATGCAACTTCTCGCATTTCTTCTTCTTTAAATACACTATAGAATGGTCTTAATAGCTGAATAACTATTAAAGCGTCATCCGTAGCCGTATGGCGTTGCAATAAATCGATTGAATCATCATCAAAATATTTTTTATATCTTCTAATGCATTCATCCGAAGAGGGGAGTGCGACATCTTTTGCAAAATTCGTATATAGTATCGCGGGATCAATTGCTCTATGCATTACTTTAACCTGATAAGGATAAATAACGTTTTTAGCAAATAACATTAACGTCTTATTTATAAACGGTATGTCAAAAGCAATTACATTTTTTCCGGCTAATAATACACTTTTTTGTTTATTTTCTTCAACAAAGTAATACGTATTTAAAAACTTATGAAAGTCATCGTAAAATCTATCATATTCGCCGGCATCAGCCAAAGTATAAATATTACCGTTTCCTTCTTTAATATTATGTATTAAATTTGCATTCAAATTTAATGCGTATTGATCACCGGTAATAGTAGCATGCTTAAACATTGCATTAAATCTTGGTAATTCGTCCAACGGACGTATATTGTGAGACTGCTCAACTACAGCCGAGAATTCAAGCAACTGACAAGTTTTCGGATCTAATCCGGTTGTTTCCGTATCTATACTTAAATAGAACATATTTATCTCTCCTTTAATATTTATTATTTTTAAATAGTACTTCTATGTCCGATTAATATTTGCGCAAAACTATATCATCATATCCTGCAAGCATTAACGAACTATTATATCCATAATCAGTATCATAGCCATCTTCCATATATTGAATTATATCTATGGCTTGCTGTTCTGTAACTTCTTTATCCCATGCTTTCAGGGTTCGCATAATATCTTTGGGCGTCCAAATATCAGCAATTATAAAATATTCATCGCCATATTCAATTATTAAATCATCAATCATTTTTTTTACATGCATTAATTTCATGTTAAACTCTCCATATTTTAATTATTTTTTCTTTATATTTATTTGTCTTATAATGTATCTTATGATTTCTAAAAGGTTGTAAACTAAATCTCTAAAAACAATTTGTATTTCCTTTCCAATCTAATAAGTAAATTATCTGTATCTTTATATAAAAAATCTCTAAACGTTTTCAAATTATTAATAATAGTATATATTTCTAAAGAATAATAATTATCTTTATGATATATATTATTTGTATTAATACCATAATAATTTAATCGTTCAGCTAATTTTATAATAAATTGTTCAGATCCGGAAACTATCTTGGTTCTATAATACTTGTTATCTTTATATATAGTGCCATTACCGTCCCAAATACCTCGGATAAAATGAGACTCAAATTCAACGGGAACATCTAAATATTCCATATTTAAACTTTTATTAGGATGTATCCCTAATTTTATAATATCGTTATATATTTCTTTATTACTTAATGATAACGTATATATTGCATTAGGAATTTGATCTTTTTTATTAATTTTTGAATTAGTTTTTAACAATACACTTAAATTATTTAAAAATTTCTTATCTTTTTGACTAATATCCACAGACATTCTTGTTGGATTCATTGATCCATCAGTAATAATAATGCCTAAAATATATGCCATTTCTTTAGTCCAAACTTTAAAAAAGTTTTCATCGTAATAAGTATATTGAAACTTTTCTCCATTTACTATAATTTTTTCTTGCTGTAATGCTAATTTTCTAGCTTCTGTTTTTGATCTAATTGGAAAGTTATACTCTTTTAAAATTTTCATAATGTATTGTCTGGAGCATCCAATTTCTTGAGCAATATTTCCAATGGATTTTTGCTGCATAATATATTGTTCGCGCAAATATTCTTCGGTTAATATTTTTTTACTGCTTCCACGATCATTTTGTTTTCCAGACTTATATCTTTGTTCTGCAAACTTTGCATAACATTTCAAACATAAACCCTTAGCTTTATGTGGAATTTCTTTGGTGCCACACATTTGACACTCGTAATATTTGTATGCATTAAACATTTTTACAATCCTATTGTTTTAGTCTTTTAAATATAACACATTCTATGTAAACTAAATCGTTTAAGCTGCTTTTCTAAGCTCTTCTCTTAGATATATATTTTCTTTTTTAAGACTTTCAATTACATCATTCATATCTCTTAAATCAGCTCTTAAATCTTCAACTTCACTTTCTAAATCGTCGATAATATCTTTACGATTTGCAATATCTAATGAAATTTCGTAATCTAATCCTAATACGTAATTTGTAAATTTGCGCAAATCATCTTCGGATAATTCGATATCATTAAGTATTATAAAACGCTGTAAGTCATTATAAGCTTCCATATATGTCATAACCACCTCCGGTTAAAAATTAAGCCGCAGAGCGGCTTTTAATGTTATATACTTCATGCTGAATCTGCAAATCTCTTAATTCAAATGATTTTATATTTATTAAGTTATTTGTTGATTCTATAGCGGACAGCATGTCCTCATTGTACAGTCTATACTGATTCTGAATATCAACAAGCTGTCTTCTAACACCATACAGTGACATTAGCATTTCTTGCATCGCCGATATATTGTCAAACAGTATTTCGATTTCATCTATATATTTCATACAAAATCCCTATTAAGATTTTAAATTTTGTTCTTCTCTTAATTTATCTTCTTGCTCTTGTTTTTTTATTTCTGCTTCTTCATCAATCCATTCTTGTTCGTCCAAAAACTTCACTATATCTTTCTTTGACGTTACATTGGTCTTAGTGTAAAAACCAGTTCTGGTTTTATAATAATCAGATATTTCATTTTTTAAATTTCGAATTATTATTTTCATCTTTGAATATTCAGCCAAAATTTGACATAGGAAATAAATTCCGTTATATCTATTCGAAAAAGCTCTTGCATTTATATATACGATTTTTTCATCCGATATAAAATAAGGAGTATTTACATCATACGTAAAACTATCGTCAAGCAAAGTAAAGCTATAATCAATGTACATGGATTCAATAAAGTTTTTGTCAAACCTATACGCGTTGTTTATGTCTTTAAGGAATTTATTTTTCTCTTTTTTAACCTTTTTTAATAAGTATTCCAATTCATTATAATCTTTATTTAGCAATATATTTTTACATCTCATATTAAAATCTTCATAAGACATTCCATTGCAAATTTCAAATATTTCTTCATCAAACGATATTATCTTATATAACTTACTCATTGTTGTACTCCATTTTATTATTGTTTAAAATTAAAAAAGCGACTTTAAGTCGCTTTTAGTTATTATTATTTAATATTTTTAATTAATTGACTTGCTATACAGGCACTGAAAGTATTCAAAATCATTAGGATCTACTTTCTGTCCTTTTGTGCCCATAGCAACACGATATTTAAGCTTCATTACAAGCATTATGTCAGTATCTTCCAATACTGTTTCTTCTCTAGATAAAGGAAATCTTATTCCTGTAAGTTCCTCAAGAATATCAATATTTTGCGGATAACTAATATAGCTTTGAACTGCATTTTGTGCATACGCAGCTTTCAATATATCAACGAAAGCTTCTTTCTGCAAACGAAATATCTTGTAACTACCTTTCTGTGGCATCATTGCCGAATTTAATAGCTTCATAACTTCCTCCGATTAGTTGTATCTCTTATCATTTTTTTTATTAAGCTTATCTATTTCTTTTGAAGAGTCTTCAGCGTATTTCCTTAATTGATTGTGTAACAATCCCATATTTGAAGGAAATTCTACTTCGACATTTTCAGCGTATTCTGAACTTATCCACACTTGTCGTTTACCATTATTAAGTTTAAGTTCCGAGACTAATTCCATACCGTCCATATGCATATTTTCCGGAAGTTCTTTTGTATATACTCCTAATATAGTTCTAATATGCTGTCCATAAACATTTATGGTATCCATATAAATATGAGCCAAAACATATTTGCTTATATCAATTCCAGACTGAATAACTTCATTAAGAATTCTTACTCGTAATTTAATAAAATTTCCATTTTGATACAACTTAATTGTTGGCGATAACCAAATATATAGTATTTTATCAATAAAGGAATCATAAGGCATTATTTTTCACCTTTATCCTGTTACCCTGCATAATTGCATGTATATATTGTCTTGATAAGTCCATACTTAATTCCATAACTTTCTTAGGAGTTAGATCTGATTCATCAGGCAATGGATAGACATATACCACTTTATCATCTTTTATGTTTACAAGCATGTCTTCAAAAACAACAAGAGGAGTTATAGATATAAATTCTTGCTTAGAGTTTTCAAAGCTAGCCACACTAACACTATCGGCTAGTTGTAAATCGAACAAAAAAAGACTAATTGTATTTATTAGATCTTTTTGCATTTGACCTAACTGCATATTACCTCCATATTAAAAGAGCGTTTTACGCCCTAATTATTAAAAGTCTGTGCTAAAATCATCATAGTAATTAGTATTCGCAGGCTGATTTTGAGCCGGAGCATTCTGATTGTTTGGAGTAAAGTTGTGATTTGCACGAGGTTGATTTTGGGCAGGAGCTGAAGTTTGTGATTGTTGTCTATCGACTTTATCTACAAGATTAATTCCTTCGGCAGAAATAACAGCCTTTACAACTTGCTTGTTATTATCTTCCTTCCAAGTATTATAAGTTAAGGTACCTAATATTGCAACTTTAGTACCTTTCTTTAAATACTGAGCAATATTGTTGCTAAGATTCCAAATCTCAACATAGTGCCAATCTGTAACCACTTCCCAGTTGCCATTATTTTTAATATTACGGCTTGTAGCAAGCGAAAAACTATATTTTGTTTTATCATTATAAGTTTTAGCCTCTACGTCTTTTCCTAAGTGACCAACTAATGTAATTGTATTTACTGTTCCGTTTGATAGTGACATGATAGTCTCCTTTTTTATTAATAATCTGTTAATATTTTTGTATATTTATGATGGTATCTTGCATATAAATCACTACTATGTAGCATGCAATCCATAAATTTAAAATCTTTTAAATAATTGTATTCAAATAAATTTTTTACTTTGATATAACTTGTAAATTCTTTTTTAAATCTTTTATCAAAAGAAGGTGGTGTATTTAAACCGAAATAACGCCAATATTGAGGACAATAAACAGTTAAGCTTTGACGACAATATAGATGCTCTAGCTTTGTTATTGCTTCAAACAATGATTTAATTTCTATTTCAGATAAAAATTTTGAAGTATAAACTGATGTTTTTAGTATTTCTTCATATTTAACTATACTGTCCGATTTATATTTGACGCGATATGCCGACATATATCCAGACTTATTATTTTTATCATAATAAAACTGTATATGTATTAAGGGATAAGCATCATTATAAGTTTTTATATAGTTTAAATATAAAATATTACTATTTCGTTTTTTTCTTTTTGATCGCATTTTCTATTCCTATGAAAACAGATACAAGTTCTTTGAATGTATTGTATTTAATTCTTCTTGTGAATTGCTTATCTTTTATTTTAAATAAAAGAGTCATTTCGCCTGGCTTTTTTTGCAATAATTTAAATTCAATATTAGGAAAATTATTACATAATGCTTGAAATTCATTAGTATTAACCATTACTGCTGTAGGTTTCATAACTCCTCGTCTCTAAATATTATGTTTTTAACTTCAATATTTGTAATATTATTTTGTGTATAAAAATCAATTGAACTATAACTATTTATTTGATCCATGTCATCTAATAATATTGCAATTGTTCGATACATTTTAGCACTAAAGTGTTCGGCGTCCATTTTTATTACCATATTAATATATTCTTCGTCACAAATAATTTTCTCAATACTAATGATATTGGAAATTTCTTTTTGTAGCAAAGATTTAAGTTTTTCAAAAGAATTAATACTGTTATTGATTATATATTTTATATAATCAAAACATTCGTCTATGCTATGATAATATGCATATGTCTTGTAAGGTATATCAGATGCTATAACTTCTGTTACGCAAAAACCATGTTCAACATTAACCTCTTCAATATTATCCACTTCGTATTCTTCAATTATAGCCACATATTTATCATTAAGCAATATATCATATGTTTTTTCTACCGAAGTTTTCCAAAGTTTTGTTTTAAAATTCATTTTATTATCCTTATAAGATTTTTAATTAAAAAATTAATCAATCACTATATTCATTAGGTTCTTTTAATATATAAAAACAAAAAAGCCCGCATTAAGCGGGCTGTTGTTTTTCAAGATTTTTATTTATTTTATTTTTTTACAAAATTCGCAACGTTCATTATCTACTATTTTCATATCATTAAATAATGAACAGTATTGATAAGTTATATATGTCTTGCCATTATATTCTTTGCAATAAGAATCCATAAAAGGACAATCCATGGCGCATTTATTATTGTCTGTTTTATCAGATATTATTTTATTGTATCGGGCAAGTACACTGAATTTATGATTTCTTGTCTTCATAACATTCTTTACATTGTTTGCAACGAAGAGCATAGTCTCCATCATGCTTGATAATCTCTGCATTTAGCTGAATATTAAATAGAGCACAATGCTCTTCTAAAACACGCCAATTATAGAAGATATATGGGCATGGAACTGCTCCAATTTTATCAAAATCGACTTCATTACAGTATTTTTCTACAAATATTGGTTTAGCTATAAGTTCTGATGTTAATTCATTATGCTTAAGTTCTAGGCATTGTTTACACCGTATATTTGCATATTCTACGTCTGGTGATTTTTCTAGTGTTTGTTGAAATAGAGTGCATTTATCTTCTTTGGTTTCATCCAACAATACATTATATAGGCACTCTTTTCCTAGATCCCCTTCATTATAACAAAGATTACCACTAAAATTAGGACTACACATATACTGACGTAATTTTTCTTCATTCTTCGCTACTATTGACATTTTATAATCCTTAAAGTTTATTTTACTGCATATTATTTTTCGTCTTCATAACATTCATTTTCTTTTAAAAAACGATCCAATTGCTCTGTTTTGTCCCGTTTTACTTCTAATAGAATTCCTAATAGCTCTACTTGCAATCTCATTTGTTCGCTTAAGGACTTTTGATATTCAAACATAAGATTAATCCTATCTCTTATTTTAAACAACAAAGAGTTAATCATATATGTATATACTGCCATTGTAACTGATATTATTATTAGTTCCATTATTTGTATCTCCCTATATTTAATTTGCTACATCTTGACATATTTATTTCTCCTTGTTATATATTTATTTAGTTATCACCATTTTTTTTACTTTATTTTCTTTCATAAAATCAATAATATAATTGAATATAGTTATGGCTTGTTGTATAACTTCTATTTTTTGTTTTAGAGTTTTGGTATCTGCTATAGCTGTTGTTCCCGGTTTATCTTTATAAGAAAACCAAATAGTTATTATATCTATAGATTCAAAATAATAATCATTAAGTTCATAAATTTTTTGTTTAATTTGATCAGGAAGATTATCAGGACAAGATATATTGCTATTTATATCTAAAGTCATTGTATATAATTTATTATTATTTGCTTCTTCCAGCAATAACTCTAAAACATTTAACATCATTTTGTTTTCATTTTTGTATTCTATGCATTCAAAAATATCAACATCGTAAACATTAACTTCGGAATTAGGAAATAAACTCACAGGACCATGCTCTAGCAATTTGCAACAATCATTCCACTCCATGTTTGTTTTTTCATAAACAAATTTTATTATATCATATGGTTCTACTACTAATTCAGTACGTATCATTTTTATTCTATCCTTAAATTATTATTGATATATTCTGCTATTTCTAATACTGCTACAGGTATAGGTACACTATCGTCGTATTCACTTACTTCTATTGAATAGTCATTATATAAAATACAATAGTATTTTCTTTCGGCAGAATTATTCCAACCTCTGGTAATGTTTTTTGTATATATTACTTTAATATCAATCCATACACCTCTTGTGTCGTAGTTGTCGTAACTAATCACAATTTCTCGTTTTTTAAACTCTTCATCATAGCATCTATCCCAATTCTTAATACAATTAATTAGCCCTTCTAATTCCTCTTTGCTTAGTTCGGTTACTTTTTTATATTGCATTCTTATTTCTCCTTATATTTTTCTTCTATAATATTACCAATATTGCCTTTTATTCTAATTGAAAAATTTATTTCATTTAGTCCTGCTATAACCGTAATAAGTGTTTTCTCTTTTTTCTCCTTATCTTTTGTTTGAAGTGCAACTAATAATTTTTCTTTTAGTGAAATTAACTCTAATCCTATTTCGCCTAAAGCTAATTCGTATTCTTTATTTTCTAAATATTTATCTAACATTTTTATTTCTCCTTATTTATAAATCACATTTTTTAATTACTGTGTAATAAAACATTATTACCATTATTACAGCTATAATTCCAATTACTGCTAAGGTATAGATTACTATGTCCATTTATTTATCTCTTATTTTAATCCCGTTAATAAGTCCATTGCTTTCATTCAGCTCATACCAATATACTATTATTAAGAAGTAATATATCATAACCAGTATTTGTAGCAAGTAAAGAGTAGTTCTTATTCATAGACTTAATCTACTGTTAATGGTATAATTTTCCTTTTCTTCGCATCTCTTTTATTTGCTTTAGTCTCTTCATTTAAACCGATGGTAGTTTTACTTTCTATTGGCTCAAAGTCATCTACTTGTAAAAACCCCGTTGTCCTTATAGTTTCTTGCTTTCCTGTCAATCCGAAATAACGAATTATTTTATCGGCTTCAGATTTATCGATTAGATAATACGTGTTGTCAGTATCAAACGTTCTTACTTTTGTTAAACTTAAAGTGTAATAACTATCTACTTCGCATCTACTAATACCAAAACTACAACTATCTGATAGCGAAACATATTGATAAATAGTTCCATTAATAACATGTATTAATTTGAATTTACCACTATTAATGTATTTTGCATTAATTTCCAATCCTTCAATTACTATTTTTTCTTCTTTCATTTTATTTCTCCTTACTCAATATCAAACTGATATTCGATATTTTTTATTAACGATAAAGTTTCTATTGCTTTTTGCTCTTCTATAATTGTCCGTTCCGCGCTTTTTATTCTATTTTTAGCCCATCTCTGAATATAATAATCTATAGTATCATAATCAGGGCGCTTTTCTAAGAAATTCTTATTCAGCGGGCAATATAATTTTAATTCTCTATTATACCATAAATGGTACATAGTCTCTTTTGTATCATTATAACTAATAATTATTTCACAGTCTACAATATTATCAGTCATTTCAGTTGTTACTATCTCTATTTTTATTTTTTTATCCATTTTATTCTCTTTGACTTAACATAATATTCATTACCTTTTTTAAATAATCAGTATTATCAGGTTCTCTGAATATTTCAATATCACCAAACGGACTAATATCCATACAATAAGAAATATCGTCAACTAAATATTTGACAAATACATTGCCAATACCATGACCTACTCTGATATTTGTTTTGTTCTTACTGATATGAGCTATATTGAGCAATTGAATAATTTCATATTCTTTTAAATCATATATTTGTCTTGACATTATTTGCCTCTAAATAATTTTTTAAAAATATTTAATCATCTTCATTATTCCTATTATCATGTTCTCCCAGAAAATGTGATATACAACATACTATTGCTACGTATGTTGCCAATATCATATATTCTGTCGCGTTATCTAAATTTAGGCCCATACCTATTAGGAATACAGATACACCTAATGATATCCATATGCACAGGTATTTAAATGTTTCTATTATTTTATGTTCCATTTAATACTCGTATAGCCAATTATCAGGTTCTTTGTAATCTATCTCGGTACGAGCATTATCTAATATTTGCCCGGCGACATCTAATAATAAAGACTCATATCCCATGCTTTGAAACTTATTTTCCAAAACACGTACAATTGTCTTATAATCCTTATCGGCAATAGCTGAATCTAAAGCTTCTTCGAAGCTCAGCTCTTCAACGGCAATTCTCTCTTGATATGCTTTCATTTAGTTCTCCTTTTTCCTTGTATTCAAATTTAACATAACCATTATTTATTTTTATATCCCAAACCAATAAGTTATATTTTTCTAATTTGTTTTTAATTGCAAGCAAATCACTATAAGGTACTTTTTCGCGAAACAACCGTATAGTTATGAATGATTGATCAACTTTAACATTATCAGCTTTTAAGATATACTTAATAAAATGCATTATAGTATCATGATGTTCGCCCAAATATTTTATAATTCCATTAATATAAAACAAATCATATTCTAAAAAACGATAATAATTCTCACTTATCAATTGAGAAGAATTATTAACTTCTTGAACAATTGAACATCTTTCAAGATACTTCGAATCTCTTAAAAAGAATATCTGATCATCATTAAGTTTTTCTGTTGTTATACGAAATTTATCGTAATCATAAAAACTAACTTTTGATCCAGGAAACATATTTTTAATTTCTTGTTGTATATCCATTTAATTTTCCTAATCTGTAAATACAATTTCTAACACAATATGACCAACTGCATAAAAGTCATCATAATCATCACATTTTATATCGGAATATGAACTCATATCAAAGACTTTTACAAAATCACATTTTAACAATTCAGTAATTTGTTCTTTTGTTATGTGTTCTGCTTTAACTTCACAATTATTTAATTTTTCATTAAAAATAATGTTGTCGTCAGAAAATATTTCTTTTATTTTATTTTTTTGTTCTTTAGTCATTTTATCTCACGTCCCTTGCATTGTATATTTTACTATTAATTCTCTGAATCTAATTTTACTTTATATTCTATTTTGAAGTCTAAATATCCATTACCATAATCATCATCTTGCGGTATTAGCTCAATATCTTCAATGATAAAATTTTCTTTAGACAAATCATTATAAAATCTTGTTAATGCTTTATATCTAACTGGCTCATACGTAGTGAATGCTATAGCATATTTATCAAAATGTAAATTATAAAACTGAAAATACTTATTAAGTATATTTATTATATTATTTTTATCAATAAATTCAACATGATCAAAAGCTAAAGAAATGCGTAAAGGTGAGCCATTTTTTTTATTATTTGTAAAAATCGAATAACTTCTTACAAAATCAAGCTCTGTTAGTTTTGTAATAGCATAGCTATCAATATGATATGCATTTATAGTAATTTTATCATCCTCATATTCTATTTCGCTATGAGGGAAGATTTTTAATAATTTTTCTTTTATTTTTCCTATATAAGTTGTTTCCATTTTTATCCTTATTATTTAATCAGTACGAAATTCTTGTTCTTTATATCCAGACAATATTCTAATATAATTTTCTTTTTCCTTAATACTATTTTGAATATACTTTATCGATTCTTTAGTAGATTTTATTTGTTCTGTAATAGCTTTTTGGATATAATAATTAATATCTGGATGTAAATCCTTACACCTGATATCATATTCACTATATGCTTTAGTTTTGATATTGTAAAATAATTTAACTAAAGTTTCTCGATGTTTATTATAATCAATTACTATTATATAAACATAACTATCATCCGAAAAACGTTCTTTTATTATACCTATAGACGACTTAATTTTCATCTATCTTTCCTCTGATTCATTTCTTCTAATTTTACTATTCTACTATCCATTTTCACAAGAATATCATGTATTTTTTTTAACGTTCGATGTCTTATTTCATTTGTTTTATGTAAATCATAAATTCTAATTAAAATGAAAAATAGAATAACCGTTATTATGATAATAAATATTAACACCTATTCCTCGTTTTTATTTTCAAAATAAAGGGGATTTATCTCCCCATTTCCTTTAAGTTCATTTGCAACAATATATGATTCTTTAATAAAATCATTACTATTCCAATCTTTATACTGCAATAACATTTTTTCAATAGCCTTTTCTTTGTTTTCGGCTTCTATTATATTAATTTTAACATAATTGACTTCTATTACGAATTTTCTCATTTTGTTTCTCTATTTTCTGATTATTTGAACATGTCTTCTTCGTAATAATTTAATAATCCTTTGCAAGCCTTACATCTTTTTTCTTCGATTATTTCACTATAATCATCTTCGTACAAAGTAATAAACAATTTGCAATACTTCCCGTCTATAAAAGGACATTCTTCGCTGCAATATTCGTAATTATCACCTGCGGTTTTTATAATTCTTGCGGTAGCTCTTCCAACATTATAAAAACCTTTTTTCCCGCTTCCTAATACTGTTTTCCATTCTTTAGTTTTCATTTTCTTTGCCTATTTTAGTTTCAAGTATCCAATTAAGCAATTCCTTTTGCTTCATTAAAACATAATATTCAATTTTTTTCTCTTTATAGTCTAAATTATACCAATCGTCTCTAACACTAAAAAACTTTCTAAGTTTATGTAGGTTGCGATTAACTTTATTAAGTTTACTTACAATCTCTTTTTCTGATTTCATTTTTTACCACGAAGCATAATAAATAAACTTATCGTTTTCATTGAGCTGCATGCTATTAATCATATACAAAGTATCTTCTAATTCTTGATAATAGTAGCTATCATATTCATATGAACCAAAAAAGAATCCTACTCGAACCGGAAGTTTTTGCGGTGCTAATGATTTATCTTTCAAAACTTCTTTAATTGTATTACGCAAGTTCATTAAATCATTATATGTAACTTTTGCCACAAAATCATTTTCAATAACTTCACAATTACGCATAAAATAAGAATGTATCATATTGGCTTTTCGCCAATATGCAACTTCTTTTTTTTTACCTTTTACCTTTTTATATAAATACATATCTAATCCCATTGTAGTGCTCCTTATATAATTAACATTTTAATTGTTTTCTTTTCTCAAATAAAATCAACATTCTTTTAATAATATTAAATATTCGTTTTTCTTGTTTTTTAGTTATACGAACCTGTTCTTGTTCTTCTTCGCCTTTTATTACTTTTAAATTACTTAAGTCTGTATTCCAAACTATAGCGTAGTCTTTTACAGGGTTATATTCACCCGATAATCTAAAAGTCGCCCAATTTTGGGTTGATCTTGTATCAAAACTATATGTATCTAAATAATAATTTTCTTCTGTAATAACTTTAATGAGGCTAAGCCCCAGCCTATATCTTGACATATCAAATTTTGACCTATCATAATCAATTGCCCATTTTAAATACTGTATAACATCATAATATTTCTCGTAGTCATCTCTGTTTTCTAACTCTATGATGCAATCTTTTATTTCTTTTTCAGTTTTCATTTTATTTCCTCGCAGTACTTTTTAATTGTTTCAATATATTTACAGATATTATATAAATTTAAAACACATTCACTGTGAAGCATCATAGATATATTAATATCATAATTATCAAGTATATGCCCATAGCAAGGAACTATTGTTTTATACTTTTTATCAATAATGTTAAAACCAAAACTTAACATCGTTTCAGTTTTAACACGACTTTGACAAGAACAATAAGAATCATCACATGTTGAGTTATAATCGTAATATTCTCTTCTGTCAATATTTTTTATAACTATGCGTTCTTCATAATCATATAACGCTACAATTTCAAGCAAAGTCTTTATTTCTTTTTTAGTAAGCGTTAATATTCCGCTTTCATATTCTTGTCTTAGTTGCTGTTTAGTTTTTTTCATTTTCTTTCTCTTTAAAAGATTTGGAATTAATAATATCTAATTTATTAATTGTTTCTTGAAGAATATTGTGAATATTGTCCAGCAATTTATCTATTGTATTTATAAGATCAGAATTATCTATATTTAGCTTATTGATTGTTTCTTGTATATTGTTCATTGACTTATCTGTTAAATGTGTAAAAATTACTACTGTTCCTATTATAGTTATTAAATAGAAACAAAAGAATAATCCCATAATCATATTGTCCTCTAGCGGTATTTATTTCTTATTCGTTTTACTACCCTTGTATCTATTTCTACGTATATAACAAAAGATGGATAACTTTCATAGCATTCATATCTCAACCAATTACCATCTCCGCCAACTAATTCGCAATCATATTTTACTAATATGCTATCAGGAATAGGTTTGCTCAAATAGTTTACTATAACATCTCTTGGGTCTTCAGTTAGTTCGTTATCGACACATTTATATGCTATAGTCATAATAATAACTACTATGGCTATTACTTTTAACATTAAAAATGATTTTTCTTTTTTAGCTTCCATATTATACTTCACTTAATATTTCATTTATTCTTTTCATTTTAATTCATTTAAGAAATCTTCTTTTAGATGTCTTATTATAATAGCATAGTTATCCAATATAGTATTTTTAGTAGCCATCATACTATTATAAGACCTAACATCATATGTAGGATCTTTTGACAAATAAATTTGAGAGTGTCCAAATACTTGGCTTTGCTGTATTAAGCACGAAAGCAGTTCATCTTGAAAATCAATCATTTCTTTAAATAATTCTTCATATTTGTCTAGTGCTTCTTTTTCAACTTTCATGTTATGCTCCTATTATTTTTCCTGAAATTCTTTTCTTACAATACGCATAACAACATTTGTATTTACATCAACATAAAGATATATGTATCCTTCAGCTCCTATATGAAATTCATATTTTCTCCATGTACCATTTCCGCCGATTGGAATAAAATTATTGCTTTTTATTATGGAATCAGGAATAGGCTTGCTGATATAGGAAGTTACATCGTTTAACGTTTTTGTGAATTTAATTTGATCATCATGTTTTGATATGTCTATGTAATGCGATATAATGAACATTGATCCAACTATTAATGCTACTATAAGTATTAATACAAGACATCCGCCTTCTTCTTTTTTACTATTTTCTACCATATAGTTACTCTGTATAACCATTTAATTCATTAATGAATTTAGCATGAGATCTTAAAACTTCTCTAGCTGCTTCAGAATCATGAAAAGCGGGGCGATTTTTAATCGCATATTCTTCAACATCCAATTTAGGATATTCTGTAGCTTGAGATTTCAGCGCCAAAATACATAACCATATATATTCAAGACTATCTTTTTCTATTTTTAATACATCAGCTATCTTATCAATCTTGCCATTATGTACTTTAATATAAGTCATATCTTTTTCAATAGCACTCCAAACCATAGGATTGAAACCTGTTGCTTCAAGAAAATCTCTTAATCCTATATTTAATTCCAATCTCTTTTCTTTAACGTAACTACCTATAGTTTCATGTTGTATTGCTTCTGCGTCAGACATAATTGTATTTCTCCTATGCTAATTATTTTTTTAAGCTCTCATAATACTTATCTAGTATATTATTTAAAAATTGAATACATTCACTGTAAAATTTCGTATCCAATATATTGCCTTCTTTATCTTTTACAGTGATGCTAAGATCATCTGTTATATCAATCTGATAATCAACATAAGGTTTTTCAATATATGTACTACTATCAAAGGGATCTTGCGCTCCGATCATAAATACAAATACTTTATTGTTTTTACCTATATAAAACTTACGCAATATATAGTATTGTTTATTGTCGAAATAAATATTTAATAATTTCGGTAATTCAGTTACATTTTTCCTTAAAATTTCAAACACTAACCTATATCTAATGCCAAATCTTTCAATCAAGGCATTAGCTTCATAATGACTTATTTCATAACATTCATATCTTTTAGAATCTTCTTCGTATAACGATAATACAAGCATCAAACCTTCAGACGTATCATGTATATACAAAGTATCTCTTCCGTTCCTATTATAGCTCATGCTATAAAGAATTGGATCTTTTCTTATCTTGTTAATTTCTTCAATATCTATTACTTGAGCTTCGTATTCGATGGGAAAATTTTCAATACGCAATAACTTATTTAATCTCATTTTACTTCTCCTTTTTAAGCTTTAAAATTATAAATAGGCTGAATAACACCAATTACTTCGCATGTTGGTTCAATAGCTTTGTAGATTTCAGTTGCATTTTTATATGCTGCGGGACATTCATCTAATGTATGTTCCGAAATACAACTACTGTAAATTCCTTCCATTGATTGCTTGAAATCTTCAAGGGATAATTCCTTCTTGGCTTTTGAACGAGAATACAGTCTTCCCGCGCCATGAGGTGCCGAGCAATTCCATTCAGCATTACCTTTTCCCTTGCATAACAATATGCCATCTCTCATATTCAAAGGAATAAGTAATAGCTCGTCTTTTTGTGCGCTTATAGCTCCTTTGCGAATGATTTTATGCTGTAAATCAATATAGTTATGAGTAGAATTAATACCAGAATATCTATTATGAGCTTTACTGCCTAAAGCTTCTAAAATAAGACTTAATATTCTTGTTCTATTAATTAAAGCAAATGTTTGAGCCAAATCTAAATCTTCTAAATAATCAGTAGAATCTACCAAGTAAGCCAAGTCTTTATGTGGTAGCTCTATGTTATTATCGAGACATTGCTGATAGGCAATTTTCTGGTGATACTGAGCAATTTGTAATCCAAAATTTCTTGAGCCGCTATGTACTGTTAAATAATATATATCATTTAACATACCTAATTCAATGAAGTGGTTCCCGGATCCGAGAGTACCTATAGATTTCAATACTCTATTAGTATCAAGACCTATCTTTTTAACTGTTTTATCGCATCTATCCACAAAATTGTCCTTAACCATATCCGTTATTTGAGGAACTTTGGAGTGAACTCCAAACCCATAAGGAATATTTCTACGAATGAAAGTATCTAATTCGTTTAAATCAATAGGTTCATCGGTTGTAAACTGCACAGTGGATACTCCGCATCCTATATCTACACCGACAATATTAGGGCATACATAGTTATTAAATGTCGAAGTAAAACCTATTACAGAAGCTTTTCCTGCATGTACATCAGGCATTATACGAACTCTTTGGTTTTCAAATATGCTTACATTCATCATTTTAATTGTTTGCGCATATGCTTCTTGCTCTATATTATCTGTATATATTATTGCTTCTCCATACTTACCTTGTGCTGTTAACATAATATTATCCTTTATTTAAGTGTAAGTCTTTTTTGCGCCAGTATTTGTAGCGTGTATTATAACCTGATTTAGGAGTTACATATATAATAGTATAATCAACTATATCTTGTGTTTCCTCATCTATAATCATTGCCAATCTAATCCAAAACCAGCGCAAAAAATATTTGTTTAGTTTTCCGATTAAAAATCTAATCATTCATATTTTCTTCTGATTCTTCAGTATTTAGTTCTTCATTTTCCATGTTTTTTGCTTCAAAACCCGAACAATAAATTCCATCGCTAACTGCACTTTCGTTATCACACGAATAACAAGAATCTCCAATATGGTCTCCATATATAAATCCGCCATGAGTGCATTCCATGCATATTTGGCTAAAAGGCCATTCATATACTTTTAATTTTTTACTATACTCGATTATCATACTATTATCTCCTTATAATGGATTTAAGAATTGTATTAATTTTTCAGCTGTTTTCATTAATTTAAGCTGAGCGAATGTTTTTGCTACTTGTATATCTTTTGTTTCGAGAGAATATTTTTCGCCGAAAATATCTCGGGCACAATATTCTTCGTTGTCTATAAATATTGTTGTCAATGCTTTTTCACATACATGATTCGAATGTAAAAAATGCTCTCCGTTTCCGGAGTCTTTCCAATAATAATCCCAATCATGATTATCATAAGTTGAATAAGATATCATTTTGTCCTCCGTAATGTTTGGTTCTAATTCAAGGTAAAAATTATAAAATTACCTTAAAAACGAACCATCGATTTTTCTTGACAAATAATAATTAATTAATTATATTACACATAGTTCTTTAATATTTTAGAATTTAAAAATACCAGTATCATATTCGTTTAATTGCTTTCCATTAAAACAAGGGTTGAAACGAATTTATAACTTCACAATACTTAGCATTACTCAAACAATAGTATTGGGAATTGGCAGTGAACTTAGCCTATAAAGTTCGAAGCAATTAAACAAAAAGCCGCTATATGCGGCTTTTGTTATTTTAAAGGGCTTCAGCTTTCGCAGCTTCATCTACTATTTCATTGAAATCTCGATGAGCTTCTGACTTTACAAACTCAATTTCTATATTGCTATCCTTAATGAACTTTTTGATTATGTCACGATATTTGCGCGTCAATTCCTTTTTGGCTTTCCAATCACCTGTAACCCAACACTTAATACCTTCATAATCATAATAAATAACAACCTTCTTAAAGTTATTCTTAATAGCATAATTAATAGCTCTAATGGCAGCATACACCTCGCCCGCAACTTGTCTCAGCGCCGTGTATCTTTCTCCTATTAAAGCTCCTGACTGTAACTTCTCAACATTGTTATCTACTATATGGGCAAAAGCCCATCCAACCTTTTCTGTATTTCTATAACTTCCATCTACATAAATGTGAGCTGTCATGTTATCTCCTTTTAATGATGTGAAATTCTTAAAGTATTTGATTTAATCAAATGCTTTCCACCTTCTAACTGTGATCCCACCGGATAATCATCCGAATATGTTAGAACAACATAAAAATATTTATCAAAGTCTATCATCTCTATAATTTTATCTGCAAATAACTCTAACTGTTTTTGCATAAAATCATAGCGTAATGTAGTTTTTGAAATATAAGTACTTTGATTTCGTTGCTCGGCTAAATTATAGGCTGTTCTTATATCCTTGAATTTTTGTACTTCTGCCATAAACTTATCTTTGTCAACAACATACTTTTTAAATAGTTTAACAATATTAAGGATTGATTCTTGAAAATCTTGTTCGCGAAATTCATCATTGTAACTATTATCAAAGTTCCATAATGTTGAAACAATTTCCTCTCGCAACGTATCTATAGCTTCTTCTTTGTTTTTCAGTATAAACGAATCTATATCATTAAATAATTCGCTTAATATTTGCTCTCCCGAGCATATAAAACCCTGCCATCTGTTATAATATTTTTTATTCGGGTTTATATTAAACTTTTTTGAAAGATGCCGTCTATTTAGTTTTTCTTTCTCTTCATTATCAAAAAATATAATGAAGCTGCTCGAAGAGCTATTACTTACAAAACTTGTTCTTATTTTCATATTTCAAACTCCAATGGGCAATTAGGTGAACATTTAATACATTTATTTCTGAACCCCACGGTTTGTGGTGCATTCCATACATTATCTATAAAAGATTTTGCGCCGACAATATCTATGCCTTCGCCCTGCTCGCCAAACGAGCATGGATAGACATTAGCATCAACATTAATATAAAGCGAAAATCTAGTTGATTCGCACGGCTCTATATACTGTTCGTATTTCTCGGGATTAGATACATTGCGCATGAACTTACCTGCTGTACAGCTATCAAATCCCATAGGAACTATATTTACATACTTAAGCAAATTCTTAAACTTATCTTCACTAAGCGGAGTAAAACCAATACCTCTGCCCTTTTGTTTTAACGATAGAAATACAATTGCTGTTACTTTTTGCAATGTACTGTCTATTTTATATAATTCAAGAAGATCCAATGCGCCCTGATATGTCTCTTCGCTTAGCATGTAATGAATATTAACTATATTCATTCCGGCTTTCTTTAACTTAGAAATAGACTCTAAAGCTACATCTTTATTATACCAAGATACAGCAATTCCGCCAAGAACATCAGCAAATTCCTTAGCATGTTGATCTGTTAATCCACGTCCATGGATTGTTATGTTTGGTATAATACCCGCTTTTCGTGTTTCCCAAAGAATAGGAAACAAATCAGGATTACCATTTATATCTCCAATTCCAAAAGCTATTTGCGTAACAGTTTTCGGCAATTTATCCAAAACCTGTTTATATGTATCTAAAGACATATTTTTGCCGGCTTTAACATTGGATTTATAACAAAACGAACATCCATGAGTGCAGACTTCACTAATTTCTATATCCACTATTTCGGGTCCAAACTTAGAATACGGCGGATCATCTGCTTTAGTCTTACCCCAACGCATAAATGAACCTGTGTATTTATCGAATATATAATTATAATTTTCAGATTTTAAAATCTTAAGATTATAATTTTCAACCATTTGACAAGTCATTGCAACTCCTTAATTTTTTAATTCCATTTATAGTCAACATCAGCTTTCTTAAATGCTTCGCCCAATATTAAAATCATTGAAGTTGTTAAATCGCGTATACCGACTATATCTTCTAATCCATTTGAAGTAAAATCTTGAATATATTCAAATGTAAAGTTTTCATCCTTTTTTATTTCTTTGTATTTTTGAACTTGCTTTTCTATAACTTCATAATAATACTGTATGCTTTCCATAAGCACAGCAATCGCCATTTTCTTTTCTTCTTCCATTTGTAACCTCTTATATTTTATTAATTACATATTTCCAATTTTCATTAATATATTTTTTGTTATCTTGTTTTTCTCTTTTTCTTAACTCTTTTACTAAATTATCAGTTGATTCAAAATAATCTAAAGCTCTTTTACCCTTATAAAATTTATAATCTTCATCATAATAACAATCCTCATATGTACTTCCATATGTACCGAATCTATATGTAACGGTAAAACCTTCGGCACATTTTCTTTCAATCATATTTAAAGTATTGTAAATGTGCATTGTGTCCATATCGGATATAAGAATTTCTTTACCTTCTTTTATAGTCCAATAATCTTTTTGCTTACACATAATTATGCTCTATTTAATTATTATAATAAGTGAACTGTTAGCTCGAAAGATATATCGGCTATATCATCTGTTTTTTGATTTATTACTATCTTATTAATCTGATAAAGCATATTATCGAGATATAGCATAGCCGTATGATGTTTTAACTCAGAACTAGTAAGTGCTGATTCTTTTATGCTTACATATCTATTGTTTCTTTCATCTAAGTAATAATATATAATACTATTCTCAGAATTAGTACTATTACGCGCATACGATAAGTTCGGGGATGACACATAATTTATGTTTTCGCGTTTAATATTCAATAAATATGGATGCCAGTCGCTCCGTGTGATTCTATTTATATATTCTTTAATATTATTTATTTTAATATCTGCGTTATAATTATAACGAAAATTGTTTCGCGCATATTTTTTAATATCTGGTTCAAGTGTATTAGTATGATATAATAAATACAAATTGAAATCTGTATAAATTATTTCATCCAAAACATTTTTATTTGCAATCTTTTCTTCTTCAGTTAATAATTCAAGTAATCTAGTTATATATATAGAATTATAATCATACTGTATATTCATATCTTACTCCTTACTTTTAACTTTAAAGAATACGGTTATTTTTAAACAGGCAAGAATTCTTATTTTTTGAAAAATTCTAGCTATAAATTTTGGCCATGGTATTACTTTGTTCACATTTTCTATATAAAAATCTCCTTCCATCACATATATCATAATCTCTTCGGTATATTTATCTAGTAATTCCACAACATCTTTACCAACTCTATGATTAACATAAACCTCTATATAATGTTCATAGTCTATAATTTTTCCATATTTTCCATCTTTGATATAAGCTAAAAAATCTTTTTTTATTTCTTCTTTTCTAGACATGCTTGTAGTCCGTTTTATTTGTGTTTGGATAATGTAAACTGTAATATCCTTCATGTACCATACTAACTATATGCTCGATATTAAAAACATGATCACTTTGAAGCTCTAAAATGTTATTTATACGGTCCATATGACTATATAAAATACCATCATATGCGGGTACTTGTACGAAATGTTTTTCTTGCTCAGGTAGCATATCATCGTCATCATCTATTATACAATAATGTGTAACGTCAGAATGTCTTTCATCGCTTAACCATCTTTGTATTTCTATACCTCTCACAGCTTTTTCTTTAAATGATTTTGCTTCTAACCCTAACTTCTCCTCAGGAGACATTATGGGCGTACGCCAATGCTTATGAAACATTGATGTATCAAAGCCATTGTATTTAAAAATACCTAAACAATCATTAGAATATCGCCATGTAGACGAAACTACAATTCTTAAATCATTATTATATTTTAAAAGTACTTGTAAATATTTGCATGCTATAGCATCCCATGTTTCTTGTGAGCCTGTAGCATAATATGAGCGTATTGTATTTAACACGCCGTCTATGTCAAGAAAAATTATTTTCATTTAATAATATTCCGTCGTTTTTGTATGTATGATGAATTTGTTGTTTATCTAAATATACGAAACGCGAATCGTTGCAAAGATCTGTATTTATTACTATGTTAAACTTTGAATTTAATTGATACAAACCATTACATGTCTGCTGAACACAGCTTAGTGTATTCACACCACATAATTCCAATGTAAGATTTTCATCAATCTTAAAATCAGAATCTCCAATTAATGGATTTATATCTTTTAAAAGTTGTTCAACTATAACAGAGGTGGCGTCATTCTGAAATTTATACAATATTTTATCTTTAAGCGATAAATCCTTCATATTGAACATACGTTCCTGTTCAATTATTTTACGCCACTCCGGTTCTGTTAAATCTGGATATAAAACAAAATAAGTTTTTAAATTATTCATTCTTTTATATTCCAATATTTTTTCCATTAATTCCGGCGTAGCCGCGGGGAACTCCTCCTGCATGTCAATAACAATTAATATCCTCATATAACTCTCTTAATAAGGTGGATAATAATATTCATCGATGCATTTTTTTATATGCTGTCTTTTTATTTCTACATTATCAAAAAAACTTTTTACAGATTTTATAATTACATCCAACTCTTGAAGTTGAGAATTTAAATCGGCGCTTAACGCTTGTGTATATAATGTAGATAATGTATTTTTTAACAAAATACTCGTATTTGATATTTCTTCTAATACAAGCAATTCATTTTCACATATATCTATATATTCTGATCCGGGTGTTAATTCCATTTTAACTCCGTTAATATTTATTCTAAATACCACGATAAGTAATGATTATGTATTTGTTTATACTGCTTAAAATTCATTGTATAGAATAATTCATCGTAAGTAATTTTTGATATTTTATTATTTATTAAATAATCAATCAGCGAATCAAATTCTTGGCAATCTAATTCTGTTTTAATACGTATTAATATATCAGCAGTAATATCATTATGTGGTTGAACCAAAGCATACAAATGTTTAGTCTTATAAAGTGCGGCGAAATCGCCGCTAAAATTTTGATATTTATGTTTTTTATTACGCTCTAAATAGGCTGTCTGCAATATATCTTCGCCATCTACTTTACGATACCTATAAGTTGTTTTTGCTCCTAATATATTTCTCTTGCATATATATAGTAATTTTGTTTTTGTATCTACAAAATATCTAGCAATATGTCTTAGGCCATATAAATCGTTCCTATTTGTTATTTTAATATACTCAAGCATATACTGCCTTTTATTATTTAAAAGTTATCATGGTCAAATTCTAAACTTAAATGTCTCGGACAATCCTCATCCGGTCCATTATCAAAACGAGATAATATCCAAGGAATCAAATCCATTGTATCATAAAAGCTTTTACTAATATTCTGATTTGTATTTATTTCTATGTCAATGAAATCTCCGTTAAACGGTCTTAACGGTTTTGTATCTTCAATGCCATATAATTCCATTAATACCATAAAATATTCCGTCAAATCACTTGCGGTATTTACTTTTGGTAAAAAATCGTCATTAAACTTAAACCAAAAACGCAATGCTTTTTTATTGCATGTTTGAAATAACTCAACATTACCATATTTGCTTTTAAGCTCTTCAAGTAAAGTATTAAATATACTAGCATCTACTTCATACCATACAATAACGCCTAAATCATCACCGCGGAGTTCAAATCTAAAAATATAATTTGAACCTACACGCTCGCGAATTAAACCTGTAATATATTTTAAGTTTTCTTCTGAAAAACAATACAATTTGTCGGATTTAATTCTTGACATAATAGTGCTCCTATGATTTTTGAAATGTAATTTGTGGAATGTGATATTTATAGCCGGCATAACATCTTGATTTGCTAGTAAATATAGCTATGCTGTCACCAAAATAGTTATAGCTTAATATCCAGGGTATATGTATCAACTCATTATATAACCCAAGCAAATCAGCATTATCACTATTTAGTATTTTAATACGAATAACATCGTCGCCATTATCATATGTCGATGCAAGCTCAGTATTCTTAATGCCATGCTTTGCTAATACTGCCTTAAAAAACTTATAAATGCTCCGTGTTTTATCAACCAAATCCTCTTCTATCATAGGAAATTCGTTGTTAAAGAATTCAATTGCACAATGCGTTGCATTGCAATTATTTGTCATAGTAATTTTCGGGCGACCTCCCTTATCAGTAAGCTCTATCGCCATAGCATTTAAAGCATCTAACTCAACAACAGAATCTTTTGATATAAACACATGAAGAATATCTCCAGTAACATAAAATTCTTCTTTAATATCGTTTCCAATATACTTTCTAATTATTTCTAAAACTTCTTCCATTTTTAACTCCGAATTAATAGTTTAATCTCTATATTTAGTTGAATAATGTCTTTCTGTATATAGCGGTAATTTTTCAGATAATTTATTACATGCATACTTGTTATTTACAAGCATATCCACTATAGAGTATATAAGCGATTTTTGCTTATTTCTTTTAATTCTTTTTTGTCTATCTTTATAACTTTCTTTACATTTTATACTCATACAAACCTCTTCTGTTTATTAATAACCAATAATTCCAATTGAATTAAATAATTCAAGTGCTGTTAATACATATTTTCCGTTATTATATTTTGCATAAATTTTTTCGGCCAAATCCTTCCATTCCTGTTCTGAATAATAAGGCTTATTGCTAGAAAATAACGACATAGAATAACGTTGATAGAATATACAATTAGGTGTAACAATAACATCAGGATAATGCTTACCTATTACATCTGATATGGATGCAGTAATATTCTCGAATAATTTTACACACCTGTTACTTCTATAATATGAATTAAATTTTTGATATCCGTTTGTACGTGTTATAACGTTACCTAAAACATCGAAATCATCTTCTTTAAAAGCATGTGTCAATTCACTCCAGTATTCTTCGGGTGTCATCGCAGAGTATTTATTAAGCTCTTTTTGACAAGATTCAATATTCTTTTCATCAGCTCTTTTAATGGCATCTTTCCAACTATCAACAACATCTTTTAAATATTCATTTGCCTTAGATTTTTCATAAAGAATTCTACCGTGCATTTTTTTAGGATAATATGGACTTAAAAGGTCTTCAATCTGTGCATCTAATTCTTTGGTATCTAAATATTTTTCTACTATTACAAAAGCTAAATATCGTGACATAATCACCTACTTATTTATTATTAAAATAATATACTAAACCATTAATATTATCTTCATTTTTTTTCTTTTTGCTATAATATGATAATGATACCAATGAAGTTATGGCAATTAATGCTAACGGTTCATCTATCATCATAATGAACAGAGCTATTCCTGAAAACGTAATAGATACTTTTAATATTAAACTTAAAGCCCCTAATGATGTCATGACTCCTAAAACAATTCCTACTGTTTTTTTAAGCCGAGCAATTGTTTCTTCTACGGTTTCATATTTCTTAACCATTATCTCGTTCAAACGAGATATATTATCGCGAGCATCCATATCTGTTATCCTCTATTAATTTTTGCGGTAAACTATATACAATATTATAAGACTACCTAATAGTATGTCAGCTACTAAAGGGTTCATTTCATCCTCCGGTTTGCATAATGCGAGCAATAAAAATTATCGCGCGCAAATATTTCTTATTCTATATTTTTCTTGAATTCTTTATACTCATAATTTAAATTCCTAATATCATTTAATAACTTAATACAATAATCAATATCCTTATCATTGCTATTAAAATCTATTTTAGCTACCTCTTTAACCAACCATATCCATTTGGATTGCATATCATCATATAATATTTGAGCTGGTGATCTTCTATCTTCCATAATAACCTCTTTTTATATGTTTTTAAATAGGATGTCCTATACCTAATTTCGCGCGGAAATTATCTCTTTCCCGGCTTATTATCTTTACCCACTTTAATACCAAACTGCTTCTTATTCTCCTTAAGAACAAGACGCCTCTTCGCGCGGGGGAAATCTTGTTTTAATTCCTCTCTTTTTCCTTCTAAGTTATTACCTTTATTACACTTAACATAACCAATATTACTCTTCTTAACAGGTTCATACCTCTTAGTAATACTATTATAAAAGAACCCATTACTTCTATTAATCTTATGAATATCCATAACCTCGTTAGAGGTTAAATTATACTCACTATGACCTACAATATTCCTATAAATACTTGAAACTAAACAACTTACAGTCCTTTTAGCCATATTAATAACTCCCTATATACTTAATGCTTAAATTACATACTATATAAGTCTCCATATTTTCTCCATATTTCATATGGTTACATTTACTACTATGTAGACCTCTCTATATCCTCTATAGACTTCATATATACTCCATAGACGTAAAAATACCTACTCTATCCCTTTATATACCTTTATATACCTTTATATACCTTTATATACCTTTATATACCTACTCTATCCCCTCTAACAGCCTCAACAATATCATAACTAAATGATCATTCACTTATTAATGCTTGCGTTAGCATTATTACTGCCTCATTTAAAGCCTCGTAGAGGCGTTTTGATTGCTATAGCCATATCTAACTATGCCTTTTAAACATTCATTTTCAGGCTATTTTTTGCTTATTTCCATCTGTCTTAAGCTCGTTTTAACGTTCTTAAGATTCATCTTAATCCCAACCCATCCCACCGCAATGTATCTAACTTATTACTTTATAATAACTTATCTAATTTCATTCAATTTGCTCCAAGACTTGGTTCTTGCATTTTATGCAAGCTCCACGTAACACTCCGGCGCCTAATCGTTGTACTATTCAGTATTTTCCTCCGGTTTTCGGTTCTTGCATTTCATGCAAGCTTCCAGGAAAATCTATCACTATCCAACTTTATCCTCCGGGGTTCGGTTCTTGTGTTTCGCACAAGCTCCGGGATATCCGGTTCTTGTACTCCGTGCAAGCTCCGGGATATCCTCCGGGGTGATTACGCTCTTTTGTACTCTTTCAGAGGTACATTTATCCTCCGGGGTTAAATATAGAGACTTGTACCATGTCCCCCTTGTGTGTCTTGGCCGGTATTTGAGCGTAGCTCAAACATGTTTGTATCAGCCTATGGGCAAAAAGTCATTCCCGGAAATAGAGATTTTGGGCGCATTTTTGTGCATAAAACCCTGTTTTTATGCATTATTCCCCATATTTAGTGTATATTTATACATTGTTTTTGCATAGATATTCACAAATTAGGGTGTTTAGTAACTTTTTGCCCGGGGTATATCCCCGCCAAATGCATAATTATACAATTTAGGTTTTTCATATATTTATATGGTTTCTGTACATACGCATGGAAACTCTGTGCATAAAAGTCATTTTTTAAGTGCTTATAAAATAACAACTTAATGGAAACTGTGGCTAATATTATCCAAAATACTTTTTAAGGAGTTTGTTGTCCTATTTAGATTGTTAGAAATGCACTAAATAAGTTGGTTTGTGTGCACTTTTAGCCAAATCTATAGAGTGTTTTGTACCCTTAGACATTCCATCCCAGAATGCTATTACATAATCTGCTCTGTTTATAATGTCTTTGTTTCTTCTGTATCCTGCTGATTTACCGTATTTATCCCATTCCGCTGGGAATACTTTCATTGGTATATTGTGTTCTTTAGCATATCTTTCTGCCAAGGAGTCAGCGCCGGATGCCCCGCCCGAAATTATTTCTTCAATTGGTTCAGGCATTTTAGCTACTGATTCGCATAATAACTTATAGTCCCTAAATGTTCTGCTTCCCACTATTGCTAGTTTCATGTGTTTCTCCTAATAATGTTAATGGTTTTACAACTCAAGGGGGCTAACCCCCTATCGTTGTCGAGGAGTGTTTGTGCAAAATTTTTATGCGGCGGATTTAGTTGTTTTGTTTAAATTTCTTTTTTGTCTTTGGAGATATTCTAATCTCTTTCTGGCGTATTCTCTTATTTCAGGCTCTGCCTTTATTTCTCTTAAGAATACTTTGTAATGATTGATCTGTTCGTCGATTGTACCTGTAATGGCGATTATTTCTTGGCTTGATATAATCATGACTATTACCTCCCTAGAATGTTATTGTTTGTGTGTTGTATATGTATACGTTTTTGTCAAAACTGTTTCTAACAACGAATAGCTTAGGATATTTCGGCGGAATATTTTTTTTCAATTCCATTAATGCTTTTAGATCATTACTTATATCTTTAGGTAGTAATGGATATAGTTCTTCCGGCGAATATAATTTGTACTTAATGTTTGTTTGTAGGTATGCTGTACCTGTTGATTTCTCGGGTAACCCCTCGAAATACTTAGGTAGTATAGCATAGTTGTGAGTCTTATCACCTGCTACTTCAAGTGGATCTGACATGGAAATAAAATATACCGGGCGCAAAATTTTTGGTTTTGCTATAAACAATGTATCACAGATATTAATTATGCTACATGCTTGCATGTTAACCCCAACAGTATTTTCTTGAAGTCATATAGCGATGTGTTTCTTGCTATAAATATGTCTGTTGCTATGCCAAGGTCTTCCGCGGCGGTAATTCTTTGTTCGTTCTTCATGATAAGTTCATTCATTAAAGTAATAGCTTCCGGGATTTCATCCCGTCTGATATACGTAGCATATCTTTCCCTTTGAGCGTCTGTTGTATCGGGATTATCTATTACTGCTTTAATTGTTGTATAGGCTTTTGAACTGAGTGCCATAATAACTCCTTTTAATGATGTGTTTTGTATAATTTTCTTTGTTGCCAATATCTATTTATGCCTAGATATGCGGTTAAGAATATTCCGGCGAATGTGCTAATTATCATTCCCATATTACTTACAGCTCCTACAGCGAAGCTACCTAATAATACGAACATGTCTATGTACTTGCCGAAAACTGTGACGAAGAGACTTATTGTCTCGAATTTGGCTATTACTATTGCTGTCCCGAATACTACTCCGAAGCCGGCAATCATACCGGCTGAAATAAATACTCCGCCGAATTTAAAGCTTCCGATAATAATACCTATTGATACCAGTATAGCCATCTTCTCAATACCTGTAAACTTAGGTTTCTCGGAGCTATTAAAAGCTGCTTTTCGTCTAAGCCAATTCTTAAGCATTTTTAGTCTCCGAAATGATTGTGGCGTCTTCAATATCATTTTCAGGAGCCTTTTTGGTTCTGAAAAGTATTATTACTTCGTCTTCATCAACCCTTTCTATATCCACTTCAGCGTCTTTTATGCCTATAAAAGAAGCTATGTCACTTAATTTTCTGGCATTGGCTTTTAATTTCGCTTCTTTGTAAGCATGTTTAGTCTTTTCCGTAACAGACTTAGCTGTTGTTACGGTTGCCTTATAGGCATCTTTGGGGCTTGTTTCTAATAAAGAATTTAATCCGCCCAAAATTCCTGTTCCGATTTCTTTTAATGATTTATCGAAAAATCCCATGGCTATTTCTCCTTATTTTTAGTGAAAAATCCTTTTACTTTTTCTTTAATAGATTTCTTTTTCGGCATTACAACCTTGTAGATTCTATTCTTTTCGTCAAGAAAAGAAGCTTCTACTTCTGCAAGTTTTTGTTCTACTTCAAATATTTTGCGCTCGAGTTCTTCGCTTACTGTCTGCTGTGCTCTTAATGAGCCGTAAGCGTAAAATGCTACTGCTAATGCAACTGCTACTGCTATTATACTCATGATCCTCTCCGTTTTTCTATTTGACTGATTATTGAATAAACTGCTATTAATGATACGCCAAGGGCAATTCCCGCGGCGTAAGTGTATGGTATTCCAAAATCTACCGTTTTAGCTATGGATCCTGTTACGTACGAGAATCCAACTCCGAACATAAAATAACCTACATATCTTAATTTCTTACTCATTAGTATATACTCCCGTCTTCTCTTTGATATGTGACGTTGATTAGTGAGCACGAATAAATCGCCTCGTTAAAATCGTCTTCAAATTGTTCTTTTGTTATTTCTGCATCATCGCAGTAATATTTGTCGTCATTGTTTTCATAAACATGCTCGTATGTTTTAAAATAAATTACTACTGCATTCATTTTTACCTCTGTTTAATCTTTAACTTCTAGTGACGTTAGTAATACTAACGCTAGTACCAACACTATCAATATCATCTTTTTCTCCGGGTTTCTGATTGTTTTTCCTCAATCGTTTTACCTTCTTTTGCTGCGTCCCACCATGTTTTTGCATTGCCTGACTGGAAATGATCTACAATTCCAAAGATTGTTATGAATATGGCGAAGCCTATAGCTGTTACTATTGCCGCCAGTATTCCTAGAAATAAGAAGAATTGTAGAAAATATGTGCCCAAACCTATTCCGGCTAAGTGTAGTAATAGGCAGCATAAGCCACCTATCACGAAAAATATCCCGAGTTTAAATGCGCAACCTTTTAGTTTTTGCATGGTTCCTCAACTGTTGATTCGACTGGTTTATTTGCGGTAAAAAATGCTTCTGTCATTCTCTCTACGAGTTTTAATACTGATTCCATTGCTGCATCACTGTAGTCAACCGATACTTGTATCTTTAAGTTTTCCAGTGTAAATACATGATCGATCATTTTTATATCGTCTAACTTCTCCTGAATGATTGATGGCAGATTCTCTTTGTTGTCTACGACCATCTTGCCTATTTCAAATGAGAATTCTTCGTGGTTTAATTGTTGAGCTGCTGTTAAAATGTTTTCATTGGCTGTTTTGTTTTCTGGTGTTTGCATGGTATCCTCGTTTTTTAATTTGTAAGTGTATTTTATGTTATTCTTCTTCATGAATTCAATTGCATCTGCGATGCTGTCTGTCGGCCCGTTATAATCTTCGGGCTGAAAAGTTTCTGATTGGTAGTTCATTTACTCCTCCCTTTTCTTGTGTTTGGGTTTGCGTTTGTAAACTTTTTTGCTGCCCTCCACTTTCGGAGGTTTCTGCGGGACAGGAAATCTCTGTTTCGGTTTTTTAATTGTTATTTTAGTTTTTGCCATTTCACGCCTCCGTTAATATTATTTGTTTATTTATGGTAACATCTCTCCTCGCCTAATGGCTCGTTTATTCATATAGGCAATGTATTTTTGGGCGATTTTATTTATGCCCATACTTATCCATTCAATTGTTTGAGCCACTACATAGAATATAATTCCTGTGACCCATATAAATAAAATTCCTAAAGCTGCTAACGCGCGTAGTACATATTTCATATCTCACCCACACATATAGTTTTTGATAGTTTTTTGTGTTGTAGCATATACATAGGAATTATCTGCTACGAAATCATTGCCGGAAATAATCCAGCCGCGATATACTTTTTTATTAGTAACCCCAGCCACAGCTCCTCGCGGAGCGAAGTTTTTCATATATGCTTCTTGGTTTTCTCTGGAAGAGAAAACTCTGTCCACTACAAAACCCACGCCTATATTCTTGACAACTATGAACGACATGCTGATACCTCAAAATTTGGTGTTGGATAAAAGTCTTCGCGGAGTCTTTCGCGTAATAATTTTCTAATACTCATTCTTACAGGATTGAATGTATGATCTGCAAGCATATATAGAAAAACATGTTTTATGTGATTCGCAGAGAGCTTGAACTCCATTTTTCCGAGTAATGCCGTAGGCAACGATATCTTATGGCTACCCATAACTGTATAACCATCATATCCTGGATAATCTCTGTGATGTAATCTTAAATCATTTGTATTTGCGGCTGTATCGTTGTTATGCACAATACACATCATTACATGCTCTTTGCCATTGTACATATGTGGTTCTTCTATTACTAAGAGTAACCACTTTTTTACCTTGTAAACA